CAGCGTGGACGTGCCAGTTGCTGTGATGTCATCAATGTAACCATGATCAACATGAGCTTCAGCAAACTGCAAAGCAGATGTACCCAAGTCTCTTGCACTATCAGTTGATGGAACAATGTCGCTGTCAAAGCGGCCTGTTGCAGTGATCGTATCAGAGGTAGCGTTACCTAAGTCAACGTCACCAGTTGCAGACAATGTTGTTGCAGTCAAAGCTTGAACAGCAGTTGTACCAGCGGAGACAGTCAAGCCACCTTTGGTAACAGCCATAGCATTGTTCGCAGTCAACGTGCTCTCAACGTGCATCGTGCCGCCGACTGACGCATTGCCAGAACCAGAGACAGTGCCCATAACAGTTAAGTTACTACCCAAGCTTGTTGCACCAGCAATTTGCAGTGTGCTAGAGCCAGAGATGGTTGTAAACTTTGCAGTTGTTGCAGAGTTTGCACCGATAGCAGTACCATCAATTGCACCACCGTTGATGTCAACAGTAGTCAATGTGGACGTGCCAGTTGCAGTGATTGCATCAATGTAACCGTGATCAACATGAGCTTCGGCCCACTGCTTTGCAGATGTACCTAAGTCTCTTGCACTATCAGTTGATGGCACCAAGTCACTATCAAATTGGCCTGTTGCCGTGATAGTGTCTGTGGTAGCATTACCCAAGTCAACGTCACCAGTTGCAGACAATGTTGTCACAGTTGCCGCAGCAGGAGTTGTCCCACCAAGGACTGCATCAACAGTACCACCGTTAATATCGGCAGTAGTTGCAACCAAGCTAGCTGCAGTAGTTACACCAGCAGCACTAACGCTAAGCTTATCAGTACCGTCTGTTTGCTCAACATTAAACAATTGAGCTGTTTGGCTACCAACGCCTTTAACATTCAAAGTGATCTCGTCAGTAGTGTCACCGGTGATTGTGGCACCAGCAGCAACGACCAGTTGATCATTTGCAGTCAAAGTTGTGAATGTACCAGCAGCAGGAGTTGCTGCACCAACAGTTGTACCATCAATTGCGCCGCCGTTGATGTCAACAGTAGTCAAGGTAGACGTGCCAGTCGCAGTGATGTTATCAATGTGACCAGTGTCAATATGAGCTTCGGCAAACTGTAAAGCAGATGTACCTAAGTCTCTTGCACTATCGGTTGATGGAACAATGTCACTGTCAAAGCGACCTGTTGCGGTGATGGTGTCAGAGGTAGCATTACCTAAGTCAACATCGCCTGTAGCAGAAATATTCACAGTTCTAAACGTAGAACTTGCTGGGTTATATGAAATAGAACCCGAATGAATATACTGAGTTTCAGAGCCGCCAGAGGCAGAGACAAACGTTAAATGTAAATAATTGTCTGTGTCTGCTGGGCTAGTAGAAGCATTTTCCACTGAGCCTCCAACGCCTGATAAATTAGAACCGTTACCATAAAAATATGATGCCGATATCTTTCCGCTAGCAGACAATGATAAGCCTGTAGCGTTGTTGTCTCCGCCTGCAGCGGAAGACGAAATAGTTAATGAGCCACTAAAATAGTGAGCACCATTATCCAGAGAACGAAATTTGGTGTCTTTCCAATTCGCTCCAGAGCCGGATATAACGGCTATACCTCTTGGATCAATAGGCATATTTTTTCCCTCCTTCTTCGTCGAATATCACGAAGAAATAAATTAAAAGTTTACTAATGTTTCCCATCTATTAACTTAGATGAAAGAACATGTCAGGTACCCACGCACTATTGCGCGAAAAATACCATTTGTGGCCTTGCGAGAAAGCCTGAGCTGCGTCATTGCTGACTGCGACAGAACCTCCATTGGCAATTGCACCTTTCGTAAGGCCAGTTGAATTTAGATATATAACGTGTCCATTGTAATCTTCTGGCGCTGCAGCCAGAGTATTTAAAATACCAATATCATTTTCAGAACCTGAAGCATATACTGGAATTCTAAAGACGCCATGAACCTTCGTCACATCGTTAACGTTGTTTGTCTTTCTACCTAACATCGTACTACCAGAGATGGCCAATGCTTTATTGGACCCTCCCGCAGAAATGATAGCCGAACCATCGTCCAAAAACCTATGGACATTGGTCGGTGATGAACCGGTAGTGACTTGCAACCCTCTTCTTCCTACCATATTATTTTCCCTCCTTCTTTGTCAAATATCACAAAGAAATTAAAAGTTTCTTTTTTTACGAATGAGGCGTATATTAAAGGTGAGTTTCCGCAACAAGTATATAAAATTGGCAACTCTTACCTCCCGAAAAAGGTTTCTTAATAAAACGCCCTTCTTCACAAGCATCCCTTCTCAAACGTGGGGCTTGATATTAGTATTTAGTGAGAAAAGTGTGGTTTATTGCCTGTTTGCTTCAAGTTCTCTGAAAAAAGTTCCTGCACGTTTTTTATCAAATATTTTATGCAGATCCAATAAAAAACCCGGCGCGGGGCCGGGTCTTGAAAGTATGTTGTGCGAGCGTGTTATTAGCTTACATCTTTTGTGAAAAACTCAAAGCCATCAATTAGCGCATCGTGACACAAATAGTCGTCATCATGGGTTATAGCATGAGCCGTATAATAGCCACAGTCTTGAGATTTCAAGGTTGAGTTTGAACTATCCCATTGTCTATAGTAAGAATCAGTAGTCGCTATTGAAATGGTTGTCTGCTTTGTCCATGTTTCGTTACTGAGAGTTTCTCCAATAGGTGCGGTATAGATCTCAACCTTATCGGCACTAGCTTGTGGTGTCACATCCATCCGAACATGATACCATGTGTTGAACGAGCCTGAAAATATAGTCTCATGAAGACTGTTGGTACCCGAACTAATGCCGTGAGAAATATCATTTGTTTTATGAGCGTGGAATTTCAAGCGAGGAACCCTTGCACCGACTTTGCCAGCTTCACTGGTTCCGCCCTGAGCGCCGTCGCTGTCGTCTCTCAAGGTTGAGAGCGTCAAGCAATATCCCGTCATTCTTGGGTTGTAATCGCCACCAGAGCCATAGAAAGCATCTACAGCGTCTTCGGTAGCGTCATTAAAATAAGACGCACTTAGAGAGCCTGTTCCTGAACTTACATAGTCTCCCTGCTGGGCGGTGCCTGGGCCGATGCCCTTGACGAACAGGCCAATTTCTGAGCCTTGATTTCTCTCGGAGTTGGCGACTATTGAGGAGTTGTCGTTGCCCAGTCTCAAGAAAGCTCGAATACTGTAGGCAATTGTAGTACCTTCCGCAGGAGTTGCGTCAACTGGAAAGTCGCTTCCTGAGTCTGAGCCCGTTGTTATAAACGCCGCCATAATGCATGCGTTGTGATAGCTATTGTTGGAATGAATGCTGGCCTGGCCATACATATATCCAGTGCAATAATCTCCCGCAGAAGCTGGTGCTGTGCCGGACAAGAAGGAGTGTGGGACGATAGAGCCAAAAGCTGCTTCGCCACCGCTGGTAGCTGCCCATGGGCCACCATTGCCGTAGGCCAAGAGGGACATGAAACGTTCCCCCCCTTCGAACTCGCCGGAATTGCCGCCGTACATGCCGGCATATCTAAAGTTTGAACGTGAAATTCCCATTTTATTTTTCTCCTATTAGCTTGATATATTTTTTGAATACACAGTTAGTGCATCTAAGTATGCGTCGTGGTTTCTGGACCGGGTGCTAAGGGTTGAGCCATTTTGATCTCTCCACGCCTGCACACAATAACCCAAACCCCTGTGGTTTTGGGCATGCTGACGAGTGACGTAATGACAAGTTCCAGCAAAACGATATTGAGTTGCTCTTTTTGTCCATGTTTCCGAACCTATCGTGTCGGTTGCGGGTGCTGTGTAAATTTCAATTTTGTCTGTTCCTGGTAAGGGCGTAATGTCCATCCTTATGCGATACCACGCATTGAATGCGTATGAGCCTTGGCACTTGTGAACTCTTGGTCGTTGAAACGTGTTCCCAGCGGCGGCTTCGTTCGCATGAGGGCCAGTACTAATGAAAAGAAGTCTTACCACGCCAACATTCCCCCTGTTGGTATCTTTAACGCTTGAGCCATCACCATCGGAGTCAATATCGTCGTTGCCCCAAGAGTAATGCTTCATACTAGAAAGCCAGAGAGTGTACCCGTTTATTAAGGTGCCGTAAGTATCCGTCTTGGAGTACACTGCATATCCATAATCATCACCATCGGCATCGGTGGTGTATCTAGCTGTGGTGGATGGCGTTCTAGCTCCAAAGAACAGACCCACTGCAGTGCCGCTTGACGTATATTGACTCACTGATGCTGTGTAGAGACAGCCCAATCTGACTGTGGCTCTCATAGAGACAGCAGTTGCTTGGCTGCGCTTTCCTGTTGAGTTTGCAAAGCTTGCTGCTGCGCTCCAAGCTGAACCACTGTTTGGGTCTAGTCTTGGCCCCAAGGATCTAGTTCCCAAGAAACCCATGCCATACCAACCTCTATTGTAGTTGTTCACTGAGTAATTGTATTGGCTGAAGATCCACCCTCTTGCATAATCTCCGCAAGTGGTTATTGCGCCAGATAACGTGGAATGGGGAACTGACATTCCCTCTGCAGCATATCCGCCGTTAGTACCACTTTCGCTGCCATTGCCGCGAGCCATGTTGTGGGCAGCCATTCTCACGTTGCCGTCGGTGGCGTCGTTGAGGGTCGTATACCCTAGAAAATTAAAATCCTGTTTTGCCATCTCTTGTTCCTCTCTTTGTTATTAAGTCAAATCTTTCGTAAAAAACTCAAAACCATCTATTAATGCATCGTGAGCCAAATAATCATCATCGTGAGTTTTACAGTGAGCCGCGAAAAAGCCACAGTCTTGTTGTTTGGAAGTAGAATCTGTTGAATCCCAGCTTCTGTAATATTCGTCTGTGGCGTATATACGCACTGTCTCTCGCTTTGTCCATGTCTCGCTACCCAGGGCGTTTGCAATAGGGGCCGTATAAATTTCTACCTTGTCATGCCCCGATATTGGTGTTACGTCCATTCGAACATGATACCAGGTATTAAAAGAACCTGAAAAGATTTCAACATGCTTGCTGTTAACGCCTGGTAAGACGCTGTGGTTGATATTATTCGTTCGGTGGGCGTGGAACTTCAGGCGTGGAATTCTTGCACCTTTTACGCCAGCTTCACTGGTTCCGCCAGTTGTTCCGTCGCTGTCGTCTCTCAAGGTTGACAAGGAGAGATAATACCCAGACATTCTTGGGTTGTAACTGCCGCCAGACGCATAGAAAGGATCGGTGGCATCTTCGTCAGCGTCGTGATAATAAGACGCACTTAGAGAGCCTGTTGGTGAGGCTGTATAGTCATTCTGTTGGTTTGTTCCTGGGCCGATGCCCTTGACGAAGATACCGATTTCTGAGCCTTGATTTCTCTCGTGGTTGGCGTTTATTGAGGAGTTGTCGTTGCCCAGTCTCAAGAAAGCTCGAATACTGTAGGCAGTTCTGGTCCCTTCATTTGGAACTGTGTCCACTGGAAAGTCGCTTCCTGAGTCTGAGCCCGTTGTTACGAATGCTGCCACGAGGTGTGCCCTATGGTAGCTATTATTCGAAGGGTGACTGGCTTGTCCGTACATATAACCAAGGCAAAAGTCCCCCGCAGAGGCTGGTGCGGTGCCAGACAAGAAGGAATGTGGAACGACAGAGCCAAAAGCTGCTTCGCCGCCGCCCTCGTTGTTGTTGGCCCAACCAGCGCCTTGGTGTTGGCTTGCCAGTGCTGCCCATCGCTGAGCTGCATCGGTCGTGCCCGTACTGCCTATCCATGAGCCTGCGTATCTAAAATTTGAACGTGAAATTGCCATGTTACTTTTCTCCTATTATACTATCTTTGAATATACCACCAAGCCATCAATGAAGGCGTCGTGGTTCTTATCTACTGCCGTTGCATTGGTGTCTCGCCAAGCAGAAACACAATATCCTATACCTTTGCGGTCAGCATTGACCCTGGGTAAATAGTGGCTGGTTCCCGCGAAACGATACTGGGTTGCAACTTTCGTCCAGGTTTCCGAGCCTACCGTATCGGTTGCTGGTGCTGTATATATTTCAATCTTGTCTGTTCCCGGAAATGGAGTAATATCCATTCTTATTCTATACCATTTGTTGTACTGGTATGTTCCTTGACACTTGTGAAATCTCGACCTGGCTGCGCCAGCACTGCTGCCGCCGTTGGTAGCATACTGTTGTGAGCCAAACAGGAGTCTCACTGTTTGAGCTCCTCTATTGGAATCTGAAACACTCGTACCGTCACCATCGGAGTCAATATCGCTGTTTCCCCAAGAGTAATGTTTCAGACTAGAGAGCATAAGAGTGTATCCTTGAAATTGGGTGCCATAGGCTGTAGTCTTATTGATAACCGTTCCAGCATAATCATCGCCATCGGAGTCATCTGTGTATTGAGTTGTCTGGGATGGCATGGTCGCATTGGTAAAGACGCCAATCGACGTTCCAAATGATGCCGAGTCTGCTGATCCGGTGTTGTCTGCTCCCAATCTGACCGTTGCTCTTATAGAGACAGCGGTGGCCGTTGTGCGTTTTCCTGATGAGTTTGCAAAGTTTGCTGATGCGCTCCAAGCAGAGCCGCTAGCTGGGTCCAGCCTTGCTCCCAATGATCTAGTTCCCAAGAAACCCATGCCATACCAACCTACATTGTAGTTGTTTGTTGAGTATCTGTTGGCGCTGAAAAGCCATGCTCTTGCATAGTCTCCGCAAGTGGTTATTGAAGCACTGAGAGAGCTATGCAACTGAGACTGTCCTTCTGCTGCGTATCCGCCGTTGGTACTTCCGCCAGCGCCGTTGCCAGCTGCAATATCATATGCTATTTTTCTCACGCCGCCGTCGGTAGTGTCATTGCTTGTTCTATAACCTAGAAATCTAAAATCCTGTTTTGCCATCTCTTGTTCCTCTCTTTAAAAGATTTTAACTGTTATCCCATCCTGCGGCGGTTTCGCCTATTGATGAACTAAACTCCAAATCTCCGCCTGACCACGTTACCGATGTCGCTGACGGGATATTATAATCTGTGTTTCCTGCTACCCAGTTTGCCTCAATTCTCTTGTGAGTGTTGTAAGTCCAAGTAGGTTCAGCTATATCAGTGGTGCCCCAGCCATGGCCAGTCTCACCCATTGACGCGCTAAATTCTAACTCGCTGCCGCCGAAAGTAGGTGCGCTTGTTGCATGGATGTCCCAGTCGGTATCCCCTGCATTAAAACTGATAGGTCCAATTCTCTTATGAGAACCATAAGTCCAAGTAGGTTCAGCGGGGTCTGTTGCACCGTATCCTTGGCCTGATTCGCCCATTGCACTGCTAAACTCCAAATCTCCGCCTGCCCACGTTACCGATGTCGTTGACGGGATATTATAATCTGTGTTTCCTGCTACCCAGTTTGCCTCAATTCTCTTGTGAGTATTGTAAGTCCAGGTAGGTTCAGCTACATCAGTGGTGCCCCAGCCTTGGCCAGTCTCGCCCATTGATGAACTAAATTCTAGCTCACTGCCACCGAAAGTAGGTGCGCTTGTTGCATGGATGTCCCAGTCGGTATCTCCTGCATTAAAAAGTGTATATAATTGTCTGGTGAATGTTCTCGGAACTGTTACTAAATTGTCAGTAAACCAGTTGCCATTTCTGCAGTAATACATCGTTGCGCCTTTGGCAAAATATTGAGCTGCATCATTACTAACAGCAACAGAGCCGCCGTTGGCAATTGCCCCTTTGGTCAGGCCCTTTGAGCTATTCATGTAAAAAACATATCCATTGTAGTTAGATGGGGTGCCTGCTAAGGTGTTTAAGATTGATATGTCGCCTTCCGAACTGCTCTCGTATAAAGGAATACGAAACATGCCACTAACAATGGCTCCTTGGCCAGTTAAGGCGTTCTGGTTAGTGCCGCCGTCAAATTCTACTGAAGCTGAAATTTCAACTACTCTGTTGTCGCCTCCTGCCGCAAGGACAAGAGAGCCATCATCTTTCATGATGTGAACCGAAGTACCGGAGCCTGTGGTTACTTGTAGTGTTGTTTTCTTATATCCCATGCTTCCATTCCTCCAGGGCGCGTTTGAACGAGAACCTACCTCGCATAGTTACAAGTTAAATAGTAGGAAACAAGGTACAATTCCTTATTTTTTTTAGCCGCAATGATAAGTGCAGCCCACAAAGGCTGCGCGGTAGGTCGATCCGTCATGAGAGATCTCAACACATTCGTAACTGCTGGAATTTAAGTCAAAGTCACAATCTTGTGTTATCTTTGCAACAGTGTAGTTGTGAAGCAAGTCATCATCTTGTTTCATGCCGTATCCCGGAATTTCACAAGTGGTGATATAATCTCCATTCTCTAGGTTGCCATTGATGTTGCTAATCCAAACACCGCCCTCGCCGAGTGAGTTGATATAAAGTCTATTATCAGAAGAATCGCTCTTCTCCATGATAGTGGTATAGATGCCATGCTTGTAAGTTCTTGTAGCTTCATTCTCGTCTTCTGAGTCTGACACAACACCGAAAACAGATTTCTGGTTTCTAGCCGTTGCAAGCTTTACTTTTGGAATTGCCTCATTGATAGATATGTTTGAGTTGGCAGGTGTTAGGTTCGAGTACGTCCCGTCACTAATAACAATCTTGCCAACGCTTGAGGAGAGAGATGTGTAAGAAGTTGAGTCAGATGGTGTGCACCTGTGTTGGCCTGTAAAGGTAATGTTGTTTACATCAGCACCATCATCTAGATATCCTTTCGAGGAACCATTGAAAGAGAAGTTCAAATTCTCCGCTGTAGAATGCCAAAGCGTCCAAGTGTCGTCATTTCCAGACTGAATTATTGATAATCCACCAAGGTTTGCGGCATCAGCACCCTGCTTGACCTGTAGCATTCCCTCATCGGTTTGATAGTCGATGCCCACATATACCCTTCCGGAGTCCACAATTCCCATTCTTAGGGTGCCTGCGACGTTGTAGTCCGTGTTGTCTGGCTTAGTGTAGAAGTACATATTTGCACCCTTGTCACTGGAGCCCATTGTTTCTCCTGCCGTTGCAACGATATATGCAGCAGGATCACCACCGTCGATGCCGCCATCGGTGGTGTCCCATCCTATTCTACCAAGCTCGTCTCCGAGGGTAGTCGTAGCATCACTACGAACTAAAGTCAGTCGTCCACCAGAGGAATTATCTATTTGTAAATCTACTTGTGGACTGTCTGTTCCTATGCCTATTTTGCCGTCATTCTTGATCCTCATCCGCTCGGTATTATTCGTGCCGAAGTAAAGATCGTAGTTAGCCGATACATTCAGATAAGTGTTGCCGTCGGTATTTATAGAATTGCCGTCAATGTGCATATTGGTGCTACTGTCTGTTATTTTTACTCCGGCGTTGGCCAAAGTAAGGCTTCCAATGTCACCAACTGTAGCGTTCTTTGTGACATGCAACTGCGTTCCTACTGCGACACCACTATCGTTGATGTGCAAAGAATCTGCTGCAGCATCTCTGTCTATCCTGAAAATGTTCGTATCTGAAGTACTATTATTTCTCATTCCGACATTCAGCATGCCGTTACCAAATCCAGATGCAGCATCGCCGTCATAATCCATGAACGCGCCGTAATTCATTACCTGGCTATCATCAGTATCTTCTGCAAATTCAAGTCTTGCTGAAAAGTTAGAAGCTGCTGCTGCATCTGCGCCTAGACGAAGTGAGACTGTTCCGCCGTCTGCGTCTCCCTCGATTGATAAGTTTGCAGCCGGAGTGGTTGTGCCTATGCCAACCCTGTTATTCGAGGAGTCCACATGAAGGGTGTCTGTATCAACTGTGAGTCCTGTGGAAACAATAGTGCCATCTACATCTAGTTCATGAGCCGGGGAACCTACTCCGTTAATTCCCACCCTGCCCGTAGAGGCGTCACATATGAATAGCGGGTTGCCTTGGTTGGAGCCGTTACCCTTGACAACAAAGTCAACATTGTTACCACCATCATTGATAGTAACTTCATGAGGAGCAGATCCTTTCTCCTCCATCGTGACCATTGCTTTGCCGCCGGCTTTGAGGATTATCTTGTCATCGGCGAAGTTGATGAGTGTGTTAGTATCTCCATTGTGGTAGATGTACTGATCGAGCACAAGATCGCCGGCGATGGTGGCAGTTCCAGATTCAAGCTTCAACACTTCATCGTTTGCATTTCCGCAATGAACTCTTACTTCCTCATCCATGAGTCGTATTTTTGTGGTGGTGCTGCTATCTGTTTTTCGCCTAATTACGTCTACATATGCATCATCAAACTCTAAGCCGTTTCCCTTCCCATAGTATGCTGATGCTGAAACTGGCGCAGTAGAATAGAGCGCATATGGAGCTGGAGTGAATTCGATGGCATCGATTGCTAGATCGCTTCTATAACCGCCAGTGGTGTACCCATTGATGCGGATGTGCAGAGCAGAGCCCAAATACGAAGTTAGGTCCACTTCTCCCCTCTTCCAGGCATCACCCTGATTGGCTTGCTGTTCTCCAGAAATTGAAGATACTGCAGAAGGTGAACCATCTGCATCTTTAGTTATTGTCATTCCCGTCCAAGAAGAGCCGTCTGTACTCGCAGAGATATGAAGGCTGCCCATATCGTCACCATGCATGTGATAATAAAAAGACATTTTACCAATTTCAGAAGCTTCTGCTGCTGTAAAGCTTCTCTGCATGACATAAAATACGTTTGACCCATCATTATTCGCGGTTTGGGCGGCGGAAGCCTCGGCAAAAACGTAGTTGCTACCGGAGTGTGGTCCGGTGGGTCCGGTGGTGCCAGATGGTGTACCGCCGTCGCTGGTCTGCCACTCGTAGCCGTTTGCTATAGTTTGCCCAGTCTTTGAGCCTGCACCGTTAGTCCAAGTGCCATTCGATGATGGGTTTCCTGGTGATACCAGATCTGCTGTCAGGCCATCAAAGCTTTCTCGGTAAAGTGTTGTGCTGGTGTTATATGCAGTTGGTGGCATTCCCTTAATGCGACCAATAATTTCCTGAGAGCCTGTCATGGCGATTACATCAGTGCCATCATTGCCGATTTTAATACTGCCAGAAGCATACATGACGAAGCCGTAATTACCGCTGCCGTCCTTGTAGCCTAGAGCCCTATTTCTGTTTCCCGACATTAACCAACTCCAGCAGAACCAGACCAGTTTGTATGAAGCTCATCTGTCGGAATGGAGGTCAGTCCAGCAACGATATCGACGGAATCAGTTACCGCAGAGCCGTGAGAAAGAAGGAAGATATCCTTAACCTTTATCTCCATTCTCGACATATCTGTGGGGGTAGTGTTCCCCTTATGTACGGTAAAATAGTTTGTGCCCTCGACTCCGGCCTTGGAAAAACCAACTCTTATGTTTTGGTTGGAGCGGTTAATAACCGTGAACCATCGAGTGACATGTGGGAAAGATATTTGAGTGGCATCACCATTGCTCGCCTCTACATCCACACTGCCTGTTGCAAACGGAATACCAGATACCTGATATGCTGCCGTTGTCTTTAGGCCATTTTGGTGTTTAAATTGTTTTGGATCATATGACATTGTTTTTACCTCGCAAGTTCTTTCTTTTTCTTCTTCTGAGCATCTCTAATGGCTTTTTGCTTTGCTAATCTCTTAACATCAGAAGGTTTTTTATAAAATCTTTTTTGTTTCACTGCATCAACAATCTTTGACTTTTTTGTCTTTTTCATGAACCTCTTAATAAGAGCCTCTACGCTCTCTCCTTTACGCAGCTTTACACTAAAGTTTTGAGACATCCTATACCAACTTTCTCCAGTTAGGGTTTACAAAAGAACTAATGTCTACACCAGTATCACTCGGATCAACATCCGAAAGTGCATTTCCAGCGCCAGCCTGTGGGCTTCTCGCTGCAGGAGCAGGCGTTGTTCCCTCAAAAATATTAACACCATTGAATCTCTCTGAGCCCATAGACTCTAACATCTTCTCCCTGACTTCTTTCATCTTCTTTTTTTCGACTCTAGGTAGAGCTTTTTGCTCTTTTATCTCTTTTGGCTCTTGTGTCTTTTCGCTGGGAGTTTCTATTCCTTCGGAAATCTGCTGCACTACTTTTGTCAACAAACCCTCTTCTAGAAGCATCTCGCTTATACACTCTTTAATAATTGGCTTTAAAACCTCTGTCAACTTCTTCTTATTCATTGATCGCACCCATATCCCCAAGGCCGTCTTCTAGTTCTGGTGTTGGTTCTTCTTTTCTAGCTATTGACTTCAGGCCTCTATATAGGTCTTCGCATTCTTGTTCAGATGGTAAAACCGGAGGCTCTCTAAGTAGGCCCTGTGCTACGGTCGCGAGCATGCCTTTTACGCTATCTAAAGATGCGTCGTTTTCGGTAATTTCGGAAGAGAAGTTCTCTACCTCTTCTTTTATGATTTGTTTTAATCTGCCCTTAGTTATTTTCATTTCTGTGTCTCCATAAGATATTGTTTAAGCTTCTAAAAACATTGTCTTGTTTGTTATAAACGTTTGTCTCTTTCGATTCCTTCATCATCATAAAAGCTCCTGGCGTTGATGGCTCGGAAACGAAGTCAAAGCAAATAAGTTGGAAGTCGTCTTGGACTTGTGAGATAGGGCCGTCTGGGGATTGTACCGTAGTGACAGAGCCCATTCCTCTCGATGAAATACCCATCTTACATTCAGCGGCAACGAGGGACTTTAAAATCTTTCCAGATGGTGTGTCAAGAACTTTTACCTTGCCCATAACGGCGTCGCCGTCCCACCAAACAGAAGTCACCATATGAGATACATTTGCGAGGTTTACAATGGATGAGTCTGGGTGGTCTAATTCTCCCAAAGCTCTATTATCCTCTACCACTCTTTGGTAGTTTTCCATTTCTCTTTTCAGAACTTCTTCTGAATATACACGGTTGTTTCCGTTCTTCACGTTACACTTTTGCATAATGCCGACCAAATACAGGGCACCATGCTCTTTCATGTCTCTCTTCTCTGCCTCGGTCAACATGTCAGCGCATGTGTTACCGTCGCAAAGTTCATAATATTCTCGAAGTAAATACTTAGTCATATCTTATCCTCTCAAAGACGGGCACGACCCGTCCGAGTTAGCAGCCCTTTCTGCACCTACGAACTGGTTGTAACATCCATTTCTGGTTCCACATGTTCATGTCTTATACCCCAATCGCCAACAAGTTGGCTCAGAAAATAACTCGTCCCAGAGGATAAACAGCCTAATAAAAAAGCTGTTATGGCACCTCTGTCAAACATAAATAGTGAAGTGAAAGGGGAAAATGCCCACAAAAGAACGCCAACCCAGAAACCTAAACACATTGGACAGTGAAAGAATGAATTTTTTGGCCTAACCTTGTTAAATACTCGACCATAAGCCAGGATCATCGTCAAGCCATAGGCTGACAACACAAAGTACAATAATTCATCGAACACTAATAGTATCCTCTGATATACCTTCTTGATCTACTCGGCTCGATAGAACCTTTCTTCTCTCCGTGTTTTACATCGCCTAGCTCTGTAGAATCTTCAGCGTCGGGTGATGTCATCTTGTCTATTTCCTGATTTCTGTAGCTCTGGTCGTAAGCGAAATATGGTTGCTCTTCTTCCATGAATTTAGCAACAGATAACATAGCAAAGTTTTCAGCGGCATAATTTTCAATGTTCGACTCCGGGTATGTCGCTTCCATTGAGCCATACACATTTCCGCCTTGGACGCTCTCTGGAATTACTACGCCATGCCTAAAAAGATAGTCGAACATTCTAGACTGTGCAGCATACACGCTATCGTTGAGAGACTCTTTAGCAAATGCAACGATCTTCTTTTTCTCTGGCATGATAACAATGTCCATATCAATGTGGTCAAATATCATGACATTTCCGTCGATGCTTCTTCGGGCCTTCAATTTAAAAGTTAGACCCTCGTCCGTATTCTGCACTCTTGAGTTTTGTCCGTCTTTGTCGAATTTTACTTTAATTGGCATTTTGCTTCTCACTTAGCATCTCTTGGACTTCTAAGATCGTCATCAATGCTTTTTCGTCAATTTCTTTCTTTTTGTAGCTCTCTAGGATATCTACGACGTCGGACATCATCTTCGATACTTTCTCGTCGAGTGAACTCTTGCTTCTCTCAACTAGGGAACTTTTCAAGTTTGCCAACTCCTCGTTCAAGTGAATTTTGAACTCTAGGCCGTTGTCGATAAATGAAAGGATATACTTGCTCAATAGCTCTTTCTGTTCTTCAAGCAAATTTTCTGAATATTTCTGATTGAACTTCTTTACAAATAAGTTAAAGGAAAGCTCGTCAATATGCTTCATCTTGTTTGGGTCTTCTTGACTCTTTGCGGTCATGCCTTCAATAAGAACTTTCTTTACCTTATACTTCTCTTGTGCTGCAGCTTTGTCACTAAACATAGTTGAAACGCTAGCAAGGCTCTTATAAGACGGTACGAAATTTCCGTAAAAGCTTCTATCCAAATTCTTGTTGATGAAGTTTATTAAACTCGTCTTTTGTTCGAAAAGCTTTTCCTTGTTCAAGGCAGAGTGCGCTCTGCAGTTTTCTTCAATAATGAAGTCTGCTTCGTCGCTTTCAATCTCTTTAGCGTCCAATACGCTCTTGTATAGGCTTAACTCCTTGTGGAGTTCTGTGCCTGTTTTAAAGTGTTCCTGCAAGGCTCTTTTGATAGTATCTCTTTTGTCGAGGTCTTTGCTTATCATAGCATTGGTCATCTCGACTACAAGTGATTCGTACAAAAAGCCAGTATTTCTTTTCTTATTATGCTTCTTGCTCATCTTTGTTTATCTCCATCAAGCTGGAAATCAGTGACTTGACTTCCTTCGCAGAACCAAAAAGTACCTGCTCTTGTTTGTTATAAGTAGTTTCTTTTCCCTCTGGAAGACCTATGGCCGCACGATCTAATCCAATTTTACCGGGGAACACATTTCTTTTTGAACTAGAAGCTAGCTCTCCCGATGCTCTTGCTTTCAGAGACTTTTGTCTTGCAGCGTTTACTTTTCCATTCGGGTTGCTTCGGTATGTCTTGCCTTTCCAGCCTGGCCTTGTGTACTTCTGGCCTGGTACAATACCGTCTGTGTTCTGCTCTGTTTCTGCAACTGGCTCATCTCCACCAAGATCCGCATCTGGGGCTGGGGCGTCTGGGCTTGTAATAAGCATACTGTCGTCTTCAGGTGGTGTGTCTGTACCGGCTGTGTCGCCAGTAAGATCATCTAAGTCTGGGCCTGCATCACCACCAAGATCATCGTCTCCCTCAAAGCCGCCGCCGCCAGCTTGAAATCCTTCTGATGGTTCTCCTTCGGCCACTGCAGCAAGAGCCGCTTCGAACTTCTTATCGTGAAATGTCTCTCTCTGAAGTCTAATAATCTCATCATCGGTAAGGCCAAACAACTTAGTTGCAATCCAGCGTTTACTAAAAAGTCCCTCTCCTGCCTGTGCAGCAACATCAAACTTTGTTCTCCAGTGTTCCAGTTCTTGCAGTTCAGCGATCTTGGAAGGGTTGTTTAGTGATAAAGTAAAATTCAACAAGTCTTCCCCTCGGAAGCCGAGCGTAAACAAGTGAATAATTCCTATCTTCTCAAGTTCAGAAACAACAGAACGCTGAAGTCTCTGGATGGTTCTCGCAAAGCGAACGTCTTTTTGTGCCAACGTTGTTTTATCTTCTCCTGAGTTTTCATCTCTAGAGAGGTAAGACTGTGGGATCTTCAATGCTGAGAATAGTTTATCTCTCAGGTACTTAACATCATCAATGTCTCCCGTAAAAGTTCCTCCTGGCAATGATTCAATCTTTGAGGTTGAGTCTCCTCTAGTTGGCAGAAAGTAATCTTCCTCGACAGACAATGGGTTGTATCGCAAGTCAACCCTGCCAGTGGTGGTATCAACAACTTGGTTCCGCTTCATGGATGTGATGACTTTTTGCATATACTGTTCCACATCTTGAGGAGCAATGTTTCCGACATCAATATAAAACACACGGCGTTCTGGTGAACGGACGATGCGATATGCCATCATAGCGTCTTCTAATAAAGTTAACTGTCTCCAAATTCTTCTAGCTGGTTCTAGTACGGATGTGCCGTATGGAGAATACTTATCGTTTCCAAGAATGCGGAAGTGGGCAACCTGCCAGTTTTCGAAAGTTAAGCCGCCAGAGTTCCACTGAAATTGTACATAGTTGGGGTTTGTTGGGTCTTCTCCTTCTAGTCTCTCTACTTCATGAGAAGGTAAGCCCACACAACTTTTTACACCCTCTACTTCATCAATGTCCAAGTAAAGAAAATAATCTCCGTACTTACACATGCTTCGGCACCAACCAAACAAGTTAAATTCCACATTCATAATATTGTGATATAAGTTTTTAAGCAAACTGCGTATCTCTTCGTTCTCACAATTTACCCGAAGCATATCCTCAAGAGTGGTATGCGTCGTCATCTCGTCTGCATAGATGTCCATCGCGGAGGCAATCTCCGGCACATATTCCATCTGATCGAAGTCTGAATATCTTTCTGCTCTATTCTGGTTCGAGAAAGATTCTTGGTTGTACTTTAGAAGAGGGTTTTCAATGCTCTTCTTGAATGTCATGCCTTGGGCCGAGCGAAACTTGTATTTGTCTAAGTCTCTTCTTCTTTGTTGCCGATATGTCTGGGCTCTTCTACCCGTAACTGGACCTGATAAAAGTCTGGTCAGCTTTTTAAATAATGATGATTGTGCGTTTCTAGGGTTGTTATTGTTGGGCATGCTCTATCCTTTAATAAGCCAAGAGAATTCTCTGTAGTTGTCTTGTTCGGTTTTGCGTCGTAAGTTCTTCTCGTGGTCTAGCTTACTATTATAACCTATTTGTCCTGGAATTTTAGTGTTCATTTTTGTATTTGACATAATCATTGCGTCCAAACAGGCTCTATTGTATTCCTCTGCTCTCTTGTTGGCCACCAGTGCGGTGTCCCTTACCCAGCAGGCAATTGCCAAAGACATAACAAGGTCATCATTATATCCCCTCATGGCTTGAGGTCTTCCATTTTGCCAAACAAAAGTCCTAATTTCGTCCACCAGGCGGTTGGAGCTAACATTAAGTAGTTTATTGCGAATGAATTCTTCTAACTTTGCGATGATAAGTGGGCGAGTTTTCATTGATGTAGTGAACCCAGGTACAGCATTTGACTTATTTTCTCCCATCAAGGGATCAATGTACTCGTGACTGCCCTTGAGGGAGTAATACAAATTACTATAGCTCATCTCTATAAGCTTCTCTAGGACGTTAAAACCAATGTTATTGTTCTCGACGACAAGCATGGCTCCGCCATACTCATTCCCGGTGGTGTACAGTAACTGAGAAAACATCTCTAGGTTTGGCTTTCCTTTATATTCTGCAACTACCTCCATGTTGTCCACGTCGATCACATGAAAGACGGAGAAATCTTTGCCATCGCCACGGGCGACATCGGCTACGACAAGGTATTTTGAGCTGTTGTTTCTTTCTTTCCATATCCACAAATTGCGGTCAAAGCCAGTCCTGTGCTTCGGCTCTGTAACTTTTTGCTCTATTCTCTCTATATCATCTGGGTGTATAACTGTTTCTCCCGATGCGAGAAAAGAACATTCCAATTCCTGAGCTATGTCTCTCCGTGGCATGTTTCTGGTTTCTTTCTTAAACCATCCTGCATCTCTATCCGGATGCTCATCCCATTTTAACTTTGTCGGAAAGAAGTCGTTGTTCTTGTTTTCTGAATCTGTGTATGTTTTGTGGAACCAGTTTCCCACACCATTTGGTGTTGATAGGGCGATGCAGCGACCACCAGTAGAGAGAGTAGGATAAAGACCCATCCAGAGCTCCTCTAAGCCCTCCACATGGGCGGCCTCGTCAATAACGAGCAGAGACAAGGCTTCCGAACGTCCGGCGTCTCCGGAGGTCGAGGAGGCCTTTATTTGGGAACCGTTTGCAAGTTCAAAAGACTGCCTGTTATCTATCTCTATTTTTGCAGTAACAAGCCACTCTGGTAAGTTCTTGATAATGTTCTTGACTTTTTTAACCAGATTGACTGCAGTTGATAATTTTGTAGCGATAATGAGAACATTCTTCTCCTTATGGAAAAGCATGAGCCACGCGACATATGCTGCAGTTACTGTCGAAATACCCAACTGTCGTGCTTTGAGAATAACGTTGAAGCGATAGTCATCAAAGTCTTGCAAAAGCTGGGTCTGAAAGTCATAAGTCTTGAAAAGAAGTTGACCTTTCATTGGGTGTGTTATTTTTGCGTAGTTGTTCGTAAAGTATACAGGATCTCTCCCGCACTTCACAATCTCTTTCATTAGAGATTTCTTATCTAGTGAAACCATAAAAGTCCTATCTTTTGGCTTTGCGACTCTCTCTTACTTCCAAAACCAAACCACGAAGGCCTTTAAGTAGCTTAGATGCGTCTAGACACTTCTTCCGAAGGCGTACTCCCGCTGCACCTACGCCACGATCAAATTTCTCGGCGTCTTTTTGTGCACCCTGCAAGAGTTCTACAATTTCATTCAATTCATCAAGTGTCAACATCTTTAGTTACCCCATTAGGACGCCAGCCATCAAGCCATCTTTCTTCCCTGTCTTCGACATATTGTATATAACATTCTTGACAACAAGAATATTTATTCAAAAACAGATTGTCGCCCTTAGAGAGCGAAAAACAGCCGCATGCCTCGCATTTCCTGCTTTGTCTATTAATAAATAGATTTGAGGATACAAAAAACCCTTCATGCTTTTCCTTAACTTCTTTATCTTTTCTTGTTTTTTCTCTTTGGTAAACTTTTTTCATTTGCTCAAGGTACTGAGCCTCTTTTTTGGCATCCCAACCTGCTTTTGGGTTGGTCACAGATTCTTCCCCATACTTCTCTGAAATTGCTTTTTCGTAGTGGGCTATGTCAACGTCTTTCTTATTCATCTTGAGTTCCCTCTCTCTGGTTCTGTAGCAGAGACAAGTCTCCCCTTAAATCCGACAGTTGGTCCGATGCTGAGCTAAGTTGCCATTTCAAGCGATCAATCAAGTTTTCTAGGCCGCTAATTCTTTTTTCCAAAATATCAATTTTGTCCTGAGTCATTTGTTATTTGTACCGCCGCATAAAATATAGTAACAGAGAGGATAATACCACTCAAAGTTCCAGTAACAAACCATACCGGACCCATTGCTGGTGGTTCCTTTTTTAACAGTTCGTTTAATCTAACTATCTCTTTCTCTTGCAAATCGACAAGTATCTTGTTTTGTTGAACATCTGTTCTCAAGATTGCCTCTGATGTCATTTTTTCAAGATTGCACTTGTTAATTTGTTTACTCTTCTCGTTTTCGATAAGCAGGTTGCATTTTGACTTTTCGAATTCCTTATCTGCTACGATCTTAGCGGCAGTTGTTGGGTCCATCAAAACGCCAGTAAATGGTGCAGGATCATCTTTGTGAAGCGGCTCTACCCTCTTCTCTGTCGCATAAGATGACGAAGCTTGTAAAGCAAGCAATAGAATAACAGCAATAAACCTCAACTAAAACCTCTCTTTTATCTTCCTAGCTAACTCATCTATATCTTCCTGAAGTTCTTCTTCGAGATTGTCCCTCTCGTTCTCAAGAGCCCTTATGTCTTTTCTTATAGACTTTTGTCTCTCTTCTTCTTTTTCGAGTGTTGCAAGGGCGCTTCTGCTCACCTCTTCAATGGCGTCTTTGTTTGCTTTGTGAGACTCCTCAAGAGCTTTCTTATAATCTTCTCTCGTCTGCTGCATAGAACCAAGAAGGGCAGCTATCTTGGAGCGGTAAAAAAAAGCACATACCAGCAACAGAACAACTACTGCTGGTATTTTCCAATGGTGCTTTAAAAATAAAATTACCCTGCCTAACATCACGCGCTTTTCCAAGCAACGGCTAAGTCTACTGCTGCTTGGCCACCAATGTAAACAAGCGAAATAGCTACCCAGTCGGACGACTGTAGGCCGCCTGTGTACAGAAGGGCAGAGCCAGTAAGCCATACCAAAAGTTTTCTGGATGTTACTTTGCTAATAATTTTATCAAGTGCTCCGCCTTTTGGCAGGGCTTTGTTCACCAACTTAGCGGGTGAGTCTGTCTTTTTTCTAGTTGCCATATTGTCTCCTTAGCATCTAACTTTTGCATATCCATTTTCTTTGGATATATCTAGTGTCATATCAACGCAGTCTTTCAAGCTATCTAGATGAGAAATAAGGAACACTGTCTTAAACTGAGTCTTCACCATGTCTATAATTCTGATGAAGCCTTCCATGTTCTCTTCGTCTAAAGCCGTCCCTGGTTCATCCAGGATGAAAATATCTCCCTTTGGCAAGGACGAGACATTGAGCAATGCAAGTCTTATCGCCATAGAAGCTAACGTCTTTTCCGCGCCCGAACAGTTGTCGATAGGGCGTGGCTCATATGTTGGGTGCTTGATGTAAATGTCGAGCTTATTTTCGTCGTTTTCAAAAAACACCTCAAAGTCAACTACGTTTGCAAGAACTTTTGAAACTTCCTCATTGATGATGGGGAGCTTGTTCTTGATAATATTATATGAGATACCATTCGTACTCATACTTTTCATAAACAAGTCATACGCAGAAAATTGTTTTCTACTGTCTGCCAGTTTTTCTTTCTGCTCAGTAAACATAACAGCTCTTTCCTCATATGAGCCCAACTCTTTGTGAAGAGATATCAAGCTATCCTGACATTCCTCAATAAGCGCGTCAAAACGTTCTGACATGATTATAGCACCATTCTCTCTACTTTTAAGTGAATTCAAGCTATCAACCATCTTTTTGTTTTTATTATATATTTCAACATCCTCTTCTAGTTTGCTAATGTGTTCCATCAGCTCTTTACTTTCGAGTTCCTGTTTAACGATGTTATCAGAATATTCAGATACGTTTTTCTGAAGTTTTTCCAACTTCTTTACGTCCTTGTCATGTTCCTTTACAATCTTGCTAGCCTTTTCTGCTTCGCATGCTTTTTGTTTCTTTGCTTTGCTTGCTATAAGTTCTTGGAATGTTTCAATTTGTCTTTCGAACTCACTCTTGTGATCTAGTTCTGCGCCGCACTCTGGACACTTTATCGTGTCGCTAGCGTTTTCTTGTTCTTCCAGAACTTTCTCAAGTTGCTTTTGCAACGAAAGAATATCTCCCTTTAGCTCCTCTGCTCGCGAAACTTTTCTCCTCATTTCAAAAGCATCGACACTATCTGTTTTTTCTTCTAAAACAACAATGTCTTTGAGGACACCTTCCTTGTCTAAACGCAGATTGCTTATCTCCTTCTCAAGATATAATAGATCATCACTTTTTTCTTTGAGTACGCCAAGAACGTTAGAGATGTTCATGAGGCTTGCGGGGACGCTCTCTATCTCTCTGCGAATCTCTAAAATTTGCTTGTTAGTCTTTTCTTTCTTTTTTGTCAGACTCTTACATCTTTTATCTTGCTCTGATATCCGCTGCCTGACATCAGCTAGTGCTTCTCTGGACTGTTCTATCTCGGCGTCATAGTCAACGTTTTCCATAGTCTTGAGGTACCCCAAGAGTTCCTTTGCTTCATCCTTAGCGTGACGATACTTCATATCAAAAAGCTCAAGATCCAAAAACTTAGCTAGAATTTCTTTTCTTTTTGTATTTCCTTCCTCAACAAAGGCTAGTGAGCCCATCTGAGAAGCATACGATGTTAAAAGAAAATCATCCACTGAGCCAAAGCTTTTTCTGATGGCTTTGTCAGTTTGGTTTCTAGTGATCCCGTTTAATGACTGCTCTTCCCCAGAAGCCAAGTCTACTTTGCTAAAATCTAAAATAACTCTTGCCTCTTTGGACTCTTTGCCGTATAGACGTTTAGTATACTTTTCTGTCCTTCTTCTGATCTTGTATTTGTTGTGGCCAACCGTTAAGCTTACAATACCTTCGGCATTGTCTTCGTTTTGGTTAACAACGTTAATATTCTTTCTGCTGCTCTTGCTAGTTGAATTATATAATGTATAAATAAAGCTATCAAAAATAGAAGACTTGCCAGAAAAGTTCTTTCCGAAAATTCCTACAACACCACTAAGTTTATCAAAGTTTATCTTGTTGCCCTTACCGTAGTTAAAATAATTCTTCCACTCGAAGCTATCGATCTTCCACCGAACATTGCGACTGATGTCTTCATTTTCTTCCACAATAGTATTAAACTTTTTATTAAGCTCATATACCTTTTTTAAGGTTTCTTCGTCGGTAGTATAATCCTCAAGATACTTTGATATAAACTTTTCTTGCACAGCGATGTCTCTCATGTTTTCATCTTCTGCAAAAATATTTCTATCGTCGTCCTGATATGATCCCCTAGAGGCGTCATTAAAGACAATGCTCTCTGGCTTGAAGCGAGAACGCGCTACATCAAGGGCCTTTCTCATAATGTCGATAGGCAATCTCGTCTTCGATTGTACTCGTAAGCGAGCGCCTTCTGGAACTTTTACTTTAGCTGGTATCTTTCCTCTTGCTGTCAGAGACAAAGTTACAAATGGCTTGGGGTTCGAAAACGCCATGTGTTTGCAAGTAAAGTCATCTTTTCCTTTGATGTTCCAAAGCAAATATCCTTTATCGTTAGTCTCTCCAAAGTTCTGCTGCACTGTAGATCCCGCATACCTAACACGACCCTCCATATCTAAAATCTGGTTTGTCTTGTGGATGTCTCCCAACATAGCATAGTCATACGGAGCGAACTCTGCAATATCTATGTCCCCATGTTCCATTTGCCAACCCAAATCTGTGCGGCAGCCTGAAACTGAGCCGTGGAAGAGGCAAATGTTCACAGTGTCATTGCTTGCTGGAACTTGCCATGCATCTCTGTCAAACACAGATAAAACACTCAAAGAAATATTTTCCGGCAGCACAATCTCTTCGTAGTCTCTATAGACGAATAAGTTTTCGTGCTTGAGAGCTGCAGCGATGGGAGAAACAGCATCCATGCGAAAGCTATTCTTTAGGTTGCCGTCATGATTGCCAAGAATGACGTGAGTTGGTGCGATGTCTGCCAAGTTGTTGAGGAACTCTCTGCACATCTCGACATACTCTGGGCTGATCTGTGTCTTTGTGTGGGCAATATCGCCACAGTGAACGATGTAATCTACCTTTTCTTTTCGCAAAGACTCATACATCTCTTCAAAAACTTGTCTATATTCTTTATGATATTTTAAATTGCGGATGTGTGTATCCGCAAAATGTGCAATTTTAACCATTCATCTATCCTCTTAGTGTGGAGATTTTCTCCCGAAGCAAACCCGTGGTATTACTAATAAGCTTCGCTTTTTGTTTCCTACTATTAAACTCTTCCTTCGTCATGCATCCAACATCTTCAAAGCCGGAAACATCGATCTTAAAAACCTCTATACCATATGATAACATATTTTTGATGATTTTTATAGTCTTTTTTTCGGCATCGGCGTCGAGAGCCATGTACACTGGGGAGTCGTTTTCTACGATCTTTTGAAAGACTGGACTCTTTTCTGTTAATGTCGATCCCAACAAAGGTATTGCATTTCCTGCCTTTATAGCATCGAACACTCCTTCTACCAAGGTAATATCCTCGTGCCAGTCAACAAAAAGTTCGTTAAACACAAGCTTTTTGTTCGTTGGGGGATTTTTATACTTTATCCAGTCTCCGCTGTAAGTTCTCGCAACGAAAAAGTCTACAAGACCTTCCGTGTTAAATGATGGTATGATTATGCGACCTTCGTATTCTCCTGTGTCACAGTACCCAATCTTCCATCTTAATATATCTTCCTGGGTTATGCCTCTTTGTTTCAAGTAGTTTATTGCAGCAAACGACGTTGGCTTTCTTTTCCTGTTCGCCAATGGAGCATACTCAGTGGGCAAATTGATATTTTCTTCTTGCTCTTCTTCTTGCTCTTTCCCCATGATAATATCTTTAAGGGAGCGAGGCACCTCTGACATATCGTGTTCGTTTTCGAATTCTTGCCACTTGGTCTTTTGGGAGAATGAGCCCCAGCGTCGGACAAGATGATATAAGCTCTTTCCCCGATAATCACATATCCAACACTTAAACATATCCAAAGAAAGGTTCACCGACAGCTTCTTTTTGTGGTGTTTGCAAGAAGGGCAGTAAAACAAACTCTCCTCGCCGGAGTTGTAATAAGACCCTAATATCTCTTTTAGAATTTTAATTTTTTCACTTTTTACAAGCAAATTATCTCCTACTCTTGGATAATTAAGTTTTTGCAAATATCTTTTTTATAGTTCGAGAGGCTATCAATTAGTTCTCTTTTTACCTTAAAGTTGTGACCATTATTTTTGAGTACGAGCTCTTTGTCCACTCCGTAATTTATAGTCAACATGTCTCTATGTCCCTCAATAGGCTTCAGGCCCTTGTGTAGGCCGTGTGTCATCCCCACGAACACTTGCCCCTTTGGTCCAACAATACGCCTCTCTAAGCCTGGGTATTGTTTTTTAACATCCCTATCTGTCTTTCTATACATGGTTAGATCATCCAAATAGACATCGTTGCTTCCCTCTATGTAGGTAAAGGGGCCGTTCTTTTCTGTAACCTCGTTTAGGTAAATAAAAATCTTTAAAAAGTTTCCAGAAGTTTTTTCGAGAGTTCCGAGGTTCTTATCTCTGTGAAAGAGTGCCACTCCCTCGGCGGGTTGTTTGGTGAATTTTGTTCTTCTTAGATTTCCCGATCCTAAATAAAAGGGCCTGCCAGAAAAAAACAAAGAAGGAATCTCAAGAAAGTCATCTCTTAGGGCTAATTCCATACACTCATCTATCAGCCACGGTTGTGCTATTTTAGTATAATGCTTATCTTTTTGCGATAGTCCTTTTTTTTGCTTTTCTCTTTTCGAGATTATCTCAACAAGCTTATCTATGATCTTGTCTTCAACTTTAATATCGGAATATGCATATCCGTGTTTTTTAAACTTTTCTATATCCATATTAATTTTCTTTCTCCAAAAACACTTTTCCAGCCCTTGCTATAACAATGCTGTCAGCTCTATCATAGACCCCTGGCTTGAAATTACCAAACTTTGTATATTCTACCACGAACGTAGGCTCATTGTCAAGCAAAAAGTTAACAACCTTCTCTTTTGCGTTTTCGCCACGCAACACCTTGATACCACAGGACTTTCTAGCAGAAGAAGCAGAAAGGTACTCTGGTTTTATATTTAAGTTCTCAAAAACCATCCACGAAACGATCCCATTAAATCTACTGAGAGTGGATAGCGTTTTTGCCGAAGAAAAGCCACTTCGAAAAGATTGTAACGACTGCTCCACAAAAACGTGCTTGATGTCTTTTGTCTTGACCAGTTCTTTTATCTTCTCGTGGACAAATTTAGCCTTCTCGAAGATGTCTTTGAACTTTCTTGTGTCCCAAGCATCATTGCAAATTATGTTTCCGCTATCATCCAAAACTGTTGCTCCGGTGATGCTCGTGCTAATATCTAAACCTAAAATCATAAATCTAACTTTAGTTTAAAAGTATAACCGTCTTTTTGCCTTTTTTTAATAGGGGTGGCTAATTTTCCTATTGCCACCAAGTTTTCATCTTCGTCGTAAATTCCAATAGATGATATGTAAGTTGTTTTTTCGAAAGATCCGCTTGCCCCATGAGGACTATATGTTAAGTTCTTTAAAGAGCGGGTGCTATTCTCCACATAAGAAACAGAGCTTGTATGTTGTAATGTCGTTTGGCCTCTTGTGATCGCCGTCTTGTTTGAAGAACAATTGAGCTCTCCCTTTGGGGCATTCACATACATGGTCATGGTGGGGATGTCTTCTGTGCCATCAAACTCCAACTCGAAAGCTGTTTTTGTAGGATTGATTTTTGCACCAAAGTATTTCCACTTAGGGTTATCGGTGTTACCAGAGCCGTACTCGTCCGTAGAGGGCGATAAGCCCCAGGCCCCAGATAGGTATAGGAAACCTTCGTTATAGAGCGCAACGCCAGCCACAGAGCCCGAGCCGGTGCTTCCACGAGGGCCTACTTGGACAAGTTCTCCGTTTCCGTGAACATCGTGAAGTTCTCCCACCAAACTGCCCGTCATATAGATGCGACACTTAATGCTTCGTTTTTTGATTTTAGAACCAAAATGAACTGATGGTATGGATACCAAACTGTGGCTTGTGCTTCTCTTTGCTCCGTGAGCAGTAGAGGAGAATTGATATCTTGGACTCAAAGAATTATAAGAATCTAGTGCTGTCCTTAGACTGTCTATCCTAGTTGTCGTTCCCGAGTTTAAGTCAAAACGATAACTTGCACTCATAGGATATGAGCCTGTTATAGTGTCCCCATATTGCATAGCTGCATACGAGGCACTGGTTGTCGTCTTAAATGCATACTGACTGGAGTTTTTGTATATAAAGGGCTGTGCCGAGGCCACAGTTTCATTAAGATAGATGAAGCTTGACGTCGTGTTGTTGATAAACACTTTGCCCTTATGAACCCACACACGGTGATGAGGATGGGTTCTAAGTCTGTTTATCGCTACTTCATTGTTCCGGAACTTATAGAGCGTCATAAGGCCCTCCTAGTAATCTAGTCTGACTCTTAGGATAAGCTCGTTAGTTGGATCTTTCTTGATGGGTTCCGATAACTTTGCCACTGCCAAAAGTTCGTTATCTGCGGAATACAAACCAACAGTAGTGATGTACGACGTAGGATTGTCGCTAGCCTCGTTCTTGACCCTAATCTTACTTCCATTCAAGTAAGTCGGGTTAGAGGAGTAGTTGTATTCATTGTTTCCAATGCGGCAGAAATAAACAGTAGAGTTGAGCTCAGTCGTATTATTAAACTGAACATTTTCAATTCTGTTTCTTAACGCTGTGGCATTGTTCGTAATGCTCGACGAAACAATGGCCTGGTTGCTTGTTTTAGAACCGGAATACGCTGTTTGAAGTTTTCCTAGCGAACTCACAAATACACTCGATGTAACAACTGCGATTCCCGCTTGATAGTAAAACAAGCCAACAGGAGTACCATAGCTGGTACCACTTGCAACAGAGGAGGTATAAAGCAAGCCATATTCTCCAGCAGGAGAGTTGATCTTGTAACTTGATGCTGCATTTGCATCGTAAAGCGTAACGGAGCCAGTAAAAGGGGAGGCATAAGCGGCTGTGCCAAATTTAAGCTGAACTGAGCCTTTCTTTACTTCATCTTTTGTGAGAAGTCTCGCAAAGTTTAGAAAGAACGCTGACTTTATTTTTGAGCCTCCAGTGAAGTCTCCGTCGGCATCAAACTCTCTGATGGAACCTGTATGATCATATCCGGCAAGAACTTGTGCCATTTGATTATAGACTTCCATCTTCTTGTCTCCGTCTACCATGTTGGTAGAGCCGGAAAGAGCTGATGTTGCGGTGAACCCACATGTAATATCGAAAATGTGGTTTGATGAAGAGCTCAAATATGGATAGTCATAGACTGACTGGAACATATTGTGAGAATAGTTTTTGATATTGTTGTCTGCGTATGTCCCCGAAACAATGCTGCCCGTAACGGGGATGCTCTCGTGCAAGAGAGTTCTCGTTGAAGCGACGTCATTGTTTAAAAGAGGTTTATAAATTGTTGCCATGTCTTTTACCTATCCCTTATATCTTTTTAATTAATCTTACTGGGATATCCAAAGAATACCCTGTTGTTGCGCCATGAACTCGCAAAATAGTATCAATGTATCTGCAACTGGTTGGGCCTGAACCCACGTTTACTGTTCCACCTAACTCTGTAAAGAGATAGTTGCTACTTTCCAAGTCCTGCGTTGCTTTGAGCTTTGTCATTATCGTTGTTCCGCGAGGACCAGCAATCACATGGCCACTTTCGGTGTTTGTGTCCTTGGCGATAATCTGATTCACCATAGACTTGTGAGAGTTTTCAGTTACCAAGTAGTTGGCGATCTTATCGTCATCAACGAAGTTTGGCTCCAATAGCACATTGTCAGGCTGGCGAACAGACATAAGTCTATTGTCCATCTCTAGGCTATACTGAGTCTCTCTCAAGTCTCCATCAATATCGTTGGTGTAAGAAATTTCTGTAGTGTCCAAACCCTGATCGAGTCTAATGACTCCTTCGCCTGGTGTGGATGTTCCGTTCAAGAGTCCAGTTGTTCCAGTGACTGCTTTTTGGGTAGCGTCGTCAACTGACAATAAATAATGGTTTGTTGCAGTCATTGCAGTTCCATTTTTTTGAAGTGGGGTTTGGCCACTAGGACTTCCTTCTTGAAGCTTGATGATAGGAAGGTACTTTAAGGTGTTCCTAGCAATACTTACAAGCTTGCTTTTCATGCTGGAAGCGTTGTTGGTAAAAGCCTCTAGAACTGGTGTTCTCAGCACGTTCAAATCATAGTAAGCACTGCCACTTGAGTGCGAACCATTGTAGTTCTCGTAGTTTATCTCGTCATCGCCGAGAGCGAACTTGGCAATCTTAAAGGAGCCGTCTCCCTTTGCCAGTCTGTATCTGCCAGTGTCGGTGAGCACCGCATCTAAAATAATATCACCCGAATTGTCTAAAAAGCCCATTGTAGTACCTCCACCACATAAATAGTATGTGATATTAGGAAATCACCTTTTACGTGTTCCCTATAAACGATTTTGTAAAACTAAAATTAAAATCTATCTTTTTGCCCGAAGATTTTGACGTTAGTCTAAGTTTAAATTTCTTGCCCCAAAGAGACTCTATTCCGGTATCTAGTCCTGGCTCGTATGATGTCTTTGTTGCATCATATGCGCTGTTAAGAGTCAAAGACTCGTCTTTCTTCTTCAATGGAAGAAACTTTGTCTCTGGTGTTATTCTCAAGAATCTCTTCATGTTTCTCTTTGTTTCTCTGGTTTCCTTTATCTCATTTGGAAATTCATAAACTCTGATATTTGGGAACACATTGAAAGACTTTACAATCTCCACTTCGTAAACTGCGGATGGGTTTGATATGTTCCCATGGTTATCCATGCAGCGGAATGTATAATAATATTTTGTGTTTGGAGCGATCCCATCTTTATATGAGGTTCCCGTAGTTCTGGTTATTCTACTACCTGCAAAATCTTTGTAACTCTTTGGCGGCGTAGAGGTTCGATATACTTCAAAGAGTACTGATCTACCATCATACTCATATTCTAATAAATTTTTAAATTTTTCTTCATCACTTTTTATTCGGAAGTCTTCTGCGCTGATAGTCGGGTCTGGAATTCTTCTTCCATATATGCCTGATATTTTCAATATCCTGTCTCTCTCTGTCTCGTCAAAAAAGGTAGGCTCCATGAGTGCCTTGCCTGATGAGTCGTTCATCAAAAACAAAACATCATTCTCATTACCCATGTACGGAGCAATAGTGACGTCAGGTGGCATTGGCGGCTTGCTTACAATGTATATTCCATCTTGTCTAAATACTTCTGTTTCCAGAACCAAAGAGTGCGTACCCGTTGACGGTAAAAGTATTTCATATGCGAATACTTTATAGTTGTATGTCTTTGCAATATTTACTTGAGTATCTACAAAGCTTATTGGAGCGCCCTCGGAGTCGTTTAAGAAAAAGAAGTTTTGAATTGGCTCATCACTTCCTTCTTCGTATTTCGACACCTTGAACACAATTGTTTCTTTGTGTTGTTCTCTCGTTCTCGTGATCGTTGACAGATCTGCCAAATATGATCCTTCTCTATAGCTAGACATTTCAGAAGAGCTCATTTTCGATAATTTCTCACTAAGTGCTTTTTGTTCTTTAAAATACTGTATCTCTTGTTCCACAAGACTCTCGTCTAGGCCGGCTCTCGTTTCTAAGAACTCTTCAAGTGTCAGGTTCAAAACTTCGCTTGGCATCTCTGCACGAGAAACGCCTTCCGACCAAAAGCTGATGGAGTTCTTATTGTTGTATGTATTTTTGCCCAGAAAAGACGCAGGAGCCAGTGGTACGCCCCAAAGACGGACTGGGCTTCCTTCTTGGTCCTGTCCTACGATTTCTCCTTCTTCGCTTGTTCTTTCTGCAAGGTAAGTGAGGAAACGAGTTTCCATTTCATTTTTCAGCAAAACGCTTGCAAGAGTTTTTTCAACTTTTCTTTTTGTGTTTTTTGCTCTAAAAGAAGACAGCTCGATATTAACATAAACAGGGAAGTGTTTTTTCAAAAAGTTTTTGTCGCTTTGTGCTTTTATAAAACTTTGGTGGAAAAAATAATTCTTATTTGCCTGGGCTATGTCTCCCAACATATCGTCTCCATATTGTAGTGAAGAGAAGAGGTCTTGGTAATATATCGAAACAGAACCTCCGGCCAATTGACTTTTCTCTGCTCTAGAACTCAGGTTTCCAAAGTATGTTCTTGGCGCTCTTGGTAAGATGTTATCATAAGAAAGGCAAGCGGTGGATACAGCATTGAGTGATGTAGACTTTGGCCCCAGGTTAATAAAATTACTGAAAGATGGCAGGGATGCCTCCATGGGCTCTTTCGCTAAAACATAGTCTTCGAATTCATACGAAGCATAATTGTAAGCGACGTCGAACTCCGCATATCCGCTACTTAACGTATTTCCATATGCCTCTATGTCGTTGTTGTCTACATATTTCCTCACCTCGTACTCTTCTATTTCAGCGGTGCCGTCTTCGTCAGCGGAAGGTGCAGTTTTTTTAGCGTCTTCTGCTGACTTTTGCTTCGCATTCTCTTCTGACGGTGAGGTACCTTGACCACCTTGTGTTATTGAGGTGTGATAAGTTTTGCTATAACAATCCAGAAGCGAGGCTCTCTCAGCGTCTGTCAATTGTTCATCGTTGACAATTCTTGTTATCTCAACGACTCTTTGTATTTCTGGGCTGTTTTGAGCAATCTCTTCTGCCTCTTCTATATCCACATCTCCCGTATTTGCGTCGAGATATTCATCCATAGTTGCGCCTGCACCATCGGTACCAAGACCTGCTATTCCCCCGAGGTTGCCGCCAGCATAGCTTCCTTCTTCAGGCTCGTCATCTTCTCCTGTTACAATTTCTGCAATGGCTGCCATAGTAGAGTTTTCAGTAGTCTGCGTTACAAAAATAACAACAGTCTCTTCTTCTTCGGCTTCCTTTGCCTTCTGTGCTGCTTCGTCTGCTTTTCTCTGGGCCTCTGCTTCCTGTCTTTGCCTCTCAGCTTCTAAAAGAGCGGCCTGGGCTGCAGCTGCGCCGGTGTCTGCTGTCCCTGTCACGTTGCCGCCCCTACTTCTTCCGCCGCGACTGTTGCTGCTGCTTGAAGAACTGCTGTTGCCAGAAGAGTTGTTGTTTCCGTTGTTATATACTAACGTAAGTGGCATCAGGAATTACCTCCGTAAGTAATAGCTCTGCGTCTCATTGCACCGAACATGCCGCCGCTGCGACCCTGGTTTGTTTGTGCTCCCTCTCTCGCAACTCTCGATATTTGCTTAAAGGTGTTTTCAATATAGTCGAGAACGAAATACTCTTCAGTAGGCACTGCATCGAGGCCTTCACGAGCATCATAACCAAGAAGACTGTTCTCATATGGTGTTATTCTGCACAGCAATTTCCCATTTGGGGTGCCGGCCAAGTTTTCATAACTTAAATCCTTGAAAACTGGGGCTTGGTATTCGTGTGTACCTTCGTCATTCTTTTGAAAGCCTGACAGGAACTGAACTCTCTGTATCTGCTTCATAAACAACTCATAGAAAAATCTAGCATCATATACTTCGTCAACGCTGCTCTCAAAGTTGTCTGCCATTCTCCGGACGTATGAGTTGCTATCTAGGTCAAATTGTGTACTTGTCTTTGTCAAATAAAGTAAGACACACTTTATATGAGTTGGAAAAGAGTTGAACTCTTCCTCTGTGAAGGTTCTCTCCTCTCCTTTGAAATTTCTTAATTTTAGCTTATTTGAGTCAGGAAGAACTCCTGCCTCTACTATGGGGTTCTTTAGGTTAAGGTCTGACATCTCTCCGTCAACCAAACCGTTAAGAAAATTGTTCATTGTTTCTCTTGATATTTCTGCCCCTTGGGAGTTATCTGGCCTGTCTTTCAAGCTTGCCGCTAGTTTTGCTTGGTTTTCGCCAATAGGGAGCGTTACCCTGTGTTCGACGTCCAAATTACTTAGTGACATTAGTGATGCGCCATACTTTTTCATAAAGTCATCCAACACAGTCCGTTCATCGACTGATGAATCTTCCATATACATTTGTGCTCTTTCTTCTGAGATTCTCTCGTCATTGTCTTCATCAGGCTGCTCTAAGAACTCATCAATAATATACTTTTTGTCACCCACACACATCTGAGTCGGCGTCAAAAAAGTCGGCGTGGTGTCGTTTTCTTCTAGAGTGATGCCAGTCAGTATCTCTTTGCCTCCTGAAGTTATCACGCTCGGAAGAAGATTTCTTTTTTGGCCAAATAGACTTTTTAATTCTGAATTTATAATTTTGCTAGAATATAAGTATGAGGACAACTCAAGAAGACATTGGGACTGTGGGTCGTAATAAGTTCCTGGAAAATATTGTGCTCTCAACTTCTTTGCACTGTCTCTGTTTATGTGTTCCGAAAATGTATATTCAAACTTTGTTGTCTTTTCATAATCACCAGTACCAGAGCTTGGGCTCGTTTTACCCACTTGTCCTCCCGATTTTCCTCCTACCATATTACGACCGAACAATGCCAGCTTTTCCTCATAAAAACCTGCGGCTTGTTCTGCCAAAAACTTGACAATATTTAGACCATGAGGGGTTCCAGAGGATGGGTGACACACTCTCAATAGAGGAAGTATATAATCACCCAAATCGATATCGAGGACAGAACTGTTTTCCTGTATGACCCTTACTATTTCTGTGGGCATTGTTTGCCAAGGTGGTAATTCTGTAGAACTAGCCCACCATGCTTCTGCTACGTTCAAGAGTCCAGCGACGAAGAGGCCGGTGGCTGGGTCTATCGTCTGACCTTGAGTCTCTACAAAAGAGATATATTTGTCAAAGTCTCCTATCTTGCTCCTGACTTCTTCCAGTTTTCTTGCGAAATATTCTGCTGAGTCGTCTTTTATGCTGACTTCTACACGATAAGAATATGCTCCTGCTTTCTGAAATGATACTTGCTTGTCGCAAAAACAATACGCCTTGTGTGTCGTTGTACTTGTTGAGATATTTCTGCTGTGTGCAGAGATTGATTCAGCGTCTGCCACTTCTACTTCCATGACGTTTTCCGGCTTAACAGAATCGTCAAACTTTCGAAAAACAACATTGCTTGAAAAGTCATTACTTAATTCTACTGGAGTTATTCTTTGTCTAGTTATTTTAATAGAAGATACTTTTGCGGTGTTTACCACTCCCGTTCTTGGCTGTTCTCCTTTGTATTGTTCTATAAATTTGCTTTCGTCAAAAAAGAACATTCCCCGAACTTCGCCGTCATGCTCCTCCGAAATAAAAAGAGGTGAAAAGTAGGAAGCAAAGCTCCTCTCTTTTTGATATAGACTATCGGCATGGACTGTCTTTGCTTTTGACGTTTTATTGAAGACTCTGGAGTTTTTAAGTGTTCTAAGTATTTTATCCACAACCAACTCATCAGTAACTATAGTATCCATAATTGGTGGTGCTGTGGGTGTTGAGCGTGAATAATTAGTTATCTTGCCATTCCTAATAAAATATTTGCTTCTCTGAGTTCCCACAAAACTTTGAATGTTTTGTTGATCTGTCATAGAGAAATACACGTCCTTGTCAAAGCCTGTCGTCAGTACAACATATGCTGACATTTCTTCATTTCGTTCCATCAAGTCAAGCATGTTTATTGCGCCTAGAGACATGCTCTTTACAAGCTCAAAAGGATTGAACGTCACCTTGTAATAAACACTACACTTGGTTTTTGACTGTTTGTTCATCACCTCTTCTGAGATTGCGTTATAGCTTTTTATTGATGAGTCTAGGTACACTCTCCTTACAATATCTTCTGTCCCTTGGTTAGTTTTCAAACAAAGTTTGACATCAACAAATGCACTTTTCTTATATATGCTGTCCCCCAACCACCCAAAGGAAGGAGATAGAACACCTTGGCCATCTTTTATAATTGCGTATGTGTCTTCGACAAAATAACAAATTTCAATGTCTGTATTCCTAACATTAATGTTTTTAATAGTGGGAGATGGTAAAACAATAGATGGGGCTGGTTCTATTCGTGCTGCTTCTGCTGCTTTAGTTGCGGCATCGGCATCGGCCTGTGCTGCTGCTGCTGCGGCTGCCTGTTGAGCTGCAGCATCGGCGTCTTTTTGAGCTGCTGCTGCGGCTGCCTGTTGAGCTGCAGCATCGGCGGCTTTTTGAGCTGCTGCTGCAGCGGCTTTTTGGGCTGCAGCGTCGGCGGCTTTTTGAGCTGCTGCTGCTGCGGCGGCTTTTTGAGCTGCTGCTGCTGCGGCTTGTTGGGCTGCAGTCCCAGACTGTATCATTGTCGTGCTCGCGGTCTGTGTGCCCCCAGTGGCGCGTCCGGTTACTCGTCCTCTATAGTTTCTCGTAGCCATTATTCTGTATCTCCTTCATCACATGGCTCGCCAGTGGGGTTAGAGACTTCGTAAATATCTTCCTGTGAAACGTCACTTTCTTCGGAACCAGCTTTGGCAGTCGCTTCAATATTCCTCAAAGGTATCTGAGCTATTTCGTCCATGGTCAGAGTGGCAAATTTGCTTGTCTCGTAGTCTCTACTTGCCTCTGATGTGTTATCTTCAATCAGGATATTGCTGTTTCTTCCTCTCAAGTTTCCTTTACCGCCAAGCCTTGAACCTGCAAACGAACTCTTAACAACATCTCTTGGTATCTGGCTATCTGTCTCTATGTTCAAAAAGTATGATGCATATGAGGGGTCTGTTCTCATATCATTTATTATATCCCGACCATCACCGAGTAAAATGTCGTCAACAATGCCTTCGCTTTTTTTCTCAAAAAACAATGGCCTGAGCTCTTCTCTATAGTGTTTGTCTGAGGATGTTCCTTGGATATTATTATCTTCCACTTCTTCTATCTCGAAAAGCTCAATGTCAAAATTATCAAAAGACTCTGGAGAGTTTGCCTCTCCGATGTTTATCACCAGCTCACCAGATGACATATCAAGAGTGAGTGCGGTACCGTCTGGAAATATCTTTCCGTAAAGGTTGGCCATGCGGTCTGGCACTTCGACTGGCTTAACGGAACAAGTTAAATCTTGAAGGTTTATTTGTGGTATGTTTTCTGATTCGATTGTTTCTTTTGTGCCAGATGATACTTTCCACACCACTTGGCTGCTTTGTGCGTTTGAGGATATGCTTCCCCTGGCAACGTACACGTCCCACGAAGGCTGATAGTCTGTCAGTGGGTCTGAGTTTCCTATTCTGTTAGTTAGCAATCCTCTTTTCTCGTCTGAAACCTGTCTTGCTGTTGTTCTAAGTTTTACTTTTCTATCCGAGCCTACCCTAGAGGATAGTGGCTTTATCCTTGTGCTTCTCTTTATTCTAGTGTTTGCGGAAGAGGGATTTTCGGAGAAGCCGGCATGGTTCGTATCATATAATATATCATCATCAAAAAATGCATAATGAGCTGCCTTCAGCTTTCCAGAAGAATATAGGTGCCTGCCGAACTTAGTTAAAGTTAGCTCAATAACTTGCTCTTTTCTGTCGAAAAATGTCATTTACGTTTTCCTCTAACCGACCACGAGAACCTGTGCCCTAATATATTTACCATCTGCTTTAGGTTTTTAGCCTGTCGTTTTGTCATCCTCTGCCTAAAGGGACTGATAGAAGACAATACTCTTGCCGACTTTCTCCCTAAGCCTGTGATCTTACCTCTCTTCGAGTTTGTTAATTTTGTATTTCTTCTTGCTCTTCTTTTGCGCTTTCTCTTCATAGCTCGCCTGCTGGCTCTTTTTTTCTTCCCTGCTGCCCTTATTCTGCGTATACGCGCAATTCTCGCCATGATTCTGCGTCGTCGTCTTTTGGCATATGCTGCTTCACTGTCTAGTGGCAATCTGCTAAGAAGGTCATTTAGTCTTTTTAATTCTGCATCGTTTAATTCTGGTGGTTCTCCCAGTGTATCATCTATGTCTTCGCTTGTAAAGGTAGTTGTGCCTAAAAGAGTGTTTAGTGCTCTCGTCCTATCTTCGCTAGTAATCGTAGGCGTTCTGCCGTCAACAGAAACCTTTGACGACATATTGATTGTTGCGTCCACCTTGGCAGTCTCCAGTAAAGAAAAATAATCATATGGCCAGTTGTAGGATCTGTTTTCGTTAATTCTTAACTTCGCGTCGCCAGCGAATGAAACTAAAAAGTTGTTATCATCTCTGGAGTCTGCTGTCGTTCTAAAGTAATTCTTCTTTGCTTTTTTCTTTACTTTAAAAATAGCGAACTTCAGGCCTTCCGGCGGGCGTCCACCAAAGACTCCGAAAAAGTCCTTAATAGAAACTTTGAGTCTATCTTCAAAAAGTTCCCCATCCATGTTCCTTGCTATCTTCGGAGACAAGCCTTGCCAGATGTCTGAAAGGTCTTCCCTATCAAATGTGTGATCCACCTTAACAAAGAACATTGCAAATTTTTGTCTTATCTTGTTACCATAGCTCAAGAAGTCTAGTCTTGGCGGTAGATGATACTTCTTCATATCCGCTATCATATCGGGAATCCTGTATATTCCGTCGTCACTTTCTCCGAACTTCATACTTCTTTTGATGCTGTTCGTCGTGAGCTTAATAGGGGAGAATTTTTCTCTATCAAGAAAAGACTTTCCTGTTGTGTAATTTCTTCTTTCAATATATGGCAAAATCAATAATGCTTCCTCAACGGTCTTGGACTCTGCCAGTTTACTTACTCTCTTTGTCTCCGGCTCAAAACCAACAACATCGACAAGAGAGCCTGTGGTTGCCCCATATGCCCCTTGAGAAAAACTGTCTCGAACAGTGAGAGACGGCAGCACCTCTTCTGAGTATGTTCCGTAGTTTGTCCACTGTGTTTTTGGCTTCTCATATGACAGAGAAGTCATGTTGAAAGAAGATTCTACGGCTGTGTTGTGAGAGGTATATTTTGATGAGTATGCCGAGTCGTTGTCTCTACTGTCTAATACCGGACTTTCATATTTAGTTGATATAACCCACCTTGCATTGTCTTGATTTCCCTTTTCTAAATCGAATGAGGTGATGTTCCCCTCACTATCAAACTTTGTGTTACCTGGGTCTACTGTCACTCCGAAAAGATCAAGGGAAGAGCTCAGAGTCATCTTCGATTTCTCCTGGGTGGTTGTTAGTTTTTTGTATCTTCTCTTTCTTCCCGAATGAGTAGCAACCCTATCTTCATCTATCAGCAAAATATTCTCAACAGTTGCGCTCTCAAAAATCTCTCGTATTGTCGGCTTTACTGAAGTTGTGGGCTTATATTTAATACGAGCAATTGCCTCTCCGTAAAAGTGGGGAGGAGTATAGGAAACATAGCCTGGGTCCATGACCCTATCAACACCTAGACCAAAAAGTTTTCCATGCTGCTTGTTGACAAAAGCTCCCTGGTGAGAAGTTGATCCTGAGATTGTCTTATTTGCAAAAGTCACTGCGTTTTGGTTTCCAAGGTTTCCAACAGAAGTTGATTGGGCCAAGGCACCGGTAAACATCATAATACAGTTCGAAGTATTGGAAGAGATCACCGGGTTCGAGTCACCACTAGCCCCAGAAGGAGCTGACATGTAGTAGCTCAGTCCTGCGGTTCTTAGGCCGAGGTCGGAAGCAACACCAGCGCCGTGACCAGTGAAAACAAAGAGGTTGTGATCTGGGTTGTTGGGGTTTCCTCCGTACAAAAGCTTCACAGGAACCTTGCCAACGGTATCTGATGCTGCATTGTGGGCAGTTTTTTGAATTGGGAATACGCTCTGTCTCGGCACATAGTCTCCACTCTGAGAGTAGAAATTCATCACAGCAAGGCCACCAGTAAGGTAGGTTCCGTTCATTCCACTAGCTGACATCTGCGGAATGGTTGCAGCAACATAAATTTCTGGTCTTCCCGTTGTCTTGTTGAATATCGCTTCTGCGTCAATGTGATAACCAAAACCTGCGTTGGCGGTGTTAGCTGTACCGAAACCGTTTCTGTACTGTACGAATCTTTTAACATCTCCGCTAGATGTAACATATGTAGAGTGAGATGCAGATATAGTAGCTTGCAAGCCGTGGAAGCCGGTTGAGGAAGAAGAGTACAGGCGAATTCTGCCATGCTCCATATCATGAGGAGTCGAGTCTGTATCGACAGCATCTCCTGCTGTAAAGTAATATATTTCTTTTTTGGTTCCGGTTGGATCAATAGCAATTGCGACTGAAGAGCCTTGCTGTCCACCAGCGTCAGAGACGTTCGTCGAAAAAATGGAGCCGGCATTATGATGAACTTTTTTGTTCTCTCCGAGGCCCGGATCTTGAACAAGCCACCTGTATGCTGCTCCTCTTTTTGAGTTATAGCTCGGAACACCTGCAACAATATGAAGGCCTGAAATTTTATTTCCTGGGTCATCTGGAAATTCAACATACTGCATGTCAATGAGAGAGGTTTTTGAACCAAGTTCCCAATCAAAAGAAGCAGTTGCAATACCGCGATAACTGTTCGAGGATGATGTTAGGACAGTCTGATATTCGTTCTGGGATGTGCCCTGTGTGATAGAGAAGCCTGAACTTTTGCTATGGAAAAGAAACAATATTCCCTTATTGGCCAAAACGCTGTCTCCGTTTGAAAGAGAGCCTGTTGGGTGAGGCGGAGCTGCAGATAGCAAATAGATGCCTCCCTTTGTGTCATCACACATTTTTAAAGAGCCGCCGCACAAACCACCGTAACTGCTGGTTGTAAAGTGGTTTCTTGAGCCCTGTAAACCATCAGAAAAGTGACTAGACGTTATAAAGGTGTAGTGTGTTGATGTCGGTGTGCCATCAGAATTTATCTTAAAACCATCCTCATCTCCTTTGAGAAGGTGAAGTGCGCCATATTTATCTGGCTCTCCATCAACATAAAAATAAGGATCTGATATAGCTAAATGAAGACCTGCTGAACCATATGATAGTTTCGCGGTGCTAGGAGTTGATAGTGTTTTTGAAGAACCATGCCCATTACCTGGCAAGACCCTGTAAGGGTCGAAGTTATATTGGGCTGAAATGTATCCGTTTTTATTCAGTCCGTCCAGTGAAATATCCTGAACTTTTTGCCAGCCGGCGTCATCTAAGTAATTCTTCCAAACAGAAACAATTTCCTTTCCGTATATGTTCAGGTCTGGATTGGTCGCAGCGGATGCGCCCCTGGCTGATGGCGACATATTTCTAGTAGAGATGCCGCATGCATAGTATGCGTCACTGCCGCTGATAGCATCAGTAAAAACAACATCGGCAGAGAAGAAGGGGTCTGGTACGACGCGCTTGCTGCCCGAATACTCTACAAATTTGTTAAGCTGCTCGATGTCTGATAATCTCACATCCATGTAATAACTTTTGCTTGGATCTAAATCGTCTGCAAAATCTGACTGTTTTTTTGATTTAAAGGAGGTCAACTGTCCCTCTTCTAGAAAAAAGTCAACACTTTCTGCAAGGAAGTTGTGCATCGCCAGCTCAAACTTTGAGTTGTTAAAAATACCGTCCCACGAGAACTGATATGGAAACTGCAGTGCTATTTCATTGTCTGATACGAAACTTGAAACAAAACGTATTTTATCTCCCGCAGGCAATCTACTAGGCACATACAGGCTATCAAAAGGTAGCCTAAAATCTGGCTTTGTTGATAAATTAAATTCTCCAAACGTATTATCGCCCCCCTCAATCACTGTAGGTGCACTAGCCGTATAAATGGGATAGTCTACTGCAAGGCCGCTCTTTAAAGAGTTATATAAAATACCAGGAGACATAAAAGGCTTGAGTAGTCCTTGCATGGCTCTCTTGTTCGAGTTGGTTGATGTTTTTTCTACGCCTTCCTCATATGCCTTAATTCTATTTTTAAAAGAAGAGCTGAGTATGTTTCCGAGCTGAACTGTTCTTGTTATCGGATAGAAGCCGTTCTCTATTCTCATTTTCTTTATTCCCGTAACGTCAATGTCCAGAGTAGAAAAGCCCATACCATAAGACAAATGATCTTCCGACAAATTTGTTTCTTGGGTGTGGAATTCCATTTCCTTTGTCGTCACATAGTTGTCGAAAAAATCTCCATCGGATAGGCCCAGAGAGGTGCCGATGCTGGAGGTGTGGGTTGCCCCTTTGCAACTCAAAATATCCCCTGTCAAAGAAGTTGGTTGGCTAGATTCTCCAACAATACTGTCAATGTGTTCTGAAATGTTATACTCTGGTAGTATCGACATGTCTTTGGCAATCCCACGAAAATCTTCTGAGTATTGCTCATACGAGTCAAAAAACGGCTTCTTGTTTGAACTCTCTTCTGTTAGGCGCTCCAAGTAATCCGAGCTAGTGTTGTTTTTACGAATATGAGTTACCTCGGCATAAGATAATGAGGGAACGGGGGAGTCCCCATATATGCTCTCGTCTGTGTCTTGCATGAGCTCCCCAACATTATTAGAATAACTTCCTGACTCTTGAAAAGATTTAACACCATCTGTTCTCATTGGCCAAAAAGATGATGCAGGTTTTTCAGAACTAGATCCTGTGGCTGCAATTTTTACATTCTTTATACCCCAGTTATCATAATCTTGGCCGCTGGCTTTTCTTTGGGCGATCCTTATGGAGTATGCACTGTTTGGGTTTGGTTCTCCAGAAACACTGGAAGATGGCCACACGTTTACGGTGATTGAATTCCAGACTCCTCTCGATACTGTAGAAAACTGCGATGTGGGTGTATCGTGCGGATAGGAAGCTCCATTGGGGCCACTGCCAGTAATATGAATAACATTGGACCACGAATTTGATCCTGTGGGCTTGACCTGTACATACAAAAATTCATTATTGTACCCGGTTTGAGTATCTACATATTCAAAAAATTGGCCACCGACGGTTGTGTTGTTTCCGATAAGATATTCAAAGCTCAAAGAAGCGGTGGTGTTCGCGGCGAACGTTTTGTTTATTTCAAAAAATCTTCCGGTGTTTCCAGTGTCGCCAGTGAATTTCATTGAATATTCACCGGTGGAGGTATCTAGGTAAACAATACTACCATCATTTTTAAAAGTTTGTGATGGTAAGTTCGTAGAGGTGAAGGAAAAATCATATGTATCATTGTCCGTCACAACCAAAGCAGGATCGACACCCATTGAGTTAAGAGAGGTAGTAGAGCTTCTCTGCTCAGAATCTCTATAAAAAGTACGTTGAGTACCGTATGTCCTGTCATATCCGCCTGCTCCTTGGCCAGGGGCCTCTTTGTAACCCTCCCTCTTTCTGACGCTGGATAGGTAGGCCCTTTCTTTTCCTGGGTATATTTGTTCTGAATAAGAAAAATGTAAAACTTTGTTGATGTATTTCAATGCTGCATTATTTATGAGGCTGCTCTCTCCCAACAAGAAGCTCTCCAAAAACTTGCTGTAAAATGTCCTCTCTTCGTCACCAGCGATTTCTAAGAGATTATTCACTTTTTCGTTATTATAATATCCCAAAAAGTTTCCATAAGAAGATACCAGATCGTAAGCGCCTACAGTAGCACCCTCGTCCAAGGACAAAGTGTGTGTTAGTGGTTTATAAACTGACGTAATAGGCGGTTCCACAAAATGGTGGTTTTTTATATTTTCTTTGCTTGTTCCATCCTGCTTGTCTTCAACATCTATAGTTGTGACAGCAACTATGTTATTTTTCTTAAAATATTTTGTTACAGGATCGTCTTTTCTTATTTGTCTCCAGGTAGAGTAATTGTATCTCTTCTCGAATTGTCTAGCTGATGATGATAAGATAGAATATGTGTTTGTCTTTTGTTCTATAGAGTGCTCTTTTCTTACTTTCGAGCCCCAATATAACAGTGGTTGATCGTACCAGCGGCCCGTTGCTGCATTGCCCGGTGTGGCATTCCAAAACATCACTCTCAGTTTCTCATTATTTGGCCCTCGTTTGGCAGAGTTGTTGTTTAGAGCCAACTGTAATCTTCCCTGGTAGATGGAGGCGAAGGAGGAAGATGGGCTATTAGCATTCCAATATGCCAATCTCTCATAAGAAGTAAAATCAGAATTCGTTGAGCGTCCGACAAAGCGATTTACTTTTGGCGTGGTCCTGCCAGAATCACTTACGTTGTAATATATTGCATCTGCTGTCTTGATAATTTGATTTTCATGAAAAGGCCAATCTACATTAGTTATTGACGCATTCTGGTGGGTACCTGAAACGACAGTAATTACCCCTGGATGGGACCACAATGCTGTTCCTGACCAGGTGTTGTTCGCGGAGGACGTTACCAAAGCCAGCCGACCAACATCAAATTCAGGCGTGTCGTATTCCGGCTCGCCAACAAAAACATATTGCTTTTGGTTCACCTCTTCGGCCATCACCGGTACTGCTCCTAAATAGTTAGTTCCCCAGCCTACCGCCTTTGTACTAGAATATACCGCACTTCCTGTTGTCCATGTTTTTCCACCATTGGTACTCAAGGAGTGCCGAAGAAATGAGCCTGTGCTTGAATTTCCTATATCTAGTGCGTATAAGTGATAGTTGCCCGACGAGTCGGCCTGCATATCCCAGTTTATATAAATGTTATCGTCTGTAGAATTATCCGATACATTGAACGACCACGGATTAAAACTGGCTGTTTTCGCTGACAAATGGAGATTTGGATCTGTCAAACTTCCAGTAAACACTATCCAGCTCCCGTCAGCGTCTTCGCCCCCTCCTTTGGCCGTAACAACGCTCTTCTGTCTTGTGTTATCATGGTCAACCCTTATTGAAGCAAAGGGTCGATCAAGAAAAGGCTGGTGGCTAGAGAATGTTCCATTTGGAAAACTGGCTATTCTTTTATAAAATCTTTTGATGTTACTTTTCCATGAAGCGGTGGTTTCGTAAATTAAGTTGACAACGCCAGAGGCCGTTGCCTCGTGGAAAGACATATCATACGGCACCCCATACGATGAAGTCTTTGAAAGTTTTGTCAGTAAGTTATATTTCCCTGAATCTCCTACTGAGGAAAACACGGGAACGAAAGCCGACTGCATAGCCGACAATGCAATAAACCTCGTATTTAGTACCGACGAATAATGAGTTGCTAAAGTGGTGAGATTCATCTGGTATGATGCGGTCATTTCCGCAATTAAATTTACGGTGTCGAGATTGAAATCTATCTCCCTAAGAGTTCCGAAAGGGTCGAGTTCTCTGCTGGAAGTTACTGGGCTGTTCAAAAAGAACGGGCTAGCGGTGTGAAGCTTTAGGGCATTCGCATCTGGCTGATAACCATAAAGAACTGAGGATGTTGTAGCAATTGTTCCAACGCTTTGCGTAATCCAAGCATACTGCAAGTCAGTCTGTGGAATGGGGTGCTGAATGAAATAGTTATCATGTATCTGTCTTGTAGTCTCTGTGCCGTTAATAACAACTGGCACCTTCTTTGTATTTCTTGCTACTTTGTGAGTAGATGGTGTTGTTGCACTTCCCGATTCATATCCGCCTTGCTTCGAGTGTCTTGTAAGTTGGTTTCTTAAAGTTGTTCTGTTTGGCAAGTTGCGAAATGGCATCGCATTGTAAACAGACATCTCTTCGCCTGCAGGGTTTAGGAAACCGCGAGACATCGTGTATCTGTCGCCAGGCGCAGAAAACTTGTTTACAAGAATTGCTTTTGTTGTCGATCTCGTTGGTAATGTATAGCTTCTTAGCGAGCCTGTATCATTCAAAGTGCTGTTAAGTACATCGCCCTCATGAGTCATTCTTTCCGGAAAGGCCTGATATGCTGTGCTGTTCTCTGCGAAGTCTCTTGGGTTTGTCGTTCTACCAACTGTTTGAACAACTTGATAAATTTCTTGATAGTTGCCGATGCTCTGAGAGCCTGTACCAAACTGAATGTTTGCTATGTTTAATGGTCGCTGCGCGACGCCATCGCGGTACAAAATAGCACGAGCTTGATGTAAAGTGGGGTGATCTGCGCCATAGACTTTTAGTTGGTTTGAGTCTGCAATGACAAACAGAGATTCTGCTCTGTTTATTTTCAGCATGCTACCTGTTACAATTTCCTGATGTCTATGTTGCCTGCCGCCGACCCATCTATTAGTAAAAGGGCCTTGCATGGGGACACTATCATCAGTAATCACCAAGTCTTCATGAAAATTGTTTATCTCAACAAACGGAGTAAAGTTTGTGTGCAAATCTGTCAAATACCCACCCTTGGCGGATGAGCTCATGATATTAAAAGGTGCGGTTAATTGTCCTGGATGTCTAAATGCCATATTCTCTATTCTTTGTTATAGTTGAAGTTATACTTGAATTTCCTTCTTGGTTCTGGTGGAGTGTCAGCATCATCATAACAAATCGGACTTTCTCTATTAAGATCAGAGGGGTTAATAATTATATATCCCCCACTTCCAATTTTTAACTCTGCAATAGTGATATCGTGAGTTGCTCTTCTTGGAGTCGAGAGTGCCTCTTTGTTTTCGATGTAGTTGCTCTTTTGTATTTCTGCCGTAAGATCTATGTTCTTCTCTCTGCTGTCATACGCATCGAAAAGGTTTTGTCTTGCAGTGTCAATAACTGCATTTCCAACTGATGTTGCTGTTTTTTCTGCTCTCGTGGCCCACCAAGGACAGTTATAGCCTTCGGAGTTGTTGACTGGGTGGTGTGTTACTGACCACTTTGTCTTCACTGCACCGCAGCTATGGAGAGCATCCTGAAGAACAGGAAGCTTGTATTCAAAATGTGGATACTTGTGAACTATCTTGCTTCTATCTAAGACGTGACTTTCTATTGTCTTTAGGGAGTTTTCCAAAACATCAGCAGACATGGGGAGGAACTGAAAAAGCATATTATTAACAGCGTCATCAATCCATTTGAAGTATTCAAAATATGTTTCTGCGTCTGGGGTGTTTTCTACTCTTTCAAAAAACATCTTTCTCAGATATTCAAGTTGCTTGTATCTTTCCCTATATTTATTCGCGGGTGTTCCGATAGCCGTATTCAAATCTCTCATGCTGGCAAAATATCTCATTATCTCGTCATTTATTGGCTGTGCGCTATTCATCTCGATGGAACTAAAGTATTCTTCTGGCTCTTGTTCTTTTTCAAATATCCTGTCATCTGTTGACAGAACCCTAACAAGCTGTGTCCCATCGGTAACTTCAGGATCTGTTTTCTCTACAGCATCCATATATTGTCTATTTATTGCCAGCCCTGAACTTACAGGAAAGCCATATGCAACACCTGGGTGTTTAATGAAAACACTTTGAGCCAGGCTGGAACTTCCGTGTTGTCTCACTTTCGCGAGGGAGCCTGATGAAAAGTCTTTTGTGACAAAACTTCCTGCTGCGTCTGAGCCACTTACATCGTGGAATTCCCAAGCTAAAGCCAGAGAAGAAACTTTCTTTACGCTCCCAGTGGCAGCAACGGAAATATTCTCAAGTGCACTTTCTGCACCAATATTAAATGGCTCCTTGCCGTGTCTCTCTATAGTCTTGTTGTCTAACTTGTCATTGTAGTATCTGATAGAAGAAGCTAAGACGTCACTGTAGTTCACCACTGCGCCTGTTATGTTAGTTCGATAAGCGCCAGCATAAACTCTCTTTGCCGAATCGAAGAACTCCTCTCCTCTAGAACTGGTAACGGAGGCCGTCACACTGAAAGAGTTAAGGGTTATATCTGACTGTGTATTATATCCGCAAAGCTCCAAAATATAACTACCAGTGGTACCGAGGTGGGAAATATGCGAAATAGGATATTTCTCGTGATAAACCTTAGCACCAATTACCCAATGCTGGTTGTTGTACACTTCGTCAAACGTACTACTGGTTAGTGATAAGCCGAAATGGGAAGAAGTAAGTTCAAAATATGCACCAGCCTGATTGTTGGCAGGTCTTACACTTCTTATGATAAGTTCTGCGTTATCTCCTGCGACCCAAGTATTCGAGGTTGGTTTTGCTGAGGATGCTTCCTTTATTCCCATGAGAGAGTTTGTTCTAAAGGAAGGATTAAAAAGACTGGAGTCGTCTGAGACTGATGGTCTTTCTGGAAAAATAAATTGTCCTTCTAGAGTTGCGCCGAGGTGCCTTAGACTTGTGCCTCCGGCAAGGTAGGTTCTTTCATTGGAACCTCCGGCATCTGAGCCGTTGTACACTACTCCGTCTGTTCTTCCTTGCCCCAGAAAGTCAACATAGTTTTTTGGCTTGCTAACTTCTCTATATGAGTCTTTCATCGTATAGGTTGTGTTGTTGCCGTAAGTATTTACCCTAACCAAGTCTTCACTAATGCCGAAACAATGTAGCAGGTTTCTAAGTGCTTTCTTTGTTCCCTTAGATTTGTTTAAATAAGTTAGGTTATTGTATATGTTGTGAAAAATACTATTCTTTACTTTTATCACATCATCTTCAAATATTATCTTTTCGCTCCTGTTACGAAAAGTTTCCAATACGCTAGCATCGAGAAAAATATCAGTTGCTTCAAAACCACGAGAACTCAAAGCCTGTTGCATGAAACTATAAGCAGAGTCAGTATCTGTGGGATATTCTATGTTTGAAATCTTTGATATATTGAAAATCTGTCCGTACAAAGTGTCCAGATAACTTGACATGACCTGGCAAAGATTCTTTAAGTTCTTGTTGTCATCCTCTTCTTGGATAAAACTTGCAAAGGAGCGATACAGACTGGTGTGGTTCTGATTATCATACATACTTCCCGTTTTCTGCAAGGATGTCGCTAGTGCAGAAACATCAGGATGTGCAGAATAAATTATAGGGTCCTTTGCTTCTGCGTTGGCTGCGGCTGCAAGAACGATAGCAGAATCTGTGGAACGAGCGCCAACAGCATAACCAGTCCACTTCCCATTCGACATTCTTCCGGAATAGTCCAATACCTTGTTGTCTCTTGAATCTGTAGTGGCAGCGTTGAAAATTCCCTCGTTAAATTTAAAATATAACCCCAAGTCTGGATTTTTGTTCCTATCTGTGTTTGTTCCCCCGAAGACATTGTTTCTCCATCCTCTTCCTATTTCTTCATATGTTCTGTGTTTTCTCCAGAATCTAAAGTCATCCAGAGAAGCTGAAAGTAGGCCCCAACCTTTGCCGGCATGTGCTCCACTTACGTTAGTATACAGAGAACCAATTTGGCCAGCCAAAGCTCCATTAAAGCTGCCTATTGAAGATCCTGTTGTAACTGTCTGGTTTAATGCTCCGTTTCTATAAAGAGAGCAGTTTAAGTTTGAACCATTGTTCTTGAAAGTCAGGGCATAATGAGCCCAGTTGTTATCGTCAATATCTAAGCCCGTACCAACCTCTGCGTAAAACGAACCACTTGAGCCAGACATCAATTCAAAGCGGAAAGCGTCTGCAGAAGAGCCAGACACGAGTTCAACTCGAAATCTCAAATAAGAGGCTGCGCCGAATGTTGCGCCGTTGCTCACATCAAAGATTACTTGTTTGTCGCTCTGTGCCGTATTGAAAACTGGTTTCTTCATCCAGAATTCTACCGTGGCTCCAGAGGTTCCAGTGAAAGAAAGGTTTGATTTCAAGTTCTCGTCTTCGTCGAACTTGTTTGCATCGGAAAAGTTTTGATATAAAGGCGACGATGCCATTGGAGAAGAAGATGTATGAGGGCCGCCAACAAAATAAATATATTCATCTGAGGCTGGTTTTTTATAATTGTTTTGTGCTGCGACGGCAGCGAGGGTGCTGCCAAGGCCAATCTTAGCATGGCCGTTGGTTTTCGGATATAGGTTGTCGTACACATAAGTTTCTAAAGCCGATGCTGAGAGTTCCCAATGTATCTTCTCTGATTCCGAACCATCATATGGATAGCTATTATAAACATGCTTCATCGCAGAGTCATAGTACTCTTCTGCTAGACCATAAATGGCAAAGTTTTCTGGCTTAGAGTAGTCCAGGCGTGGTACGAGCTTCTTGTTATTAAGATTTGCTGCTTCGAGTGCTTTAAAACTCTCTACGCCTTCTGCCTTAAAGTCATCTAGGCTTCTCGCCTTAATGGGCTTCTTTGTATTTTTATATAAGTCTTTTAAAGACATCAGTCTACCCTAAATTTAAATGTTTCTCTTTGCTCTTCATACCTGTCTTCGAATTTGTAAAGAATTTTAATGGCATAAGAATAGCCACTAACCAGGTTTGACATATCAAAGTCAAAATAGTTAGACTCCCTGTCGTAAGACATTCTAGTGTGATTCAAACTTCCCGTACCATACCCAACAACTTGTTGTCCATCAACAACTCTGTATATTTTGTAAAATGCGTTTTCGAATATCTCACTTTGAATATTTTTATTTGCCACAGTATAAATTGTGGGACACCAATCTCTGTCCCTAACGTACAAGCGAAATCTTGTCTTTTCGCTCGGAGAATAAGATGGTTTCATGTTCACGATATTGGTAACATAGTCTCCAATACCTGCCTGCACGTCGCTATCAAATGTTCTCACTGTTATTTGACTTCCCGTTGTGTAGGTGGTGGAACCGCTCGTCCATACATCGTAGAGATATGAACATGTCGTGTCAATGGCCACAGACGCCTTGTAGAGGCCGGTTGATACATAGCTACCCGTTGCTCTGGTCTTGCCGTCAGAAAGCGTTAGAGCGGAGCCTGTAGGCCCTGTAGAGCCACTATAAAAGCTTACATAAATACTTCCTGTCCCGATGGACGGAATATTGGTAAGTTTTCCCCTTATTCTATTATAGATGTATACATGATTCAAGTTGTCTGCACCTGGGGCTAATGAGCTGCTAGCATAAAAAGAGTCTCTTCTGTCTGCAACAGTTGAATCCCATCTTGCTTCGATGACTGGCTTTTTAAGTTCATATTGTGTATTTCTTGCAAAAAACTTTTTAGTATAATAACTTCTGGTTGCAGTCTCTAAACTAGAGGTTAGTTGGATGCCAAAACCATAGTTACTCTTTGCTCCCGCTATCCACTGCTCCACCAAAGGAGTTACATCTAGTTCCAAGTGCTCAAGCCCAGTATCAAAAGTTTGAGTAAAGACTGGCGCTGCATGGTAGTCTCCACCAGCAGCAGACCAAGTGACAGCTGTAGTTGCTGTTGTCCAGTTTGACACATCCTTATCTGAATAGTCTTCCATGTCTAGACCAATTCCTTCGGTCCATGAGCGAGAAACAGCATTCACCACAAGGTTGTAGCTCTTTGGCACAGTTTGGCTGTGCTCTGCGTTAAACATCTTCAGATAAAAACGAACACTACCAGAGACAGGTATGTCTCCACTTGTTCGGTCTTGAGATATTGTGGTCACTGGAAACGAAACTAAGGAACGGGCAAGCTCAGAAGAAGAGGTCGAATACTGACCGTAAATGCTGAACACTTCCAAAATATCGGAAGCTCCCATGTTAGAGCCCGTCCCCCGAAGAGAGAACGTACTATTGTAAGCATTTGTGATTGTGTTGTCGGCATTTGCCGAATATCTTTTAAAAGCCATTAGATTACCGATCCTTTAATATCTGCTTTTGGCAACTTTATTTCGTAAACCACATTCTTTGGCAGGTTGATATCTCTTCCGTCTCTTGAGGTGTGCTTGTCGATGTCTAGATATATTCCAGAATAAGATGCTCCCGTCTTGTTTACAATAGAAACATTTTGAGTATCCAAAACTCCCTCTACAGCGTTTAGGTGCTGATATATCTCTGATATTGAAAAGTCCTCTCCAATATGGGCGACTTTTTCTGCATAAACCTCTTGAAGCCTCAGAAGACAATTGTTTAGTACATCTGCACTTTCATAGTCCTCTCTGACCGATATGCTAAAGTTTATTCCAAAGTTCGCTATCTTGCCGTCAAGAATATCCACTGTGTCGTTAATCATCTTATTTTTTGAAACCCAAGTTTTTAGGTTGTTTTTTAGAATTGTATTTGCGGTTGTCAAAGAGCCATCAACATTCTCTGTTAGGACATAGATGTTCATATTCTTTCTTACAGATTGCGGGTCTTTGCATATCTTGGCTCTCTTTACCGAACCAAACTTTGCAGGCATTAAATAACACATGGCCTCATAGTCTTGCTCTGTTACAGCTCTGTTTTGTGCACCAAACGTATTCATTGCTCTCACTTTGATATCTTCAACGGTCAAGTCAATATTATCTCCAGTGATAGGTTCATCGTTTGTGCTCTCCAAAGAGCCACGAACGACATTAGAAGTAGTGACACTTAGCAGCTCTTCATTATCAAAAGATATTTCTTTTCTCACCACTTTGTCTAAAGTGTTGGAAGCAACATTTGTGTTGCTCGTTGTGTTTCTTCTATAAGTTATAAAAAGAGTAGTATTTGCCGGACTAACGCCCATCTTATCCGAAGATACCAATTTGTTTGGGTCCAGTACTTCGTCGGTGACGTAATGTTTTCCGGATATCTTCATGGCAATATTAGAGGGATCGAGAGCTTTGTCTGCAGCGAAGTCCTCTTCCTGGCCAGCGCCAAACTGAAGTTCGACCCTATCTCTAAAAAAGTCTGTCGTAAATCTTCTCGATGCCACAAAGGGCTTCATAATCTGAGGTGCCTGAGTTCTTGAGCCTGGGTCTACATTCTTTATCGCTTTGTATACTGTGTTCTGACTCAGATAGTCTACTTCGTAATATTCATTACCCAGAGAGTCTGTAACTGATATTATCTCGTTTATATCTGCTATGCTCACCGTAACTCTTTTGAACTTTTTAAATTCACCGACTACAATCTCTGCTCTATTCTTTGTTCCCGACGAAACCTTTCCATAAGCCTTCAGTGCATAATATGTGACTGCATTGGTGGAGGAGTCGAACCTAGCTGCAGTTGCTTCGCCGTTCTTAAAATCTACATCTTGGTCTAGAATGAAAGATGTACCATTTTTGGACATGAGCTCTGCTCCTGCCTTTAAGACGGGAATATAGCTTTGATTTATTTTTGTGCCATCGCCAGATGCAGGGACCAAAACAAAAAAGGCTGCGAGCCCTTGAGAAGAGGGAGTATTTGTAAACTTGTAGCCAGACTGTTTTGCCAGTGCAATAACATTGTCAATCTCTGAGGCGTTTTGTAAAAATGTCTCATTTGCTTGATAATCCAAATAAAAAGACAAAGAGTCCCCAATATAGGAGACTGTATCCATCATGAGCGAACCGAAGCCTGCTTTACTAAAATCTTGATATGAATTCGGATAGTATCTTTTGGAATATTCTATAAGAGATTTCTTGATTGAATCGAAGTCTCTTGATGTATAATCTATGAACTTACTTTTTTTAGGCATAAAAAACCCTCGCTGCTACTCTCTAAATAGAGATATAGTCAGATAATTCTCCCCTATCGTTGAATAAAAGAGTGGCCCCTTCTTGAATTGAAGAAACAAATATCTGCATTAACACTAAAATTTTATTATTGTCTTCGGTATCCTCGACAACCTCAAGTCTAGTAATATCCATGTATGGCATATACTTGTTGTATTGAGAAGATATCCTACCCCTTATATCATCGAGCAGGCTTTCTGAAATATTTTCAAATAAATAAGTTTGCAGCCCCACTCCAAATTCTGGGTCCATTACTCTTTCTCCCGGAATTGTGAACATTATCATTTTTGCATTTTGTTTTATCAAATCAATATACTCATCAACATGAGCAAAGTCCAAAGTATCGTCCTTCTTTAGGGGGATAGATGGGGTAATGTTATTGCTCTCTGCACCCTCCATCCTGAACTTCTTTTGAATATCACTTAAACTTCTAATATTATTCTTTACCATTTTAACACCCTCTTGCTTTTCCAAACTTTGACATGTCTAGAATACTAAATGTTGTTTCGCTCTCTGGCTTGCAAAGAGAGTAAGAAGAGTCTTCGACCTCATCTGGCTCCTCTGATGCCTCTTCACCCTTGTCACAAATAATGCACGAACCGTCTTGTCTTATGTTCAGGCCTATGTTGTCTAGCTCTCGTTTGAGATCTTCGTTCTCTAGCACTTGATTGCTCGATATCCCATCAAGTAAAAATAAGAGAGGATCGACAGCGGCATAATATATTAGGCCGAAAGGAGTTGGAATAAAAGGAGGTGCACCGACAACAAGAGGGGCATAAGTTACCCCAAGGGCAGTTAACTGAGTCATACCGGGAAAGTCTACCCGGACCCCTGGATAAACTGGAGTGTTTATGGGTAGGCATCTCTTGGGATCTGAAAATGGTATTTCAAATGACTTTTCCTCTAATTTTGGTATTATCAAGCCTGCCTTCAATAGTTCAACTATTGTCTGCGTTATTAGCGTGTGAGGATCTGCTGTCTTTACCCAGCCCTTGTAAACCTGCAGCGGCGTTCGTAACATGAAAAGAAGCAAATCTGGGTTCCAACTATGAGCAGGGAATTCAAAAGTTTTGGATGCCTGAGATGAATTACATTCCTCGAAACTCTTGTTGTAATCTGAAAGTTCTTCTCCTATCGCTGTCAGCATGGCTATGTTGTGTTTCGTTTGTGAAAACATCTGTTCAAACTCTTGAGATGTGTTGGCCATATATGCATAAGAAGAGACGAGGGAAGTATATTTATCCAAGTCAAACGAAAAGTCAAACATAATTCTAAATTCGTCATCCTTCGCAACTTGCCTTAATAAATTGCTGAACAGTTGGTCGCTTAGTGTTAAGTCAAAGTCTAGAGGTATTTGCTCAGTATGGACATGATCGTGCGTGATGTTCTTTTTATATTTTACTAAAACATAGTTGTTTATGCTGTCGCGGTTAAGGGGAGTGTACTTTTCTCCGTCGGCAAAGGTAACTGGATAGTCTTCATTGTGTTCTTCGATCATAGCCAGAACTTCTTCCTCGGTCTTGTTGAAAAATCTTATGCTCCTGTCTGTTAGTAAGCCCGGCTCTTGTCCGGAGGCGAACTCTTGTAGCGGCCAAGAGCTTGGCCTCTTATAATTACCTCGCAGCGACGAAGCTTTCGATAGCCACACGTTCATCTCCGCCTGCACCACTGCAGGCTTTATGGTGTTTCCTACAATGTCGTGTGTGTGCTCTTTGTTCACTGCATCGTTGTAACTTATGTAGTATCTGTCCACAACCATCCTGCCGGTAGTCTCCGAAGTGATATCTTCGGAACTAATACTTTGATGTTCTTCGCTTGGCAAAGAAACCGCATTGTGATGGTGGGACTTCACAACAATTCTTTTTGTTCTGACTCTGCCAAAGTCTGGATCTGGTAAGGAATAGCTTCCATCTGTTTCAACATAGTCAAAAGCAATGTTGAGGTCTTTCTCTGTTGTTTTAAGCTCTTTCGAGGAATCTCTTGTGAAGAACTGTTCTATGTCACAAGGGTCTGCAGTATCGACCCCCAAGTTTTGCAGTGCCTGCTCTCTAGTCTCCTCGTATGAGCATAAGACATGAACGAACATCATCTCTTGGTAGTCACCACTGTCAACAACCTGAACATGTGCCTTATCACTTTGCTCCACTTTGTCGAAATCTATGTTTTGCAAAATTTGCAAGTCTATCTTTTGGTCTTCTGGCGTTTGCTCTACTACGCCGTACTTGTTGAGATACATATTTGGCTCTTGCTTCTCGACGTAGGCTACTCTAACCCCGTATGCTGCAACATCTTTGCTAAGAAGCAACTCTTCGTTATCCCACTCAAAGTCATACCTTACTTGATCAGGGTTTGGATCTCCCTCCATATGAAACCTTCTCATCTTCGTAATAACTTCGCCGTTGATGCCTCTGACATATTTTTCTAGAATTATCTTTCCCTTGCTTGCGTCTTGCCAGTTAAAGTCTTTAAATCTGTTTTTCTCCACAGATAAAACTTGCAAGGAGTCTACAAATTTCTCTCTCAAAGCAAGGTCCACAACGTTCTGCTCTTCTTCTGTAATCGAAGGTACCTCGCAAACATTATTTATATTTTGCTTCAACTTTTTAGTGACCTCAAGATATTCTCTTTCAATAAGGTAATCTAGCACCTCAAAAAGGCCATCCTTTGAATCGCTAACAATCGGACGGTCTGAAAAGTCGTAATACGATCCCATCTCTTCACCGGAAGTTGGATACTTAAACTTTGAGTCAACCATGCTATTGTTTGCTTTTATTATCGCCTTAGACATTTTTGGGGTCATGTTAAAAGTTTCCGACATCTCCGTCATCATTCTCTTTTTTATCAACTCTTTAGTTAAAGCATCCATTGGCTTGTTATAGTACAAGATGGGGACTATAGCCTGTAATACATATTCTAGGCAATACGCTCTCACGAGCATCAATGCCGACATCGAGGCCATTGTCATAGACATTGGCGTATCTACATTCTTATCTGCAGAAACATTGTACTTCCTATTTTCTTGTGAATTTAAATGAGCAAACAACGATGTCGCTAGTTCGTAGATGCTGTCAAAGTTGAACAGCCTTGGATCTTTCTTTGCCTTCTTATGTGCGGGGCTCTGCGTAGGATTGAAGTTTATAAAATGAGCGCCAATAAGACTCTCTCCGGTATCAACATTCTCTGTCCCGTTTACTGGAGTTATAAGTGGGCTGCTGGATAATTCTTCACTGAGAAAGGATATTATCTCGCGAGTTATCCTGTCAAAAACTGAAGTTTGTTTTTCCGTGAAGTTATCCAAGTATGGCTTTAGCATCTTGTTTTCGATAGTAGCAATATAAGAAGCTCTATCTGCTGCAGATTCAGAAGCTTGATAAACCTTTGTCCAATATCTCCTCATCAGGACATTAAATGCTCTCTCTTGGCTTGTCATTTTTAAGTTACTGACTCCATCCGCAATGAGATCTTCACACTCAGTGTCTGCTGCTTCTTCGGGATCTATTGCCTCTAGCATTTTTGCAAGTTCCGGAGATAGGGAGTTCTCAACTTCTGCGACTGCTGAATATGGGGTTCTTCCGAACCTCTCAATAAACAACTTTGTTTTGTTCTCATAACTCAAACTATATTCATCAGAAAAGCGAACAGTGAAGTCGTTCTTCATGGCTGGGTCTACAAAACCGCTGGTGGTGGCCACATCCGATAATACAGTCTCCGATGTCTGCCCTCTCATTCCATAATATGAGGAGTCTCTTACAATATTCTCAATAGCCACACTATAATCTTCTGGCGACGTGTATATGTTCTCCATGTATAACTTTTCCAGGCCTCTAGTAAAATACGCAAGCTGGCTATACATCATTCCCTTTGACTGGTTGTTGTTTTCTAAAATTACGCCTATGGCCACTACCTTGCTGTGCAAGTCGGAAATAGAGTTTAACAATTCGTGAGTACTGCAAGCCCATTGTGAATCTACGAACTGTTCCGTCGTTACAGTAGCTGTGGTTCCTGCAGTCGTAACAGGCGTGGTTAGATTCATAGAACGACTTGTGGCTGCGTACCTGGAAGTGACTCTAACTCCATTGAGTATTAGGACTCTTACGATAGTTTCTTCCACTTCGTCTCCGATAGTTGTCATGCTATCTCCGAAGCCAAACATGTCGGAAATATTAAAAGATATATCCTCTTCCGTGTCCAAACTCTTAAAGCTTCCGTTATCCAACTCTCTACCAGAGAAGAAGCTTTTTGTAAGAGTTTCAGCTTTCAAATGATCTCTCAAATTGCCCATCAAGATGTTTGTTTCTATCTTCCTTGTGGCTATTGGGTTTTCAAAGTCAGTGTAAGGGCCGACCGATTCTGCATCCCTGAATTTAGCGTTCACGACCCTATCTTCACCGAAGTCGCTCTTTTTGTAAATTATCGTATCGTTGATATATTCCTGGTCTTCATCCCTAGCAAGATACCCTCCCTCTGGAGTTCCGTCAATGGTGATACCATCTTCGAGAAGTGGGACGTAGCCAGTAGACAATAATGCTTGGAATTCTGGGTTTACCATTGTTTTCTGGACTTCTCCTCGCTGCTCTATAAACTTAGTCTCTTCTAGAGAGCGAAAAGTTATGTTCTCGCCTTTAGCAAGAATCTTTGGTATTTTCTTTTCATGAATCTTTTTCTTTGCAATTGCAGCTTTGTACAGTTTCATATCCTTGTCAAAAGATATTTTCACTGGATCTAGCATCTTTCTAAAAACCTTCTGCGTGATATTTTGCAAAATCTTTGGTTGTGGTATTACCTCCATCTGATCTTTTAGATCACCGCCAAGGTTTGTACCCATTTGCTTGATACTCTCAATCGCGACTTGAAGTGCTTGCTTCTTTTCTTCCTGTGCCTTTTCCCTAGCTCTGTCTGCTTCTTCCTCGGTAATCTCGCCCCTGTCTAGGCTTTGCTCTAGGATACGCTCTCGAATATCTGCTTGTGTTATGCACGATTGGAATGGCTCTTTTGCCGAAAAGCTTTCTTGTGCTTTTGCAACAATGTCTTTCTTGATATCGCTCAAACCGGCAAGATGACCAATAAGAGAAAATGTTGAAGACAGTGCATCATTTTTGTCCACAAAAAGAGTTCTTAAATTCTGAGGCAAGGCCTCTCTTGCCTTTTCGATTGTTTCTTCCTCTGCCTCTCCAATGAGCAGTGACATATTCTCGTAGGGAGTCAGCTCCTGAGAAACAGAAGTCACTGATTGTAGCATGGAAATACTATTTTGTGCTGAGGTTGTCGATGGAGGGCTGAGTGGTCCTTGGGTCGAAGCCGCCAAAGTAACTTGGTCTGGTGTTACGACGTTCAGATCTGAGTATTTATTCAGAGTGTCTTCAAGGAAAGAAAAGGCCGATGTTCCTTTGGCCTTTGTTTTGGTATTGCCTGCAGCGTCGGATGTTATAGAAAAGTTGTCGGTTGTTGATATTGCGCCGCCTGGACCTGCGCTATCCATTCCAATGTCGAGTCTTGCCTGTGCTAAGTCTTTCAACATTGGTGCAATCTTCTTTACAGCGGCCTCCAGCTCATCACTTATTCCCTTGTTCGCCATTTGAGATATCTCTGTCATAGCACCAGCTATATCCCCAGAAAGAAAGTCTGCAGCGTTTTTGACATTCAGCATGTTACAATCAATAAGCTTCTCTAGGAGACTAACTATGAGTCCCCACAAAATGCCAAAAATTGCCATAGCGACTGCTTGATTTATCTGAAAGTAAAAGTTTCCAAACGGGCGAACCAATGTTGCTCTAGGGGTATCAAACGTCGGAAATCTAGCTCCAAAGGCCTCTAGCATGAGGCGTACCAAGACCGTACAAAAGGCGTTAATGTCGATGTGCTTTTCTATCTCTTGCATCACGAGGTCAGCGGCATTGGCTGGTTCTCTAGCTGCAATGACGATGCCCGTCTCAAAACCAGGAAGCTGAGGTCCTTTGTATTCGAACCCAAATGGTGTTCCGTGATATTCTTCTCTTATCTGGTTAAATATTCTGTTTGTCTTTGTGTCTCTATTGGTCTTATCTATCGAATCCTCAAGGTCGTCTCCCATTCTAAGCCAAATGACCATATCTTCAGTTATACTATCCACTTCTGATATTCCGAGGTCTTCATTTGGAAAACCATCTAGCGCCTTGTTATACATTTTAAAATTATCAAACTTACCTGAAAAGGTTGAGTTTCCTCCTCTGGTGTCGTCGCCAGCAAGAACAATCTTAACCCTACTGGTTCCTGCTCCAACAGTTTGACGCAACTCTTCTGGTATTTGGTATGATTCTGCCCTCTCGTTTTGAGTTGTTTTCAGGATAAGCTCTGCATCTAGAGAGTAAGCTTTCACTCTACCTTCTTTGTAGGTAAAGCCAAACGGTATAAAGGTAGAATCGCTGCTGGTTAGGATATTACTCTCTGTCACCAAAGATAGTTTTCTGGTGGCGGCACCTTCTCGATAGTAAACTTCTATAATGATGTTGCCGTCTTTTCCCGCCTTTATTGACCAGGCCCGATTGTTAACGCCCGACATATGAGAGGCTATGATGGTCCCTGGTGGGTTCTTTAAATAAGATGCGGCAATGTTCATGGAGACAGAGAATTCGCTTCTATAGAGCGCCTGCAGCTCTTCATCGGCCTTTATTCTTATCCTATTTCCCCTGTCAAGCTTTACTACTTCTGTGTTAAACTGACTGTTCAACTCCCTGACTCCATTTAACATTTCGACATATTTGCTGTCCGATGCGACGAAGGTTTCAATGACAGGAAGCAGTGCTGGAATACCAATGGTTGTTATCAAGTCTCTACAGTCTGTTGTTCCCAAATTACATTCTATAACCTTGCTTATAATTGAACTTGGACATGCTTTGTGTAAGACCTTGTTGTACAGGTCAGATATGTTGGTGACTTCTGTTACAAGTTTTTTTAAGTTACTTTCTGTAAAAAAGTCATCCCCAATGTATTCGAAACTTTCGTAGAAGTTCTCTAAATCTTTTATAACATCGGTGCCGGCCTTGTTTATATTTTCTTCGTACCATTTCCAGTCGTGCCACGACGTTCTTTTCTTAAATTTGTCAGGGGCCTTTTCAATGGTTGATTTTTCTTTTCTTTTTGGACCCAAAGCATCCGAATATGGGTGCGCGTTATATTTAAGCGAAAAGTCATACCAGTCCCAACGAGGGGGCTCTTTGACTGAACCTAGTTTTCTCTGTCTATTGAAGATTCCCACAATGCCGGTACCTTCTGTGACTCTATCACAATCGTCAGAAGCTCTCTCAAGGTGACTCTTCAGCTCTCTAGGTTTTTTATATATTGTGTTTGCGAGAGCAGAAACAATATCTAGGTTACTCAAGTATCCTACGATAACGGGGTCAAGTGAGCTTTTGATGTTAATTATCAAAGGAGAGCTCTCTTGTTCTTGTGGGCCAATCCATTTCCAGGTAATATACGCACCCTCTACAGATAAGGCTCGTTTAGGAGTCTCCTGGCCTATCGTTCCTCTGTACTCTATAACAAGGTCTTCCACCAGGAAGTCTCCTATATTAGACTTTCCTCCGTTTGCTTGTGATATCGTTTGAAACCTTGCTCTTATTCTAGTCAGAACTTCTTTGGTAAACTTCCTCAACAGCGTTGCTTCTCTAGAATAAGAAAAGCCATTAGGGTCGCCATCTTTTGATAGCTCCTTTTGGTAATACCTCAGCAACTGAATTGTCTTATCTACCTTTAGGCCAAACTCAGTGTTTGCAACCAAGCCGTCGTATGTCAAGTCCTTTTGGTCTGGCTTTTCTTTTACGCCGGACCACACAGGAAGATATATGTCTCTCAGGCCTATAACTATGCTTTTTGTTTGGGACATTAGTTTACCTTGTTATACCTACTGTTGATATATTTGTTTCCACCCATAGCAGATAAATAGTCTTTAGAAAAGTTTGCTAAGTTATCTCGCAAATAACCTTCAAGACCCAATGCATAATCTTGTAGCTGATTACACATAGTTTTTACGCCCTGAAAGGTGACTGGCTCTGAAAAGAGGCTGATGTTATCATAAAAGCCTGTAAAGTGCATATGGTCTATCAGCGTCATGTTGAGGTCGTTTTGTGTGGAGTAATATGAAACTTGCAATTGTATTAGTTGCTCCAAAAGCTCCGCCAGGTATGACAATGCGTCCACTAGGTTATCCCCCAAGACTATGGGCTGCAGCGAGTCTGTCTCGTTATTCGCGATGATGTCGATACCTGTGTTACTCGACGGCGAGGGCGTCAAACCCTGCTCTGCATGTATTTTCATGGATGCATGGGTAGGCTCACCTGTCGTTATTATTTTTAAACTTCTTCTCCCCACCATTCTTACATCATCTGCTTTCATACCAATTGAAGATCTTGTTTGAATTTGTTGCTCTCCTCCGGATGAAGCCATTAAATCATATTTCCTATCAATTAAAGAATTTTCTGAAATGCAAATAGATGCTGCATCTGCTCCGAAATTTGGATTGTTCTCTATTCTTCCACAGAGTAAAGTTATTGATGATGTCCCAGCTTTTGGGCTGCGACCTTCTCCAGTTGACCAAGAGCCATCTCGATCCCTACCAAGAACAATTTCACAGTTGGTGTTGCCAGGGTAAACTACTTCACAGGCAGCCTTGTTCCACTTTGTTTTTGGCTCGTTGGTGATTCCTTGGGCCAGGCCACTGGACAGGACTTTTTCTCTGTCTTCTTTTGATGAATTCGCTTGAGTATGTTTTTTGTTTGCCGGGGGCTTGTTAGAAATAAAGTCAGACATTATGCTACTCCACCCCCTTCATCGGGTGCCCTGTTCCAAGCCATCAGAAGAGGCTTTGGATCGACCTTCCTTCTCCTTGGGTGAGTCATAAGTGTGTAGTGTAGGTGAACACCTTGGCTGCGGCCTGTTTTTCCCATAGTCGCTACCTGATCACCTTTCTCGACTCTTTGGCCCACCTTAACCGTCACTGTTTCGCAGTGCAAATAAAGAGATCTATATCCATTATCGTGAATAATAGAAACTTGGTTTCCTCCTGGATATTTCTTTATGTTTGATGCCAAGCTACCATTTGCCGAGTCTATTACCCCTCCCAACGGGGCCAGCATAGGGTGTCCAGCCTTGCCATCGACGGCCAAGTCGATGCCGTTGTGGTCTTGTATGAGGGGTTTTCCGTTCCTGTCTTTTGCTACTGGGTGTGGTCTGTTTTTTTGAAAGTCGGAAGACATTCTAACCGCATTTGGAACCAACAGTCTTGCAGCTGCACCAAACTCATCAATTTGTGCAGGAGTCATGATGCTTCCGTTTATTTCTGCCATGACCTTTCCTGTTTCCCTGTCGGTAGGTACTCGAAATTTTGTTTTTTGCTTTTCGGGCTCACCCATTATTTGATCATAAACAGTACCAACATGCTGACCCAATTGGCCGAACATACCCTTTACTGCGTCTTGTGCAACTGTGGACATATCCCTATTTGCAGAGCCAGCATTCGCACTAGACTCTATAATCTCTGTTATTAAAACACCATCTCTATCTTTTGGGTGAAGATATTTGCACTCGACAAGATCTCCTACGCTGAGAATAGCTCCCTCGTTACCATAGTCTAAAAAGGCGTCTGGGTGTAATGACATGTAAAAGAGCCTTTCTTTAGTCCCCTCGTCATATGAGAATGGATCTTCCAAGTGGCCATACAGGTCTGCTCTTATTTTATATACTCTTTCTGTACCACTGCTTTTTCTTCCAAGCTTTGTGCTAAGAAGTGACGAAACTATATCTGGGTCTGTAATAATGTCTATTATTTTGGCGTCGAAGCTATCAGGATCGGTTGGTGCCATCTCTCTGAAGACGGTGCTCAATATAGAGTCGATGGGGCTTTCTCGGTTTACGTTAACCCTTCCCGATCTCATCTTATCAGACGAATCATTTAATTTAGATATATTATCTGGCAGTCTTGTTCCGACTTTTTCATCTTTTGCCATTTACTAGCCCTCTTTAATAATGCGAAATAACTCTTCCTTGTCGTCATCGCTAAGAGTGGCAGATTCTTTCTGTTCTTTCTTCTGTAATAAAGATGCGATCTTTACCAACTGCTCATTAGAGCGTTGGAGTGTTTCTAAATATTTTGCAGCCACAGTTCCCACTTCTGCATGCTTGCTTGGTGATACACCTATGTACATCATCAAATCTTCTAGAAGTTTGGTAGTAACTGTTCTGTCTTTTGTAATATTATCTATCGCTGTCTCTATCTGCGTCGAGAACTTTTTATTTGATTTCATCTTCGACCCACCTCTCTTTGAATGTCCTATATTTTCCCCTAAGTTTATTTAAGCTGTTTACAATTTGTTTTGTATTCATACCCGTTATTTCTCTTAGGTAAAAGTAAATAGCCTTTTTGTTGAAAATTTCTAGGGACTCGCTGTTCGCAAATAGCGTCTTTGTTGCCATTAGGACTTTTTTTTCGTTTGGTTTGAGCTTTTCTTCTTCCCAGCTATCCATTTCTTTCCAGAGGTGTTCCCAAAATTCTCTGTGCTTCTTTACTTTTTCGTACTCATTTTCGACAGAAAAGTATCGCTGCTCGGTGTCTTTGTTCATGTCGTCATAAAGAACTTCCCTTTTCAGCTGGGCTGTGTTTTTCTTTACTTTGTGAATGAACCAGTTTTTTGTAGTTACACTAAAATAACTAAAAGCCTTTGAACCTTTGTCCGGATCAAACTTATCTAAAATAGTAGTTAGCCAAACCTTACACTCTGCCTTTAAGTCGTCAATATTTGGCAAAGTAGTGAACTTGTAGGTATAGACTATTTTATCAACAAGTTCGTCAAAAGCTGGGTGTATGAAATCTCTATATAATTGTTCTTTTGTTTTTCTATCATCAGTAGATGCATATTGGACGATAGCGGCTTCGTGTACTTCCGTAAAGTAATTTCTCTTTTTTCTACGGCCTCGCTTTTTGGTCGTCTTCTTCTTTGTCGTCATCTTCTTCTCCGTTGGTACTGCTTTCATTCAAAACGGCTTCCATGTCAAGAAGATAAGAACCTAGTTCTCTTGAGTGGTCCAGCATATTTTGCAGGGTGTCATCGCCATAAAAGGTTTCCATCTGATAAACATCTGATAGATGTCCTTGGAAACTTTGTAGGCTAAAAATAATTTCATCAATATTATCAGAAAAATATAAAGCTCTCCTTAAAGTGCGGTATAGCAAATAAGATAGCCCTATGTTGAATATTAAAGATATTAAAAACAGTATTAAATACATATTAGTTATAAGTTACTTTCTTTAGTCTATCCCTCTCGCCCTTAACTTCGGTGCGAATTTCTTCGATAGACCTCTTTACAATATCACCATTATTGCTTTTTTTTAAGTCATTTTTTTTAGTAAACGTGCGAAAAGAAGAGACTTTTTTACTAACACAGCCAGTCTCGTTACATTCTGGACATTCCTCACAAGTCTCACTCATGAGGTGTGTGGCGTAAAATTCCTCTTCGCATTCTTCACATTTATAAAGATATTTAGGCATCGCCTAATATTCCCTTGTCTAGCTTGCTTTCATCAATCTGCAAGTTAGGTGGGTTCAACACAACAAGTTCACCGTCGTCGCCGGGTTCAAAGTTGAGGTCTTCTAAAAGTGGCATAATATCACTTTGTTCCATTAAACATTTCTGCAGAGTCATCATAAGTGCACCTGCTGCTTGATTTGACAATTTCATTTTTTACTCCTCTTCAGAAAAAAAAGTTTCTGAGTTTATGTTTTTATCATCAATAAAAATATCGTAATGAGGTTTCCACATCTTCAGCTCATGATGCTTGGCTCCCCATTCTGATAACTGTTTGTGAGTTAGTTCTGTCCAGTCTATTCCTGTGTTAGAACCTCTCGCTGTCCAATAAACGACCGTATGACCTTCGTCGTACAGCTTGTTTATCTTTTCAATTCTCTCCATCCACGGTACCGCATTGTCATACTTTCCCTGTGTGTTGCAACATATCGTACCATCAATATCTACATAATATATTTTTTTCATGTTCTCTCCCCGATCTTCTTTACCCTGTCCATAAAAGACTCTGCCTTTAGAGAGTGAAAGTGTTCTCTTTTGGCCAAAAGCATCTGTTCGTATTCGATTGCTTGTTTGATTGCATCATCTATAGACACTCCACTCACCATATCAAAGACTACTGCCCTTGTTTCAAAGCCATCCAAGAGGCCTTTTTCGTGCATCTCTTCTAGGCGGGGAGCACTTTTCTTGGAGACAGAGCCTCCCATTTTTGTTTTTAGGTTATACTTTTTTGCTGCTGTCAGTGCTTTCTCTGCGTATACCATGACCAAGTAATCATCAACATTGTTTTTTGATAAGCCAAGAGAGCGCGATAAGTCAGAACGTCCCACTACAATGCCGTCTATGCTTTTGTGGTGTTCTTTAAGTATGTCCTCTATCTTCTCACATGCTGTCTTTGTCTCGATGTTAATAAACTGTTGTGGCGGCGTGACTTTCAGCAAATCACATCTACTTTCCATGGAAGATATAAATTTAGAAACTGCAAATTCACTTTCCACCATTGGTGCGACCACGCCTGCCACGCCGAGCCTTAAACACTTCTCAATGTCCCTGTTTGCTTCGCATCCACCTATCTTAACGAAGACCTGTAAATCTGGTGTGCCAGCAAGCATAACCAGATCTGTTAAGTCAGAGTCTGTTACTCCCTCGTCCTCGAAAGAGGCTTTCAGAGCTGAAGCTCCGTACTTCTCTTTCATTAGTGTTATCTTTTGTTTAATCTTATCATTGAACATTTTTAAACTCACTCTCGTAGATATATTCAGCAAACTTAAAGTCTAAGGCAGTGTCTATATCCATTGCCTCTATTTCATCCAATATTAAGAATGCTGGTTTTTTACCTACGATGTTCTTATTTTCCATTATTAAATCTCTGGGACAGATACAAACGCCATAGGTAATTTTATAAATATTTGGCAACTCTTGGCTATTAGGGGAATTACTCGGGTCATAGTTTAGTGGTTTGCCTCCAAGCCACATGTGATGCTTCATTGTAGACACGGTTGCAACAGAGTCAATACCATGTCCTACCTGAAATGCTCTTTTTGCCTTTTCTAGAGTCTCTTTGTTTATAAAAGGACTTGTTGGAGGACAATAGGCTATTGCGCCCTCGGACACAATTGTAGTTAAATTACAAAAAAAATCACTAGCAGAACAATAGTCGCTAGCATAATATTCCTCCCTCTTATGGGAGCTTATGCCATGTCTTTCTGCAAACTTCAAAATGTCATCCGAGTCCGTAGAGAGTATTATCTCATCAAAAACTTCCGCTTCCTTGAGAGACTCAATCTTTAGATCCAGCAATGTAGTGTCGCCAAAAGGTCGAACACTCTTGTTGGGCACTCTCTTAGAGCCTGAGCGCACTGGTATTATAGCTGTTATCTTGCTGGAGCTTCTCATAAGTTTGTTGCCCTATAAATGAAGTCCAAGTATTTGAATTGCCACTCATGATCTATGTCCAGAGACTCTCTTTCAGATATAGGGAACAGTTCGATATCTCCCTGCTCGGAAAAGTCTCCCATAAAAACGCCGTCGCCGATGGTGGCCATTTCGCTAGCATACAGACAATGAGCTGCTTCGTATGTGGCTTCAACCGCCTTTGTATTTAAGTTTGGTTCTCCCTCGGGCCACTCGTTCAACATTTTCCCACTCTCGTTCCAAAAGTAGTTCTTCTTCTCTATGACCGCGAACAAGCCCTTGCTTGGTGTTTGCAAATAGTGTTCGTAAAAGCTATCTATGGTGGATGTCTCCAAAAATGGATTGCAGGCGTTGACAAGTATGATATACTTATAAGATAGTTTATCCCACCACTCATACATGCCCGTTAACTTAGATCCGGTTCCGCCGTCCCATACTGCAGAGTGTTCGCTCCTCTTGAATATATTGACTCCATTTTTTACCCCGACATCTACAAGTTCAGGCTCATTAACGGATAAATAAAAGTTTTCTTTTGGGATAGCTTTGGAATCCAATATCTTCTTGACTGCGATATCAACCAAATTGGTTCCGCCAAAATCTCTTATCATTTTCCTTTTGCATCTTTCCGAAGAAAGTCTTGCTTGAATTATCACACATACTTCTGATGGTTTTTTCATTTAATCTCCCTTTTCGACCCTATAGCTGTCCTCGTCAAAATGAGTAGTAGAAAACTCATACATCTCTGTGTCCTCTAGCGCGATCATTCTGTGAATAAGGCCAGTGGGGACATGGAAGTTGTCTCCCTTTTCTAAAATGACTTCAGATGCAGTGCTAATATCCTCATCATAAGAATATAATACTCTCAGCTTCCCGCTATGGATATAGAAAACTTCATCTTTAATTTTATGGTAATGCCAAGAACACTTTTTTCCTTTTACAAAAAACAAAAGCTTACCGCAGTATTTATCGTTATTGACAATCCATTTTTCATAACCCCAACCTTTGGGGACAAAATTCATTTCCATTTACAACTCCAGAGGAAAAAACCTTTTTGAGATCTCTTTGCTCATATTATTATCGTAGTTTTCTCCAATATTTTGATATTTTATCATTCTATTATTATAAGTTAAGAGATAATCCCAAAACAAAACTGCTTCTCTTCTTTGAAAATCAAAGTTATAGTTTGCGCTTATCTTCAACTTCTTGTTTGGCTCGAATGCGTGAGCGCCTGCATTAATGTTTTCTATCTGCTCTTGTGTCCAGCCATCCCATCCAGCAAATATAACCTTTTTAGCTCCCAAATATGTCGCTAATGTTATCAGCTTTGGAACAGCTCCCGATGTCAATGATACCCTCTGGTTAAAGAGGAAGCACTTGCACATCTCGTCATAAAATGTCTGGATCATCGACGGGCTTCTAGATATAGAGGTATCTATGGCGCAGATAGTGTCGTCTCTCTCTACAACGTCTGCGAACTCTGGTATGTTCATATCAAGCTCTGAGTTAATGTAGCATAGAGATATTTCTCTTTCTTTCAGTTCCTTGTTTTTGTAGAATGCGTTACAAGTCCACAAGTAATCTCTTTCTACGTTATCGTAGTCAATCTGAAGTGCGGATGGTCCTCCGCCGACGATAAGTATTGTGCTGTCTCTGTACTTCTTCAGTTCTTCTAAATTTTCACACCACATGTCGCCAGTTCTAGTGACGCTCTTTTGGGGGTGTGTTAAGAACGAACGATAAGGTTCCGGTGGCGGGTATCCATGTTTTGCATTTAAAAGAAAGTCTTCTTTTGTTGTTAGCATACTTGCTTCATTAGCGGGATACTTTGAAACTATATTGCTATAAGTTTCATCCGGGCCAAAGCACCTTTTGCTTATTTTATCATACCACACATTGTACTCTGGCTCTCTGGCTATTCTTTTCCTAAATTCAGAGTATGCACCTTGCCACTCGCTTTCAACAAAAAGTTTATCTTCTCTAGAATTGTATATCTGAATACAGTTGTCTATTTCTAACAAAGCAGGCTCTCTATTTCTCTATGATATATTTTCCAACGACCAAGACATCAATGTTTGTACTCATAAAGCATTTGTACGCATCTTCACAGTCGTTTACAATAGGTTGCCCCTTCACGTTAAATGAAGTATTAAGCAAAATGGGGTATCCAGTTTGCTTGTTGAAAGTCTCTATCAAGGTTCTATATCTCGGGTTAAGTGAGTGGACAGTCTGTACCCTAGCAGAATTGTCAACATGAATAACTGCACCGATGTCCTCGACTTTATCCTCTCGACATTGGACTGCCCTTAGCATATGAGGGCTATCATATCTTATCTCAAACCATTCTCTTGCTTCCTCTGCCAAGACAGAGGGCGCGAAGGGCCGAAAAGCTTCTCTAAATTTAACACGGGCGTTTACATGATCTTTTATCGCAGAGGGAAATGGCTTTGCCAAAATACTTCTATTGCCTAAAGCTCTTGGCCCAAACTCAGCGCCACCTTGCACCCACCCTATTATTTTTCCTTCTTCTAACCTCTGGGAAACCAGTGAGAAAGCTTCATCTGCTTCCACATAGGTTATTTCCTCTCTGTCTAGAAAAGATTTTATTTCTTCGTCTGTTTGACGGTGGCCAAGAAAGAAATCGTGATACTTCCCGATCTCTACTTTGCCTCTTCTGGACAAACTCAAATAGGCTGCTCCGATGGAAGTTCCATTGTCTCCGGATGCAGGAGGTACGAAGATCTCATCGAAAATGTTCTTGCTTTCTATCTTGCCGTTAAGAGAGCAGTTCAAGCCAACCCCGCCTGAAATGCACAGTTTGTCCACTTCGTACTCTTTTCGTAACAGTGTCAGTTGCTCTAGAACAATCTCTTCTAGTCTGTCTTGCAGTGCTGCAGCAATGTTCTTATGGTTGTCTGTTATTTCGTCTTCCCACTTTTTAAGTGGACCAAACATAGAGATAAACTCGTCACTAACAAATTTGTCTCTCTCTTTGTGAAAAGAAAACCATTTTTTATTTATTTCGATGTCGTATCCATTTACATTGACCATCTCCCTAAAGACATCAATATATCTCTTATCTGTATTTGGAATAGTTTCTCTGCTGTTTCCTAATGGAGCAAGGCCCATGACAATTCCCTCGTCACACATTGGTTTCCATCCAAGATAAAATGTTATAGCAGAGTAAAAAAGACCCAATGAGTTGGGCCATGGGTTCCCCTTGTGTATTACTTTTATCTCTCCATTGACGGCCATGGCCATCATGGAGCAGTGGGTTTCTCCAATGCCATCGTTGCTATATAGGAGAGCAGTATCAAAGCCGCTTGGATAATAAGAACTTGCCACATGACACAAGTGATGGTGATTAAAATCAACGTCACCGTCATATCCAATTTGCTCTTTTAGTATTCTTACATACTCTTTTTCTGAAGGGAGATCCCTTCTCATTTTTCTTACCTGCCCAGAGGCTTTAAGAAGAATGGAAGGCTTGTAGGAAAAGCTAACAACATCTATATCGGAAATTTCCAAAGAGGCAATCTTCAAACAATCATTAATTGCATTCTTTGGAAAGTCTCTTGTGTGCTTATCCCCACAGTACCTCTCCTCTTCGCAGGCGGCCACGAGTTTGCCGTTCTTTAAAAGAGCTGCAGATGTGTCGTGGCCACCATAATTAATTCCTAAAATATTCATGTTTACCTTTTTACACTACCATAACATTAGGGGTAAAGTATCTAAGTTTGTTTGCGACCTCAACTTCGTGCTTTAAGAAGTGTTTCTGGCCAGTGCCAAGGGTGTTTACGACTTGTCTGGAAACATCTACCAACTCTTTAAGTTCGCCCTCCTCAATAGAGGCAGATTGGTCCGAACCATACATGCTTCTGTCCAGCGTGATGTGCCGCTCTAATGCTTTAGCGCCATAGGCGACTGCCAAGATAGACGGAAATATTCCTTGTTCGTGACCGCTGTATCCCACAGGGACGTTGTACTTTTCTGCAAGAGTTTTAACTGCCAAAATATTGCAGTCTTCATTTTTGCAAGGGTAGGTAGAAACACAGTGAAGCAAAGTAAACTCGCACTCATGTGAGTTAAAGATCATCATTGCTTTCTCGATGTCAGAAGAATTGCACATCCCTGTCGAGATAAACGTGTGCTTTTTCTCTGAAGCTATCTCATTTAAAAGTTCTTCGTATGTCAACATGGCCGAGGCCACTTTGTTAAAAGACACATCGTATTGTCTCAAGAAGTGTTGGCTCTTTATGTCCCATGCCGATGCAGTCCATAAGATACCTTTTTCTTTACAATATTCAGAGATCTGATCATACTCTTCTTTTCCGAATTCTAAGCCTTCTTTTTGATCTCTCTGTGTAGTCCCCCAGGGAGACTGTCTACTGGATTTTAAATATTCCTGTGTGTAAACAGTATCAATATCTCTTTTCTGAAACTTGACTGCTTGGCATCCCGAACGTACTGCCGCATCTATCAACTTCTTTGCAACCTCAATATCACCATTGTGGTTGATGCCGATCTCGGCAATAAAAAATGGATTATTGACTGTCTTTTCATATGGATTAAATTTGCTCATTCTTATTTTTCCTTTTATAATTCTTTAAACGGAAGAACCCTGTTTAAATATGACATATTGTCGGGTGCACTTGTGTAAATGTTCATCCCATGCAACTCCTTCCATTGTAACCACTTTTTCAAAATATTTAAAGGTATTTCCAAACTTTTTTCCATTTCGCCATTTTGAGACTCATCTGACCAAGGGTGCCTGTCGTCGTCGTTATAAAATCTAGGGCCAAACATATCAAAACCTAATATGCAAATCTCCTTTGCGCCCAGTGCATAGCAGATGGGAAAGACAGCACTACTAAGCTTGTTTTCAAGTCCCCACTTGTATTGTAAGCCGATAACAGATTCGCTATCAAATTCTATAGAACCCACTATAGTTTCAGGGTGCATAAATCTGTAATATGCGCCTTCTGTAAAGATATCTTCTTCTGGAAAACTCTTAGAGTTGTTTTTAATATATTTTGTAGTAGTACACTTCACTTCCTCTATATTATATTTTTCCGAAACTTTCTCTATGAGTTCCTCAAACATTTTCCACCCTCCTGGAATTCTCATTAGAGGTGTAGTGCCGCAGTATCTTCTGTATTCGGGAAACCCTTGTTTGAAGAATGATGGTATAATGATTCTCATGTCGGAGAATTCTTGTGTTTCGTTTTTCAACAAATATTCAAAACCCTCCACATAAGCAAACGGGTCTGCACTAAACCATATATCCGGAACGATACCTAGTCTTTCGTGACAGTGGGGAAAGGTTCTTTGGAAGGCCATTATTTTTTCCCCGTCTTTTTTCTTTGCCAGTTTTGTACTAAGGCCTGGTCCTATCACTAATATGTTCATCGTTCTTCATCTTTCTTTTTCTTGTAGAGTGACTCGCACAATTCAAACTGCCATTCGTAGTCTACGTCTAGCGCCTCTTTTTCTTCCATGGTCCACAGTTTGACGTCACCCTGCTTTGTGAGATCGCCCATCCAGATGTCGTTACCAATATCCTCTATAGAGCCAGCATACAGACAGTGGGCTGCTTCTCTAACTGGGGCTGCTGACTTTGTATTCATATTTTCTGAAAATGGTGTCAACAGCTTTCCATCTTCTTGCCAAAAATAGTTTTTCTTTTCTAGGACAGCAAACATGCCATTCTTATCGGTGCTCAAGTAGTCGCTGTAAAAACGCTCTATTGTGGACGTATTAAGAAATGGGCAGCATGCACTAACCATGACAATGTTTTTGAAGGGTATCTTGTCCCACCATTCAAAAATTTCTGTTATCGGATCTCCTTCAGAGTTCGCAGACTTCTCACTTCGACGAAAGATATTGACAGGATATTGTTTTACCTTTTCAAGCAACTCCTCTTCGTATACCGAACAATAGATATTTTCGTTTGGTATATTAGATGATACCAGTTTCTCTAAAAGAATGTCCATGAGAGTCGTATCGTGAAATTTTCTAGTCATCTTTCCTGGGCATCTCTGAGAAGAAAGTCTTGCTTGTACCATGAGTGCCACTTCCTTTTTCTTTTTCAAGTCTCTCCTCCTGCATCGTTTTCCGACAGTTCTTCCAATAGTTCATTTACAATTCTGTCGCACTCTTTTATATCTTTGAAGATCTCTCTTGCTCTGTCTGGTGCTAGCTCGAAACACAACCTGACTGCATCCATCCAGTTTACGTTGTTTCTCTCTCTTATCTTCTGCACGTCGTCAATTATATCTTTATCTGTTCTTTCCTTCAGAAAACCGTCTATAGAGGAAACCTGAGTGTTCCAGCCATCTTTCTCTAACAAATGCATGTGTGGTTCTTTGTGCTTCATTCTATGGGTATTACCCTCGCTGATATCTTGTTTCATTCTTTTATATTTTCTTTTCTTTATGTAATACCATTTTTCAATAAACAAATTAATAAGATTATCATTAAGTTTCTGATAGGAGGAAGACAGTGTATCACTTTTATTAAAAGACACTTCTCTTTGAAAAATTACATCCCCAGTGTCAACGCCTGCATCGACATGGTGGATAGTCACCCCTTTTGGGGTTCCCTCAAGAAAGCTCCACAAGTTAGGGTCAGAACCCCTGTTCCAAGGCAACATAGAGATATGAAGGTTGATAATATTATCCCCAGACTCATCAATTATATTTTGCTTTATGATGTGCCTATATCTGTAACTTATGCATAGTTCTATGTTATTTTCAGTAATGAACCCTGGCTCTATCTTTTCTGAGGTGTAAACAACTTCGTTGCCTTCTTCTAAAAAGTCTTTCAGTTCGTATGGCTCTACTCCAAGATACAAAATTTTCATTATCCCAGATCCTCTCTTCTGATTACGGTTCCCGGTGCTATATCTCTGAGTGTCTTACTTCCGATGATCTCCCTATAGGAGCTAGCAGGAACAGCCCCTTCAAGAAATGGGCGACTTGTGGTTATATTTTCCTGTGTAAGTTCTTGACCTTTTTTTATTTCTTCTTTGGAAATAACAGAACGTCTTGCCATTTTAAAATCTTTTTCTGAGTCGGTATATTCCGACTTCTTTCTTTTCAGAGAAAGTTCTGCCAAGGAAATCTCTTCGTTCATCTTCTTTAAATCATTCGGCTCCATAGCAAACGGATGATCAGGGCCTGGTAGTTTATTAGAAATTGTAAAGTGCTTTTCTATTGTTGTTGCCCCTACCATAACTGCTAAGGCAGGAGTTATGGTGCTCATTGTATGATCAGACAAACCCACCTTCACTCCCTGTTTACCATACTTTTCTAGTATGTCCTTTACCATCAACAGGTTTATATCTTCCTGGGGTGTTGGATATGCATTGTTACAATGGAGAATTGTTATGTCGTAGTTGCTTTGCTTATGACATGTGTCTATTATTTCTTGAATAAAGTCTATGTGACAGCCTATACCTGCAGATATAATAAGCGGCAATTTTGTTGCTGCCACCATTTCAACAAAGCGCAAGTCTGTTGATTCAAAGCCAGCAATCTTCATCCTCTTTACGCCAACATCGCAAAGTTGCTGAATGGCTTCTTCGTCAAATGGTGTTGCCATAAACTCTATGTTCTTTTTATCACAATATTCTTTTATTTTAGGAACCCACTCTCTCGGCAGCTCAAGCGTTTTCATGAGGGCGTTTATGTCCCCATAGCCTGCAAAGTTTGGTGTGTTTTCTGCATATAAAGTTTTTGAAGAAAATATTTGAAACTTTACTGCTTGTGCGCCAGACTCTTTGGCCACGTCCACAAGAGCATATGCCTGTTCGAGACTCTTATTGTGATTTGAGCCTGCTTCTGCGATAACAAAAGTATTCATAGTACAGATATTATATATTCAATCTGCTCTTTTGTTAAGTTATGGTGTATGGGGAAGTTCACTATCTTTGGATGAACTTTCTCTGCATTGATCAATATTGTTCTCTGCTTCATCGCCGTCGTCTTGTGGAGAAGTGGGTACAACCTAGATGTGTTAAGTTTTTTCATTATATCTTCTGAGTTCTCTCTCAGTGCTGAACCGATGTAGTAAGAAGAATTTGGAGAATGCTGAACCAAGGGTTTATCCACCATTTCGGAAATATACTCGTAGTTTTCTTTTCTCCTCTCGCGGAGTTCTTCATATACTCTCATACTTTCCAGGCCAAAGGTTGCATTCAAGTTGTTCATATAAAACTTAAAGCCATTCATAACTATGTCGTAGGTATTTCCAGCATTTTTTCTACCAAAGTTTCTAAAAGAACGAAAATACTCAGAGGCGGAATCGTGGTTTGTGGAAATCATCCCTCCGTCGGATGTGCATATCGGCTTCATTGGATGAAAGGAAAAGAACGAAAAGTCACACTCTAAACTTGGTGTAACGCAGTGGGCAGAGTCTACAACAACTATTTCATCACCCACCAGGTTCCATCCCTTTATGTTATCAACTCCACCGTATAATACAGGCATGACAACCTTGGGGTTGACTGAGTTTGTGTTTCTTCTCTTTATTCTATAATCTTTACAGTCGAACTGTAGCTCTTTTGTTATGTCCACATAGTGAACTGTGTGTCCGACGTGTTTAGCTGCCCAAGCAGGAGATATAAATCCCAGGGTTGTGGTGTAGACCTCGCAGGGACCATACTGTTCATAGAGGTAATAAAAGATCATGAAGGCGGCTGCACTAGCAGAGTTAGTGGCTATATTGTTTTTCTTTTGCGAGAAGCTCTTAAACTTGTTCTCAAACTCAACAACATTGGGGCCAAAGCCCAAGTTTCCACTCTCGATGGTCTTTGATATTTTATCGTAACTATCTCTGAGGAAAAATGGTTCGTATATCTTCATTAGCTGCTCTCTTTGGTTCCCCTAGAGATAAGTTCCAGCAGAACATTAACATCGTCGCTCATGTGAAGAGATGAATTGAATTCAGTTCCTTCATATTTCTTCCACTTGGCCCTGTTCGTTCTTTTCGTATATTGTGGTCTAACACAAAGAAGGTTTAGGTTTGCCACTTCGTAAGTAAACGGCAGTTCTGTTTCCGCCAACATATCTTCGTGAAGCTTTTCTCCTGGTCTTAGTCCTACTATTTCCTTCTCGAAAGAAGAACCATGAAGTTTTTCGATTGCCTTCAGGATAGTTTCCATTCCATATGATTTAATCTTCGGAATAAAGACCTCGCCACCTTCACTAGCCTCGACTGCGTTCAGGACCGTATCTACGGCATCCTCAAGCGTAAACAAGAACCTACTCATATCCAGAGAGGTAACTTTTATTTTCTCGTTAGAAGCGAGCAGAGAGAGCCACAGGGGTATAAATGAACCACGGCTAGCTATAACATTACCATACCGGACAGAAGAGAACACAGTTTCCGTGGAATGATAGTCATAATTGGTAAAGAAACGCTCTGCAATAAATTTAGAAGAACCATATACATTAACCGGAAGACATGCTTTGTCGGTGGATACAAGAACACACTTCTTTATATCATTTAAAAGTGCGGCTTTTGCAACATTCTCAGAACCAAGTACATTGGTATTGACACATTCATCTGGGTGGAATTCCATATCGTCTATTCTCTTTAATGCAGCAGTGTGGATGATAAGGTCTGGTTTTGTTCTTTTTAGGGTAACATTAAATTTGTCAAAGTCTCTAATATCCCCGATAACACAGTGAACCGAGCTACCGCCATAAATTAATGCTTGCTTTCCCTCATCCCTAGAAAAGATGATGATCTGGTTTCCTTGTTTTACCAGCCTTTTTGTCAGTGCTTTTCCTAGTGAGCCTGTCCCCCCTGTTATTAGGATCTTTTTTCCCGTTATGTTTTTGTGCATTATATCTTTACTCTCTCGATGTCTTCACTAGCTTGGTTGATATCTGAACATATTTTTAAGGTGCATCCTTTTTCGCTTAACCATTTTGACCACTTGCCAATTGCCTCAACGGAGATGCGCTCCTCTTCTTTGAGTTTTTCCATAGGCACGATGGACATGGTATCATTTTCTTGAATAAAATCTTTTTTATCAAAAGATGTTCCGCTTTTAGTGTAGAAGTGTTGCTTCTCTTTATCAGCGCCGATAAGTCTGTTATCATAACCCACTGTTACTATCTCAGATAGACCTAAGTGTTCAACAAGGTAAATGACTGCTTCTGTCATAATGCCGGGACCATATGGCCGTAGAACCTTTTGCTTTTCAAGAGTCCAATCTTCATATTCGTCAGTTGATGCCAGAGAATTTGCAAAGTCCCTCTCTTTGATAAAGAATTTCAAATCGCATTGCCCCAATCTATAAGGGGTAGATGAAGCCTCCATAACAAGAGGATGCTTTTTATTATAGTCATAGTGTTTGAAGTTGGCACAATTATAAACGTGAAAGTCTACAAACTCACCATACAAGTCATAAGCTTGCTTTACTGATATGCAAATGTTTTCTTCAAGCAGTTTTTTTAACTTTTCTTGATCGTTGTCCAACAGAGTTGGTCCACAAGAAACAATATATGCCTTTTCTCCCTTTAGAGAATCTTTTAAGAATCTCAACTTCTCGTTCTGAGAAGGGATTTCTCTACATTTTTCTACTATAAAATCTGCTTTCTTTTTTCCCTCTAGCTTATCAGCCTCTTCTCTTAAAGCAGGAATAGGATCGACGTACTCCACATGGCCCATCGCATCCATAAACTGTGCCATTACTTTATCTGGGCTATGTTTTTCGAGCAATATTTTTTGAAGCTTGTTTGCTTGACTCTTTAGTCTAGTATGCTCCTTGGCCATCTCTTCTATTCTCTGCTGAAATGATACCTTCTTTGGAAAGCACCACGATGCATAAGGCTCTATAACACCTTTCCAGTGTGCCTCTTTTTGTACTCTTCCCATCTCAAATTGAACATTTGAAAAATATTTCTTTTTCTTTTTCTTTCCTTTTTCTTCCTGCGTTAAGAAGTCCATCTGTCCAGACCAGCCTGGGGCTATCACCGGAAGGCCATGATAGGCTGCTTCAAATAAAGGAAGCCCATATCCCTCGCCATGGGCCAGGCTGACCATTGCTTTCACTTTATCGTGTTGCAACAAAGATGACATCTCTTCCTCTGTCATCCTTCCATGCAGAAGGTGCACTTTGCACTTTCTAGTTGGATATTTATTCAATATAGATGAGATCTTGTGTTTCGTATGCATGAGGTCTAACTCTGAATTTCCTGCCATGCCGGTCTTTAAGATAAGGCCCACATCTTCTCTATCATGAAACTTCTCAATAAACCACATTATGGTGTTTTCAACGTTCTTTCTTACGCCCATAAGGGCGACGAGCAGAAAGTTAAAGTCAGAGGAAAAGTCTATATCAAGCTTCTTTTCTGAGATCTCTTTTACTGGGTATCCGACAACATCCACAGGAGTATTTAACGCTAGTTGAGCTCCGCCGCCTGCATCAAGCGAAGTGTCCAAGAGTCCACTTTTAGCATGTTCTGATACAACAATTACCTTATTCATCAAATTGCACTTCTGAATCCACTCTGGTGAGATCTGGTCGCATTCAATTCCTGCAGTGCATCCGATATTATAATTTGCCACCTCATTATTGAACTCATTCGGGATAGTCACTTGCAAGGATATGTCGAACGCCTGATCTGCTGGTGGTTTGGTTGTCAGTTTGTCGGCCAACTCTGTCATCCATCGGCCTTCGTCTGTATCTGGAAACTCCCATGAGGTTTGGCCCCAGTTTAAAGGATGAAGATAAATATCATAAGTATTCTCGTGTTCTCGAAGTGATCTAAGAACAAAGCGACAATGCTCTCCGTAACCTGATGCGCTAAATGCTGGCCCTATTACGATTACTGTTTTCATAGCTCTACGTGCCTCCATGTTTCATAATTTTTTCTAGTTTCCCAAGAGCCATGCTCCTCGGCGACTCGCTCAAAGATGTCTTGCCATTGTTTGTTAAAATTATCAAAGTTATAATTTTTCAAGACATGTTCTCTGCCTTTTTTGCCCATCTCTCTTCGTTCTTTTTCAGACATATTAATAAACTTCTCTAGGCATTCAATAAGGTCATCTTCGTTTATTCGGTCCTCGTAGATATATGGTATTTCTTGTGAACCAATAATTGCCTTTGAAGAAGGCTCAATACCAAAGCCAAACCATTCTTCTCCATCTGTAACTTGTTCTTGTAAGCCGCCTGTCATATTAACTATGATGGGGCGCTCAGCCGACAGACTCTCAAGAGTCGCGAGGCCGAAGCCCTCGGCGTCGCTTATGTTTATGGTACAGTCAATGCAGTTATACAAAGTGCCCATATTTTCAGGAGGTAGTTTTTGAGTGGAGAACTTTACTTGACCTTCTGTAAGTTTTAGATATCCCAAAATTGCATCTAGGTCTTGGCCATGAACATCCTTAACATCTGTGTGCATAAGTAACATAGCTTTGTCGTGACCTACTTTATCTAGAAACTTTTTAAACCAAAAAATCAAAGAACCACTTTGTTTTCTCCTGGCGTTTCTATTGTTCCAAAAAAATATTACTTTTTCGGAGTTATTGTTGGTTAGTTCCTGCCTCATCCTGCGAACATCTTCGTTGTCATCTGGGAGTCTTTTGAAGATCTCTGAGTCTACAGCGTGAGGCACCCTCTCTCTGTCTACATTTGGTGCAAGAGTCTTGACAATATCGTCAGTGACCTTACTGATCGTAGCTATAAAATCATTTGAGCGGTACCACACTGAATTGTAATCTGGGTATGGATAGTTGTCCCAGACATGATAATACAAAAGTGGACACTTAGATCTTATCTCGTCTTCCATCGACCACAGCCAACCATAAAATCTTGGGTCTGTCATGATCCAAACAAAGTCTGGCTTGTCCGTATTGATAATGGACCTGACCATTTCTTTTGTTCCGTATCCATCTACTGGTTTTATTAGCCAGTCTTGGCCGAACTCTTCTACGCTTTGTAGACGATAGTCAATGTGTTTTATAGCTCCGGCCAAGGAAAGTATTTTATATTTTCCTGTCCTAAGCAGAGCTTCACAAACGTACTTTGTTTGTGTTCCGACGCCACTTGGTGAAAGAGGGTGGTCGGAAATTGTTAAAATAGTTTTTTTCTTTTCGGACATTTATTACTCCATTTATGGACAATGCTCCGTTCTGTGAAAGGCGCATGTGCGGCACGATAAGCGGTTCTTAAACCAACGCTCACTATCGACATTGTACACTGCATCACTCAACATTTTAAGAGCATTATTTATTTTCTTTTCGCCGTTTGCAACTTCGACGAATTCAACTTCGTTTTTCTTCGCAGTTCTTTTTAACAAAGCAAAATAAGTTTTAATGTTTTCCTTGGGAATCCCGAGGGCTTCAGAGACAAAGTGTTTGTAATATGAAAGCTGATAAGTGGTCATGGTGTCTGCCTTCTTTCTAGCATCCCATCCCCACGAACAAGTCTTCCAATCTATAACGTGATATGTGTCTCCGGTTTTGATAATGAGATCGACATAACCAACAAAGTCGTATTCATCGGTGGTGTCGAATTCTAGGTCCCTTATCTTTTCTCTTATTTCGTATTCAGCATCAACAACTTTGAATTCCCCAAACCTCTTCTTGAGTTCTGGGTATACCAAGTGTGATAGCTTTTTTCCTTGTTCTAGAAATTCATAATAGGTATCTTCATCATATTCTTCTATTACATCTTGTGGTAGTTTTTTCATTTCTAGGAAATATTGTTTCTCGAAGATAGCTTCGTGATTTACATTATTGTTTTTAAGTACTGCGTTCTCACACAATGTGTGGAGAGCCGTACCAAAAGCAGTGTAGATATTTCCCTGAAAAGCTTTTAGCTTATCTACTCTTGTAAGTTTATAATAGAAAGGACAGAATTTCCAGTCTTTGATACCCGAAAAAGATAAATGCATATTTACTCCTTGAGGTATTATTATATCACTTAGTTGTTGTTTTGTCAACTACTTTTGTTTGAAAACTTGTTTTCTTTGCAAAAACAGGCACTTCAGGGCTTCCTTCTGTTGCCGACCTTACCGTTTTTTTGAGTTTTTGTTTTGGTGGTATCGTTTTTTTAGGAACTTTTGGCTTGCTTTGTTGTTGCGATAGCGGAAAGATCCATGTACCTTGGTGCTGACATGTTCCCTTTTCGTTTGAAAGAGTGCATTCTTTTATGAATGTTTTTGAGAAAACAATTCCCTCTTCCTTGAGCAGTTGAATTACATCTCTGGTTGTCACTTGTTTTTGTTCCTGTGTTGCTAGTTTTCTTTTTGGAAGTTTAATAGTTATAGAAACTGTGCCTTCCTTATTATTTATTTTAATATCTTTTTTCATTATTTCTCCTCTTAATGTTCGATAGCTTTGCTTATAATTTTATACACCTTATTGTGCATTTGTTTAAGTCTTGTTTTCTTTTTTTGATAATAACCAACGAGACAATCTGAAAAATATTCTTCTATACTCACAATAGATTCTTCATTTAGAAAGCTCTTTTTTATTTGCTTTGACAGAAGTTCTGTATCTATTTTCGCTATTTGTCTTTCAAAACTATTATTTTTTTCCTCATACAAAAAGTCGCAGAGAGGAACTTTGTTTGTTTTTCCGACAACGCCATAATATAATTCTACTTTTTTGGCAAAATAGAGATCTCTTATCTTTGCAGAGATTCTTTTTTCATTTTCTCGATAATATTCAAGGGAGATCTCTTTTAAGAATGAGGAAAAACATTTTTCTATATTATAAACTTCGTTAGATAAAAATACAGTACCTTTTTTATAAGAAGCTTTTCTGTCTTCCAGCTTTTCTTGTCTGATGAATATAATTTTTTTGATATTCGATAAAAAAACTTTATCTACTTTATCTATCTTTTTTATTAAAATATTGACATCAAAGTTTATGGGAGCGGTATCTCTAAAATATACGGGAATTCCTTGTTTAGTTTCATAATACTTTCGCTGCAAGGGAAGCCACCTCTGATCTTTCTCCCTTTTTAAGTGTGATATGCCCGGATATCTGATATTCTTTAAACTTTTCTACTGCATGAACAAGACCGTTCGAAGTCTCATTGATATAGACATTATCTATTTGTTCGACATCGCCGGTGAGAATAATCTTTGTATTGTCGCCGACTCTTGTTATTATAGTCTTAATTTCGTGTCTTGTTAAGTTTTGAGCCTCATCAATTATAATATATGCGTTTGCGATAGATCTGCCTCTAATAAAAGTTAGGGCCTCTACCTCAATAATACCTTTGTCCATATATTCCTGAAACATCTCTTTGTCATTACCCATCAAGAACTGAAGGTTGTCTTGTATCGGGGATAACCAAGGGATCATTTTTTCCTCTAGTGTTCCTGGCAAGAAGCCAATGTCTTTCCCTAAAGGCTGTACTGGTCTTGAAATTATAAGCCTGGAGTATGCATCTGTATCGTTTGACAAAGTTTGCTGTAGGCCTGCAGCGAGGGCACACAATGTTTTTCCCGAACCTGCTCTACCAATGAGGGAAACTACTTTGATGTTCTTATCCATAAGAAGATCAAATGCAAAGCTCTGCTCTTTGTTTCTTGGCTGTAAGCCCCATACTGAGTCTCTTTTTACAATCTTCCTAAGTGGTGTCTCATAGTCTGTAAACCTAGACAGTGCTGTTTTCTTTTCGCTAGAGTTGGATATCAACATTATAAATTCATTGCACTTGTGATTGGGGTGTTGTTCCTTGTCGAGATAAATATCATCTCCCGCATAAAACCTGTCTATGAGCTCGTCATCCATCAAAATTTCAGAAAAGCCATAATAAACATCCTCTTCGCTACTAACAACCTTTTCCGTATCGAAGTCTGCGGATTTCATGCCAATGCATTGACATATGACTCGCATATTGATATCTCTTGATACGACAACAATTTCGTCTAAAATATTTATTTTTCTTGCATAGTTGTAGATTGTCTGCAGTATTTGATGATCTGCTATCTCTTGCGAAAGCTCTTTTGGGAGTGCTAGCTCTCCAGTGTCATAAACAACAATAAGGTTTCCTTTCCCCTCTGTTATCTGAACACCCTCTCTCAAGTCTCCCTTCTCTCGAAGTTCATCAAGGGCTTTGATCGCAAGCCTAGCGTTCATGCCAACAGAGTCTTGGCGCTTCTTGTGTTTATCTATCTCTTCTAATACTTTTATTGGAAGAACTATGTCGCTTTTACTACCAAAGCTATATATGCAACTTGCGTTTGTCAATAAAACACTGGTGTCTAAAGCGTAGGTTATGCGTTTTTCTGTCATTAACATTCCTTACACTTATAAATAGTTTTATAAAAATATTTTGTAGAATATCACTCGAAAGTATATTTACATTATGAAGAAAATATTCTTAACGAGCCTGTGTGCACTATTTTTATTATCATCTTGTACAATTTTTAGCACACTCGTTATCAAAAATAAGAAAGATTCTTTCGTTCAAGTCCTTTCTATAAAGACGGTAAGCGGTGGAGAGATCGGACTTAGCACTGCTTCCGGAGTAGTTGTTGAAAACCGAGGTAACAAGTCCTACATTTTGACTGCTGGTCACTTTTGTCTAGATAAAGACGATATTAATAAAACTATATCGCCTATCGAGGGAGTGGTTATAACTAAATTAAACGGAGGGCATGAGAAAGGTCGAGTCTTTGCGATCTCTAGATTGTGGGACATATGCCTGTTAGAATCCCCGAAGCTGGGTCTTGACTCTGTTAAAGTCGCTGCTCACGATATTGAGGTTGGCGACAACGTAGTAAACATCGCTGCACCTAACGGTTTATTTGGAAAAGATCTTGTAATGTCATATGAAGGACGATATTCCGGGCATGGCGGGAACGGATATGCTGTGGAGACAGAAGTTGATTTCTATACATTCCCTGTCGCTCCTGGTAGTTCAGGGAGTCCAATATTTAATTTAAAAGGCGAAATTGTAGGCTTAGTATTCGCCGTAGACGCCAGGTATCACCATATTACCTTGGCAGTAACAAGAGAACAAATAATAATGTTTTTAGAGAGTGTTCTCGACCTAGACTATATTATAGAAAGACCAAGGAAGTAACTATTTACCTGTATTAACCTGGTCCTTTCTCTTGAAAACAAAAAACAAAAAAAGAAAAATTCTAAAGTTTGAGTTATTGTCCTTAGACTATCAAGACGTATGTGATGTTTTTGAAACATGCGAAACTGAATTTCATAAGAATTTCTTTGATCCCAAATTAGAAGAGCAAATAAAAGAACAAGAAGAAGCTATGAAAAAAAGGGAAGAAAAAGATAAGGAAAACAATGCCAAGGAAAAAGAAAAAAAGATGTCCGATTCCACAGATATTCAATCTCCCAACAAACAAGAACAGAGCAGCGAGAAAGAAAGCAGCGAACTCGAAGTAAAAGAAGAGAAGATCTCTAAAAAAGTGGTTCGAAAGTTGTTCAGGGCAATTGCGCTTGAGACACACCCCGATGCTCTATACGGCGAAGATGCAGATACAATAGAATATAAAGAGAGCTTATATAAAAAAGCAGCTCGTGCTGCCAAAAAAGGTAAGGAGTACGAGCTGCTTGAAATAGCTGTATCGTTAGGTATTACTGATATATTAAACGATACGGAAATTTATTTATTATTAGATAAAGCCATGATGAACTTGAAAAATAAAGTACATCAACTAAAAAATTCTATAATGTGGCTATGGTATCACGCCAACGGTAAACAGAAAAATATTCTTGAAATACAGATACAAAAACAACTTGGCCTTAAAAAAAGAGATGAATAAATTATTCTTCTGAGGCGCAGGCGACAGTAATTTTCTGAGGTTCGAAAACATAGCTTGTTTCTGTTCCCGAGTCTTTTTCATTGCCAGCGTCTGGAATGCCTGCATCTGGGCTGTCTACAACCAGAGGGTTGCACGATAGGCAAGTCAATGCCAAGAAAGTAAGGGTACTTGCTCTTTTTTTCATTTTAATGTCCTTTGTTTTGAAATATTAGTAAAAAATAAGATGTATTAGCTGTATAAGTAGTATCATACTACGTCAAAATCCTCTTTGCGGCGCTTAGAAAACCATTTTGGGATCTTTTCTTGTGGATACCGCATCTTTGGCTTGTCAGAATAGAAGTCACGATATGACTTGACAACGTTGTCACTCTTATATTCATCGGGCATACACAGAGGAAGTTGCGTAGGCTCGTGGCTTGGGAACTTCGATACATCGAACAACTCTTTGCAAATGTTTAATACACGCTCACACTTGTGAACTTTGTGTTGGCCGAAGCGCAACTTGTATTCTTCCAACATAGCCTCGGTATGTTTTACCAAGTTAAGGAAGTTGGCAGAAGACTCGCGCACCCATTTTGTAGATGGGTGGTTGAAGTGTGCATTACGATAAGGTGTCTCGAAGCCGTGATGGTTGAGAGTTGTGCAAAGCATTTGACAGCTTTCTAATATCATCTTGACAACACGATAGTTGTCTAGCTCACGAGCTGACTGTTCCCAGTCGATAGTTCCGGTTTGTTCGCATCCACTAATAGCAAAAATATTCATATGATCCCTCCTAGAGAGTCATATTATACTACATGTGTGGATATTTGTCAAGTATGTTTATTCTGCGTCGGTGAATGTAACGATTGTTCCGTCATCAAGCTGCAGGCTAGCTAGCCAGTCTATATCACCGTTCTGATCTCTTTGAATTGGGGAGTCATCTCCAGTAAAAAGATCTCTCATACTTTTTGTGCCCTTTTCAATTGTAGCTTTTGCGTCTCTGCCATAGGATTTCTCAACATGAGATTCTGCGGCCTCTACACTAGGAAACGTGGTTGGTGTATTTGCTTGTGCACCTGTGCCGAATAGGGATGCAGCCATTATGCCGCCTATCACCAGAGGAACACCAAGTTTCCTTTTCAGAGAGCTAACAAATTGCTTTGCTCCCTCATTTAAATGTAAATCATATTCTTCAAGGAGAGTATCTATTTCTTCTTCCAATAGTTGCTCGTCCAATTGCTTTGAGAATCTTTCGATGATGTCTTCTTCGCGCATTGCTTGAGTGGTTGAAGCACGATCTGTCCTTGTTTTGCTGGGCACTGTGTCTGCACCACTCTTAACGCCCGGCATTGAACGAGTATTTTCATCATCGTCATCATATATGTCATCTAGTGTGGCTTTTGGTAAAGTATCTGTGATGTTCTTTGCCATGATCTTCTGGACGCCTGGATCAAAGATGATACCCTTAACAATCTTTTCAATTGTTTTTATCATCTCTGGGGTTACTTTGTTTTTTCTGAATTTGTCAAGAAAACTAGATTTTTTAGCATCGTCTGGTGTGACACTTTTCACTGCTTGATCTACAGTGTTCATTCTTGAGTCTTTCGACTGCTTTTTAAGGAGTGCGCGGTAAACTTTTGGATCGTTTGGATCTAAGCCCTGACGCTTGAGGGCCGCTATTCCTGCGGGACTAAAGTTTATCCCGTCTCCTGGAGCTTCTTGTACTCTTCCTCTTTTAACAATAACCTTTTTCATATCTCACCTCGATATTATATATAGAAGCTTTATTCTGAAAAATACTTTATCTTTGGCATGCCAGTATATTTACAAGCTTCCTCCAGGGCAGCTCTTAGCATTTGTTCTCTCTTTTTGGGATCTTTCCAGTCCTCTTTCATTGACGGAGATAATGTTCGTAGTGGGTCAACATATGTAAATAATTTACCTCGCTTTACAGCAGGTGCCTTAAATACTGATATGCCAGTTTTTCGGTCGTAATGTTCGTAGCTGTGTGCATCTCTTTTTCCGCCACCGCCCATTGTATCCACAATAAACAAAGGAACATTAAAGCCTGCAGTAGAACCTCGGACTTCTTTCTCTAGGTCAATAGCTGTTTGGACTGTGGTTCTAAGATCTTCCGTTCCTCTAACCAAGTCGTGTACATAAACATAATATGGATGCACATTGATGTAACTTAGTTTCTTAATTAAGTCTCCCATGAGTTCTGGAGTGTCGTTTACTCCTGCCTGTAATACCGTTTGGTTGCGAACAGTGATACCCCTCTCAAATAATAGGTTCATGGCATCCTGAGAAATACCCGTCACTTCGTTTGGGGTATTGAAGTGAGTATGTATAACAACTTCTTTGTGAAGCTTTCTACCTCTCTCCACGATTTCAGTTACTGCGTCCGTCCATTCTGTGTCAGTTAAGATCTTCATAGGCTGAATGGCCAGACCCTTAGTGGCAAAGCGGAATCTCCTGACATGTGGAATATCTAACAATGCATGGCCCAACTCAAGAACTTGGCTTGGCTTTAAACGATACATGTCGCCACCGCTGATGACAATATCTTCTAGCTCTTTGCGTTCCTTAATATACTGAAACGCCTTGTCCCATCTTTCTTGGTTTGCTTTGAGCTGTACTTTCTCGACGGTATCTGTATCTAAGCCAACAGCATAGGAGCGAGTACAAAAACGACAATACACTGGGCATGTGTCCAGAGCTAGAAACAGGGCTTTGTCTGGGTATCTGTGAGTAAGGCCGTCAACAGGTGCATCGGCCTGCTCATGTAGTGAATCCAAAGTTAGGAGAGGATGATCTTCTTCTAGTTGAGAGCCCACTGGAAGGAATTGCCTTCGTATAGGGTCTGTGTAGGGGTTTTCCCAATCAATGAGAGAAAGCAAATAGGGAGATATTCGAACTGCCATAGGTGCAGCACCAAAGCCAGCTTTGACATCTTCAATAAACTCTTCTGATACAATATCCTGAACTGCTGCTATGAGCTTCTTTGGTTTTGTGATAGCATTTCTCTCTTGCCACTTATGGCTCAAGAAAGTTTCTTCATCTATCTCTTTCCAAGCTGGTATTCTCTGCCAGAAGGCATCTCTCCTTAAATTTCTCCACGAAAGACTCTGTTCCGAAACTTTTGGCTTTAAGTGATTTACCTTCTCTTCTACTATCTTCAAACTCATAAGGGCCTCCAACATTGCACATTATATCATACATAGCATTTTTTGTAAAAAAAAAGAGCCCCTTTCGGGGCTCTCTTGCTTCTAAGGGCCGAAAGCTTAGAAGTTAATTCCCGCCGACAGTGTAACAACGTTTGCGTCGTCACCTTCGGTATTCTGTTGACGGAAGTATTCTGCACGAACACTAACGCCTGCGCCCACTTCTGTTGACGCTCCGGCAAGGATGCGGTTCTCTGATACACCGTCTTGGTTAACGTGTACTTCATCGCCCACGGATACATCAACGGTTGCGATCTTTAAGTCCAAAGACTTTGTGAGCATAATTTGCTCACGAACTCGCATTTGTTCTGTGCCAACGGCAGTAACGTCGCCATGCTCATCTAGTTGCAGGCGCAGTCTGTTGGCTAATGTAATACCGAGTGGTAATGCCACATCGTTATTTACATCTAAAGAAACTCGGTTCTCTGATGTGCCATTAGTATTAGTGTTTCGGATGCGTAACTGTAAATCCATATTCTCAGTTAAGTCACGAGACACTGCGAACACGGTGTGTTCATAACCAGCGGCCTTCGTAACCATGTCCTCACTAATGCTTAGATCATGGCGAACTTGCTCTTCTGCTGAGAGTGTAAAGCCGCCAAGCTTTGCAGATCCAGCGGTAGCTTCCAAACGAAGTTCGTCTGCATAACTAACGCTACTTACCAAAAACGCCATAACGGTCGCTAATAGTGCTTTTTTCATAGTTTTCTCCTTTTCATTCACCCGCTTAATTGCGGAGTGATGTTAAGTTGATATAATTCTATCACGGTTCGTATATTATGTCAAGGGGTGTATCTAAAGTAAAACTTTAACTTTGACGCAATGGGTCATACGAGGAGAAAAAGTGTAATAAAAACAAGCATTTAGGATGGTTTGTAAGTACTTGTTTTTATTGCGTTTTTTACCACTTTCTACAAGACCAATATCTAGCTTTTGTCTTAGGTCCTGGATTCTTGCAATTGTGACGGGCTCTAAAGCTCTTTCTTCTTTTTGGGTTTGACTTTTTAATTTTCATTCCCTTTTGTCCGAAGTTTACTTTCTTGACGTTTCCTGTCTTTGGATCTTTCACATAAACTTTGAATTTCTTAACGTCGCCGCGCATAGGCTTGTTGAGCTTTACTTTGCGTCCTTGGTACTCTGCTTCAGCAACAACGTCGTCCCAGAACTCCATGTTCTCTTCAACAGGAGTGCCGTCATCATAAGTAGCGTCAGAGATATGATAATAAGTTTCCAACATTCTGAACTGTTCGTCTTTTAAAATTTCCGCTACGACTCTAGCGATAAAGTTTTGTTCGTTTTGCATCTCAATCGACTCCTTTTTCTTTCCCCACTTTTTTCCTTTTCCCTTTGTCCCACACGCTGATGGCGTTGGTCGGCAGGATGGATATTTAGATCTTTTTTCTCCATCTTTTCTTCCGCAAGACTTGCAGGTCTTTCTTCCCGTCTTCTTGTCTTTCCTGCAGGTGTTGCAGTCAACCCAGCCTTTGCTTTTACCTTTCCCGCCTTGGCGAGAAAACCAACCATGAAGGCCATCTTTCTTTTCTTTGGAATAGTCTGTCTTGGCTTTCTTCTTTTTTACTTTTCTCTTCTTTTTCTTTTCTTCGATGCTCTTTCTTATTTCTTTCTTTATTTTAACTGGTTCTGCTTGTGCGCCTCTACCAAAAAACTTTTGCCTCATACCTACTGATAGAGTATCCTCGCCAGAAAGAACTGATGCTAAATAATCAATGCTGGCGTCGAGGTCTTCGAGGGTGTCTAGCTTGTTACTAATTTGCCTTAACAGGTTTAGCTCTTCTGTGTTCTCTTCTGTCTCTTCGACTTCTTTGATACCTTTCCAAATTTTACCTTGTCGGCATTTTACAACAGCTCCGGAAGCATAAGCGGATGGCCACACATCATATTTTCTTTTAGCAATACGAGTGCATCTATCTGATTTTTTCTTTTTTACTTTACGCTTTTTCTTTTCTTCGATATCACTCATTTTTTCTTGCCTCTTTTCTTAACCTTTTTTTCCACTTGCTCTAAACGCACTTTTATAAGTTCGTTATCAATTTCAAGCTGGCGTATAGTAGTCAACTGATATGTCATAACTCCCACAACAAGCGTTGTGACGAGTGCAGTGGCTACTTTTGTAAGATCTATATGCATACAATAAATAGATGCGTATTTCTTAAAGTATTTGGTTGTTGTTTATTTTTTTAATATAAGATGCCGATGATCATACATTCAGACAAGGTATGTGATGATTTCGAGACACATTCAGCAAACAAGATAAGAGACTCCGCGATAACTTTCACTACTAAGGCCCCGAGGATAGCACCAACCGTCACTCTCCCTATCCCTGCAGCTAAGGCTGGCCTGCATATGTCTATCAGCTTTTTCATGCAGAGTATATAGGGTCTTATTCTTTAAAATATTTACCTGGACTATATTTCTTTAGAAGTCTAGACCAAGCTTCTTCTTTTAATCCTAAGAAGTCTCTGGCATCGTTTAAAGAATTACATTTGCTGAGGGCATATAAGATAATTGATTCATTAACAATATCTCTGACAGCATTCCAAATATTAAAGCCAAAATACTTGCCATGACACTTCTTAGTAGTTAATTCTAATTTAAGAGAGATCAATTCTTCTAGACTTAAAGAATTAATAGCTATCTCTACTTTTTCATCAATTACATTATCAGCATAGAGTTTGTTTCTAACTGAGTAATCTTTATTTAATCCTTGAGTGTGCTTAGATCTAATCATAACTGCTTTAGTGCTTAGGCATAGTGCATTGCCTCGCCCACCCACACCCTAAGCTTAATATAGAATATAAAATTAATTAAGTAACGATTTATAAATTATCTAAATCAAGTTCAGGTTCTTCTTCAGCAGGCTCTTCAGTAGGTTCTTCTTCAGTACCTAAGTCATCTAAATTTAGATCCCCTAATCCTGCATCGTCTTCACCAGCAGATCCCAAGCCAATATCACCACTAGAAACTTCTTTTTCTGCATCGTCATATTCAGGATTTGTTGGTTCATCTACGCTAGTTGAGAGCTCATCTTCAAATCTATCAAAATATAATTTTAAGTTTGCAGTCAAATAGTCGTAGAATAGATCACTGTCAGAGGGATCAGCTAAGAGCTTGTAGGAGTCCAAGATGTTTTTTTCAATTTTCTGGAATGTAACCATTGCAAAGTTACGACCAGTTTCATCAGCACCAGAGATGCCAAAAGAATCAGCGTCCTGCTTCTTACCGCCACTCGTTGTGATGTCGGGCTTTGTTTTTCCGTATATGTCAATGAACTTATTTAAGATGTTTTCATCTTCAACTTCATCTTCCATCACGACAGATGCATCTTCAGAGAGGCCAGACCTTTCCATACCAATTTCAGGCAACAATAAGTTTTGGACAGCCTTTACAATGTGTGCCCTAAAAGATTCCCTCTGTTCAGAGCTGGAGGTTAAAGTTTTAAAGTCTTGTTCGAGGACAGGAATAATTTTCTTTAATAATTTCTCTAGCTCGTTGATACCAGTGTTTTTGTGCGGAGAATTCTCTACATCTTCAGCAACCATCTTCTTGATGGCTTTTCTAATTTCTGTCTCGCTGATAAGCTTCTGTAAAACTTCTACATCTTTTTCAGCAAACTTCTTTGCGACAGATTCTCTAATAGCTTTACGAAGGTATATTTCTTCGTGCATGTCTTTTCTACTAAGCATTTTTACGTCTCCTTCGAACCTTTTTGGTGGCCTTACCGCTGTGCCCTACAGCACTACCAATGGCCATTCCCGAAATTTCTTTAAGTTTTCTTTTTACAATTTTAATTTCTCTCTTCACCGGAACAACAGCGATCCCTTCAGCATCCTCCGGCTCGCTCTCTTCTTCAATACTGGCCCACCGTCTTCGTGTGGACGGATAAGCTTCGTTAACACATTGTAATACAATATCTTGTATTTCTTTACCTTCAATAGTTAAAGCCTCATTCAGACCAATGTTAGATCTAAGCAAAGAAAATATTTCCATCGCATCGTCGCGCTTCGTTTTATCCTGGTAAATATCGGGCATCATTTTTAAAAATGTTTCAAAGTCATCTTCCCGAACCGAGTTGCGAACATCGGTGGCTCTTGCAAAACGACCTGCGACAACTTGGTCTATAACAATATCGTCCCTGTCTTTTCCAGCATTATTGTATCTTCCGTCCTTGACATCATCTTCACCGATGACAAGAACAATGCGTGAGTTAGCCGGTGCATTATCAATATAGTCGTAAACAGCTTGTATAGGGGAAGGAACATCAGTTGTCATCAATTCATTATGAAAAAGGGGGATAATATCTCCCTGCAAACCATGATGCTCAACAAACAGTTCCCAAACCTGCCTTGAGAGCTCCGGAGAGAAGTTCTCATGCGTTTTCTCGGATATTGCCACTAACACCTCGTCCGTACTCTGCAAAGCCTTTAGAGCGGCGTCAAAGTGGCCTTTGTGTGGTGGCTTAAACTTACCTGGGAATAATGCGATGTTTAATGGTCTATCCGAACCTTCTTCTTTAATACTTTTAGGGTCTACCTTTTTGGTTCTACCAAACTTTAAGATACCGAGTATTTGGTTTACGGGTGCAAAGTTTCCGGTAAACTTATATACGTTTCCTTTATAATTGAAAACAAAGCCCTCCGACGCAGTGGTGATATTGTCGAAGTCTTTAATTTTTGAAAGTTGCTTTCTTAGGATATTAAGCTCGCCTTCGTCATTAGCTGACGTGATGGCATCTATTGCTTGTTTCAATTGCTTCTTTAATCTTTTTACCTCTGCTCTGTTGTCAAGGACATACATGCTATTGAGGTTCTTTAACATCTCTACGGCAAAATCATGAATAGTATCTTCTAGTGGATAAACAATCCCACTTAGCATCTTGGGGGATTCTTTAATAAAGTCTTTAACTGCGCTGCGAACACCAACATCATCCTTTGGGATCATTTTCATTATTTGTGGAATACCTGCGCCTTTTACCTTAAAGACTCTTCTAATAACCTCGACACGAACATCATCTTCAATGCCCGGTATTGCTTCCCTTAATTTCTCATCCACGTTCTTTACCATGAAATCACCAACAGTGTCTCCATCGCTAAGGTTGTTTCTGTCTAGCAAGCTATCTATCCTATCAAGAGCCTTATCCAAGTGTTTGCCGTCGGACAATGCTTTGAGTCGTATATAGGCGCTCACATGTACCTCATGTTCTCCCTGCTGGCCAAGCTCTCCTACCTTGTTGAGGATATTCTCGATGGTGGCAATATTATCATCATTCTCTAGCGGAGTCATTTCTTTTGTCTTGGGATCAATACGAACATGACCACTTCTATGTAATGTAATATATTTTCCGCCCAAGTTTACAACATTAGCAGTTCTTGGGTCCATTATTTCAACACTATAGAATTTGTCAGCATCACGTCCAAAGACTTTTCTCTGGGCCGAGTATGGAAGACTTCTACAGAAGTTCTCGAAAGCTGCAAGAGCCTCGGAAAAAGTAAACTCTAAGTCTCCTCTTCCCTTGAACTTATCCACTAGCTGGTCTACATCTAAGCCACCATCTTTTATATTGGATTTATTTCTAGCAGAAACAGCTTTATCTCTCGCAATAGAGTAAGATACAAACAGGTTCTGTCCATCTGTCTTTTCTGTACCAACAAGTTCACCCTGACTTGCTTTGCTGAAAAGTTCTTTTATCTCAGCGAATGTCAAATCAGGGTTATCATGTAGGTGCATCAAGTGACCATAAAGTCCACCCATTACTTTTTCTCCTGCAGAGGTTTTTGCTCTTCCTCTAAGACCTTCACCCTCTCTTGAAGCCTCTTCGCATGCTTGCGACATTGCTTGATGCTTTCTTTCGCAACCGCAATCCTTCGAGCCTCTTGCTTGGAAGCAGGTCTAATACTAGAAAGAATTTCTCCGACATGTTGAATATATTCCAACAAGCCAGGTTTGTCAAGTGACTCCCCCATGAGAAATCTTCTGGTCATCTTATCATAATCAATCATTAAGAATTTCCCTTATACTTCTAGCCTTCTTTTTGGGAGCTTCGACCACCTCTTCAACTACTTCTTCTTCTGCAGTCTCAACTTCGGCAACCTCTACGGGCTCCTCTACAACAACAACTCTCTTAGGAATAACCTCAGTTACTGTTTCTCTTTCTTGTTCTCTCAAGAGCATTGCTCTAGCTCTCTTCTTTCTTTGCTTTGGACTTGCCATATCTAATCACCACCTTTCGTTTTTTATTTTCTCGTAACATCCCTTCCTTAAAAGGGATATTGTTAATTTTAAATTCTCCTGCCAATGCCTGAAGGACTTGTTTGATAGCATCTCCGGGAATATTTCTACTTTTCATAGTGTCTTTAAGGGATTGGCTCCCTTTCACTTTAGTATTCCCCACTGCAGATGGACCTCTTGTTAGGGGTGCAGTTTTTGCATCGAGTTGCTCGTCGTCGCCTTTTAGCTTTGGCGCAACTTTCATATATTTGGAAAGAACGTTTTTCAGGCCCGTTGCTATGTCTGAAGGGTTTGGTATCTTGTCGTTTACTATATCTGTAATTGCTGTAATCACTTCTTCATACTCAGCTCTGCTATTGATGAGAGCGAGTTGCCTTATCAGAGCGGGATTCTTTCCCATATAAGTTTGCAATCTCTTTGCATCAGAAGTTTTGTACCCACCAAGAGCCTGCTCAATATCTGCCTTAACTGCCTCTTCGTTCATGCTTGTGAGTTTGTTTGTGAAGTTGAACACATTTGGTGCGGTCCAGGCAGCATTGGCTTTCCAATTGGTTTTGGTATTCCCCCAGTTTCCTTTGGCGGGATCAAAATAGGAATCCATAGCCCTAGCTAAAGATTTTAGGGCTCCTGGCTCTACGCCGGGATAATCTTTAAGCCACTTGATAATACCCAAAGTATCAATCTTTCCTTTTTCTCCTGCTAGCTTTAGAGGAGGATATTTATCAGGAGCAAGTTCAACATCTGCAGGAACTTCTTTAGCAACAGCAGTAACATCTGTTGCATCAAGCTCGCCGTCCTGGGCGACCTTCTTAATGTTATCTATAGCTTTCTCTGTTTCTTCTGGGGGCTTGTCGGCCAACATACCAGCAAGCTTGCCGAGGAGGTCCCTTGTATTACTTTGTAAATCAGTAAGACCAAGACTCGCAACTTGTTGCATAAGCCGATCAGCCTTTTCCTTATCGGACACTGGAGCCTCTTCCTTCTTTAGTTTTCCTGTTGAATGCCACCATTCGGCTGCAGCTTGATATAATTGTTTTTCAGCTTCAGGATCTGACATACCGGAAGAAGCAATATCCCATGCGTCTTTCCAGGCATCCTCGCCAGTGGAACCAACAACTGCTTGCTTGAAACTACTGAGTCTTTTGCTGAGAGAAACCTCGTTGAGAGTGTTATCTTTTTTCAAAGAAACACCTTGGTTCTCCAAAAGCCTTTCAAACAGCTTCAGGTTTCTTTTGTCAAAGACCTTCTTCACTACTCGTCTTCCTTCGTAGAACAATGAGCTTCGTCTACTTTTTCCTCGCCACTGAGCTTTGCGCCACAGTTCGTGCAGTGGTTGTTAGCTTTGCTATTCAAAGTTCCGCACTGAGGACAGTGCATGGCCATGATGCCTTCTCTAACTTCTTCTTGCTCTTCTTTCATCTCACACTCACAAGGAGACTTGCCACACTTGGGACACACTTCGCCTTCAGTGACTTCTTTTTTGGCTTTTGCGTCTTTTGCAGCTTTTTCCATTGGCTCGTCTTTGTTGCCATCACCGTCGAGATCTCGATAATCAGGCTTCTTTTCTTCTTCCTTGATGGAACTCTCGTGTTTTAAACCTTGGTTTTCAAGCAGTCTATTGAAGAGTTTTTCATTTCTGTTATTTAATAGCTTATGTCGTTTCATTTTTTAATACTCCCGTATTTTATTCCATCTTCCCAATCTCGCAGGAGACAGTTACCTTCTAAGTAGGCTTCTTTTTCCATTAATCTCAAATGTTCGTTGTTTTGCATATATCCCTCTGTTGCAGGGCCAGCGTTATCAAACTCACCTCGACAGTTCTGTGCGTGATGTACCAGCTCGTGTGCAAGAGAACGCATACAGTCTTTCGGCTGTCTGTTTGTTGTGTATATCACAATCTTGTTTTCTGCAGGAGAATAGTGAGCAGTCATCCCCAATAATAGTTTAGCATTTTCAGGGTCATGACGCAATACGACTCTCACAGGCTTATTATATCCGAGGACACCCTGTGCATACGGAACGAATTCCTTTATCATATCTTTTAGATCTTTCATGCATATAAATAGTATTTTATAGTGCTACTTGCACTAAAATAATGATTATACACAGTACAAGGCATATTCCGGTCTTAATTGTTACGGTTTCACCGAGAAAAAAATAGGTCATAAAAGTGAAAACAATTGTACCGATAGTAAAGCCCATGATGCGACAAGGCCAGAGATTTTCCTCAAAAACTTCATAGCCAAGTCTCGTAGCTTGAATAAAGATATATGAAAATGGAATACCAAGGAGACACAGCAGCGGAGTGTTATCTCTAAAACTTTTCCAAACAAGTTGGCCACTACTCTGTAGCCAGACAAGAATATGCCCTAAGAATACTAAGCCAACAAATGTCAGGAGTTTCATTACGCACCAGAGCCAGGAGGAGCACTCTTACTTCTCTTGGTGGGTGCAAGCTTGTGCCCCTTATCAGCCGTTTTTCCAGGAACTCTTATAAGCAGGCCCTTCCTCGTGGAGTGTTGTTTTTTAGCCGGACTATTCTGGTAGTCTTTTGCTTCTTGAGCTGGCTGTGGAGCTCCCAACGTTGCACCCACTGGCTCTCCTGCTTGGACACCTGCGAGCTTTCTGTCGGCATCAAAATTATTATCTCTTCTGATACTCTGAGGGTTCATCTTTATCCATCTCTCAGTAGCAGACTGAAGAGAGGCTTGCCAGAGCTTCCAGTGTTTGTCGAATAGTCTAGTTCCGTCAACAATAGCGTCGAGTTCTTCCTCGCTGTATTTGGAGAGTTCAACGGATATATCCATTTTAGCTGTTGTCTTATAAACTATCATGTAACCCACCAAATCATTTCTTTCCGAAACATACATGATTCTATCAATGATATCGTCTGTGTCCTGCTCCTCCATACCTGGTAGAGAAGGCTGTCTTTGTAGAAGCTTTTGAAAGACATTTAGTCCTCTTCTGAGTATTTTCTGAGCTCCGTCATTACTTGGCCTATCACCAATAATTTGTGTCTTGTCTTGCTGTACTTCTTCCGGTGGTGGATAAGGAATACTAAATTCCATCTCGCCATTTTCCGGGTCAAAAGATATCAAGTGAAGATTCTTATATTGTTCTTCAAACTCATCCTGTAATTCTTTTGCAGTTTTATCTTCAACTTCTCTGCCGTCGTCTTCGGGGTCATATACTTGAACTTCAGCATTCTCACCCTGACCATAAAGCAAAGTATCATATTTTGTGAAAGGTAAAACACCTCCCTCAATGAGAGTTGCCCTTATTTTTCCTTGGCATGCTTCATATTTGTTATCGGGACCATACTCGACATTGTTGAAGAAGTCTTCTGCTCCTTCTATACCACTTTCTCCATAAAAAGAGCCATAGCATTCAATTGTTACTTTCACAGTTCTTCCACTAACGTGGATATCAATATACTGCATAAGATCTTGCATGATGGCCGGGTCTTCCTGATTGCCAATCATGAGGTTCTGATTTGCATCCTGAAACGCATCCCGAAGGGCATCGAGCTCATACATATCCAAGTCTTCTTTCCCGTCAAACTCTCCTGAGTCGTAGATAAAAGATATCGTTGCTTCCACATTGATAGTCATATCTTCGTAGTCGTCGTATGTATCGAAAGCTAGCGATATTCTATTTCCATGATCGAGGCGCTGTTCTGCTGCTTCCATTATCTCTTTCAGTTTACTATCGTAATCAATCATCTCATAATCGAATACAGTATCAAACCTACCTTCAAAGCCATTGTCTTTAAGTACATCTTTTAATTTACCATGTAATATTTCAAACTCATCCCCGCGCACAGGAGTATCTGTTACATCCATAAACTGCTTTGAACCATAATGAAACTGGAATCTGTCTCCGTCATCTTCGGGATCATCACGAGTATCTCCCGGAGTATGGATATAAAACAACGGGTCATCCTCGCCACCGTAGTATTGATTAAAATAATCTAAGCCAGGAGAAGCAGTGCACCAGCTAGTCTTTTTACCTAGTAAACATGCAGCGCCCTTTCCATGAGCTGCAGCAATAACCCAGCCATCCTTACTTCTTCTAAACTGAGGGATGCCCTGCTCGTCTCGAAGAACTTGGCCCTTGTCATCTAACTTATACCCACCAGCGAAAAACTCTGTTCTGCCAACAGCATCATTTGCCATCTTCTTGTCGTTTTCTGCATCAATAGAAGCCTGTCCAGCTTTGACGACATCATCTAGCATTTCTTTAGTTTTTATTTGCCCGATGTCAGAAACTTTCATATGTCTTGGGTGCTGAAAGAACGTTTCGAAGTTCTGACGGATAAGTATAGCATCACGGTTGGCCAGCGGGTACTGTCCTGAGAGTATTCTGTCTCTCAGCTCAGTGTCTGTTTTAAGATACCTCAGCCACCAAAATATTATCTGAGCTCGGTTTGAATCTTGTATGGATTTGTGTTTCTCCGGTTGGTGGGTGCGAGAAATGTTACCAGGAACTACATCTGCCGGAGTATATGTCAGAGATATTACTGAATGCAATTTCTTGTGTAGTCTATTATAGTCATCACCGGGATCTTTACCTTGATCAAAGTTATAGCTTTTGATAATCTTCTTTCCGGCTTTGCCTCCGAGGGAACTCATTGCGTCGTCAAGACTGACTTCTTGCAACAACTCCTCTCCAAGTAGTTTTACTAAAATTCTTTCTTCTAACTTCATAGCACTTTCCTCTAGACCTAACTGGCCCATAATAGCATCAATACTGTCTCGCGTACCTACGAGCTCTTTTTCTGGAGCCTCTCGCGGATGATTCTTTATCCACTCTTTCGCAAGTTTTGTAAACTCTTTAAAAGCTTTCACGTCCATCTTTTCGGGCCACTCATTAGCGGCGGGACCGGTCGTTGCTGGCAAATCTGAACTCAACGAATGTGAGAAGTTTCTCAAATCGCTGATAGCACCTGCATAAAGCCTATCCATTTCTTCTGCTGGAATTTTGCTTTCGGGGTCTGTGATCATCACTGACCAGCGCATGTCCATAATAATATATTCTTGCTTTCCTTTGCGGCCAGTAATATCAAGCTTTGGTTCTCTTATTTTGGCCTTGAAAACTCTATCCACAGGAACTTCGCCATTATCATATTTTTCCTTACCACTGTTGAATGTATGTAATGCAACGCCTTCAACCATCTTAGAATATTCAGGAAGGTCCATTTTCATTCGGAGGTAACTCACAAACTGCTCGTTCCTTGATCTGTCGTTACCTCGGAATTCCTCGTGTCCTGTCATCTTCTCATAACCACCGATTTCATCTGGTATGGGCAAATAAACAAAATTCTTAATATTTGCAACGAGCCTTCCAGCTTCAACCTCAGTGGCAGACATATATGCGTGTGCACTTGGTTTGTCCGGAGCTTCGTTGTGTAGGGGAAGAACTTTGTCGTGATAGTTGCTTTCCCATTCTTTAGTCAACTTGTCCATCAGGTCTGAATATTTCTTTTGACGTGATGCTGCAGGGTTTGGGTTTTTCTCTAGGTCATCTTCCAGTGTATCAAGCAACACATCCACCATCATTTCTATCTTGTCTTCTTCAACACCCCAAGCTTTAAGAGCACCATCAAGAAAGTCAATGTCGTGCTGCTTATCTTCTGCGTCGAATATTTCCATCCGACCGTTGGCGTTGAACACAAGCGCGACTTTATCGTAGCGAGTTCGATCTTTAGTCTTCGTCGGCTTCTTTTCTTTCCCAGGTTTTTCTTCTCGACCGATAAAGGGGAGAAGTTCGTGGTATTTTTTGATGAGGTTTGTGACTCTGTTGCGAGCAAACAACTCTCTTCTTCCGCTGACCTTGCCATCGTCGTCCAGCACAACTATATCATTTGCGTTTTTAACCATCCAGGCTAAATATTTGTTTTTTCCAGAAGGGTCTTCTTGTGACATCTTGTCAATACCCCTTGGGCCACTGTATGTCTTATTCCAGTCTTCATAATCTGATAGAACCCATTGGGGGTATTTCTTTTTTAAGTCTTCGAGTTTGCCTTCAAACAGGTCGTCGAGCTGAGCGTTGAAGTCTTCAACCTCATCATCAGACATGTCTCCTGCTCTACCAGCATCAACACTTTTCGGAAGAATGTAATAGAGAGTTACGCCATGACGGTTATAATATCTATCAAACATATTTGATTCTTTGGAACCAGCCGTACACCACTTTGTCCCAGAACCATAGTGACAAGAAGCTTCTGTTGTTTTCGGTGCGACAATTTGAAATGCATCACTAGGACTTTCTACTTTTCTGTATTCTTCTGGGGGAACACTTTTCTTTGCTTTCTTTTCTTGAGAGGCTTTCTTTAAGCTTGCGGCCTTCTGAATGACGACTCCCATTTCCCTGGGGGTGAGAGTAGTGTGGTCTTTAGGGTTTGACTTCTTTCCTTCTTCTATCTCGTTGTCTGGCTTTCTTGTTATTTTAGCATATATCTTTTCTTCTAATTTCATTTGATGTCCTCGTTGAGAAAGATTTCTGTTTTCCCAAACTTGGGAGTATCAAATATGTCTACTTTCTCTATTTCGAATTTTGCTGCAGCGACATAGCAGCAATCGTATATATCTGCTGAGTCTATCATCCATTCATTTTTGTCTACCTTGTTTGGTAAACGATAGTCACACCAATATTCTTGGCCGTTTTTCTCGTATATACATAGTGCATGGGCAGACATCTGTCCGTTGCCCTTTTTAAGCATAGAATAATATCCGAACCACACTCTGTCAACGAGGTTGGACTTTTTCAAAACAGTAGCCCAAAATATAGCATGGTCGTCACAATCGCCAAACAGCTTGCCGGAGTCTATATTATTTTGCAGACGTGAAGGATGAGTAAGATAGTCTAGCATTCCATTTACAGGATCTTTGCGATACTTTGTACCCCAATCAAAAAACTCGGGTATCTCACAAATGTCATTCATTTTTCTTAGTGTAACATTGTCTCTAGTTAGAAACATGGTAAGTCGATACCACACTTTTGCAAATGAGACGTTTAGTGAGAATAATTTTTTGGTGAGGAATATCTTAATTTTCTTCATGATATAAATAGTTTTTTAATACACAACTTCTAAAAAGTTTTTATACATGAAGCAGGAATAGGGTTTTTGATCAAAACTGAATGGCGCATCGGGCCGCCAAAGCCAACTAACTTTCACCATTCTTGGGTCCGGTGACAAGCCACTGCACTTCAAAATAATACCATATCTTTTTGGGGAACACTTGCTGCTCACTAATGTTCCGACATCAATTTTATTACTCTTAACAGGTTGGACTGATTTCATCTATTTCTACTCCCATAATAAACAGATTTAACAAAAGTTCTTCATACTCTACTTCATCTAACACAAACATCATATAAGATAAGAATTCTTTAGCATCACTCCTACACAGTGTATCTATATGATAACATATAAATGTCATTATCTCTGCGTCGATGACTTCTGGTATTTCCGGAAGGCTCTCGATAGGTATATTGAATTTATATTTTGAAATTTCTTTTTTTACTTTAGCTATCTTTTCACTTCTTTTTTCAAACATTTTCTTCCATTAAGCCCTCATAGTATTCGTCCAGCTCCTCTTCTGTCATCCATTCTGTAGGTATAAAATCTGAAGTGTTTATCTTTCCTGCGCCGGGCAAAGGAACACTCTCTTTTGTTATTTCATCTTCCCATTCAGAATATAGCTGGTCTTCTTCCTTATCAGTACGTATCTCTTCGTCTTGTTTTTCAGGCTCGGAAAAAACGTGTCTTAAAATATCATCTCTTGCTTTTTTGCAAACTCTTTCATGTTCTTGCAATTGATCGCAAGCTCTTTTAATGCTTTCGTCATATATTATATCATACTTCTCTACTTTAATGCAATAAGAATCTAACGCCCATGCTTCTCTGTTTTTATATTTTATCCTTAAAAATATAACTCCCTGGTGTGAGCGGCTGGATTTTACATCTATGACTTCACAAACATTTCCAGGTATCATGTTATTTGATGCCTTCCAGTATTTCCACCACTTTATTCTATTAGCTATTTGAACCCAATCACCCTTACTAAAGCTCGCCATTGTTAACCCCCAAGAACCGAAACCATTCAGTCTTTTTAAAGCGCCTTGCGTAGTATCTAAAAAATTTAATATCGAAACATAAAGGCTTTGGTCTTTTAAGTAGTTTCATGTTACATTGTAACAGAGTCTTACTGCCTTTTAAATTATTGCACTCTTTGCAGCTCGTTGCTGCATTTGCCCATGACATCTCTCCCCCTTTGGACTTTGGGATAATATGATCCACGGTCGCATGGCCTTGGGATAACTTTATTCCGCAGTATTGGCACTCGTACATATCTCTGATAAATATGTTCATCTTGGTACATGAGGGAGAGCGAGTTCTTTTTTGAATATAGTTTTTAAGTATTATTATTTTTGGAATTCCAAACACACTGCTTACTGAGCGAAGAACTTCGAAGTCTGCATCCCTCATTTCATTCCTGTGTTTCGAATGTCTCATCCACTCTTCGAGAGTAAAAACATTATAGTCATTATCTATCACATTTGCTGCTTCTCTGAAAACAAGATAAATGGCCCCGCGAACGCTTGTTATTCTTATGGGGCGATAGTTTTTATCTAAGACTAATACCTTCTTATTAAGAATCAAAGGCATGGCAGCATCCTCGGCAAACTCCCTCCTACGGGCGTAGTGCCCTATGAGGACACCACCATATTAATATATATGATAGAAGAGATATTTTAACTATCCCAAATTTATAAAGTTTACATTGGCAGGCACAGATTCCGCTTTAATCATGAGGGGCGCATATCCGGCTCCTGCCTTTACTTGTACATTTTCGTTCGTGCTATCAACTTTCATTTGGAAATACATTGTTTTAGATTCCCCAGCAGCCCAGTTGTGGGTTCCGTCTGTCCCATCAAAATACCACTGAAGAACATATATGCCGAACTTCTCTTCTGTGTGTCCGTTTATTTGTTCATCATTCCAATCAGAGCCCCAGCTTCCCTCAGTGGATTCAGAGTCGCTATCGGTTATTCTACATCTCCAAAGATTCTCTGAAGAATCAAAATCTCTAATAGACATCTTGAGAGTCACCAGCACCTTGCGGCTCGCTGGGACAGTGAAAGTGATAGAGGGCTTAATGTTGGCATCACTATCACTATTAATTTGTTTATAGGTCGTTGTGAAACTGCCGCAGGAAAATGTAGTAGTTGCACCGTCCATAATTGTTTGTGACAAGAGAGTTGAACCGCTGACGATATCGAGAGGAACTTTCGGGTTATTCGTTCCAATACCTACATTTCCGGAGCCACTAATGAACAAAGAGTTTGCAGTTGCTTTTCTACTTATCGACAACACATTGGTATCTGATGTGGAGTTATCTCTGACTCCCAAATGAAGCATTCCATTGTGAGGAGAAGCGGCATCACCGTCATAATCTAGAAATGCGCCATAGGTCATAACTTGACTTCCGTTAGTATCCTCTGCCATCTCTAGCCGACCAGAAAAGTTTGATGCTGAACTGTTGTCTCCACCGAGGCGTATTGAAACTACTCCGCCATCTGCATCGCCCTCAATTGATAAGTTAGCATAAGGGCTGGTCGTACCAATTCCTACCTTGTTGCCGCTACTATCAACATATAGAGTGTCTGTATCAAACGTCGCATTACCGGTGAAAGTCGGACTTGCAGTAGGCGCTTTCGCATCAAGCTGAGTTTGAATAGCACTGGTCACACCGTCAACATAATTTAGTTCTGTTGCTGTAGCTGTGACTAAAGTACCGCCCAGGGATAAGCCTGCCGAAGAGCCGTTATGTGATGATATATCAGCGTCGCCAGTTACAGTGAGATCATCATTTACAAACATATCATCAGTGCATCTTATATCTCCGTTCACGTCCAAGGTATAACTTGGGGTACTATCAAGGATGCCAACAAAACCGTTTGTTCCTTTGATGCTTATTGCTGTGTTTGTCGTGCTGTCTCTTTGTCCAAATATTAAATTACCACTAGAATTATAATAAATAGGAAACCAATTATCTGCATCTGATTTTTCAAGCCTGATGCCGCCTGTGCTATCTTGGGCCGACTGTTTAATATGAAATTTAGAGTCCGGGTCGTTGGTACCAACACCAACATCACCATCATTCTGGATTCTCATTCTTTCAGTATCGTTTGTGCCGAAATAGAGGTCGTAGTTTGTTGATACATTCAGGTAAGTGTTACCGTCGGTATTTATAGAATTGCCGTCAATATACATGTTGGTACTGCTGTCTGTTATTTTTACAGTAGCGTTACCTAATGTAAGCCCACCTATATCTCCAACTGTAGCATTTCTGTCAACGTGCAATGCTGCAGCCGGAGAAGTTTCATTGATGCCAACTCTGTTCAAACTTGGGTTGTAAGAAATACCAGCGTCGGTTTTTAATTGTTGTGTTGCAGCAGTGCTATCAACAAAGGTTAGGTAATGAGATGCGTTGCCGCTATCCGTTGCGGTAGTGACGTTAGTAGCGTTAGTAGCGTTGGTAGCAGTTGCGGCATTGCCACCGGTTGCTAATTTTCCGTCTAATTGAGTTTGGATGGCGGAGGTTACACCGTCAACGTAATTTAGTTCTGTTGCAGTTGCAGTGACTAATGTGCCACCAAGTTTAAATCCATTGGCAGAACCGTCGTGAGTGCTGATATTAACATCTGCTCCGAAGGTAGCATCACCATCTTGGTCAACCAACAATGCGTTTACATCTGTGCCACTCTGATTATCCATAATAAGAGCAAACTGGTTTGCATCACCGTCATTGTCTCCAAGATACCTAATTGCCCACCCATGCGTTTGGACGCCGCTTTGTAATACCCTAATTACGTCTGCATCCGTATCGTTGCCTCCATTCATAATTATCGCGGGAGTTGTTTCTGTGAGTTTGGTGATGGTGAGCGAAGCACCATCCCATGTAAGATCACTGTTTCCTTTAAAGGAGCCTGTGCCAGTTGCTGTAAGGACTCTGTTGTTTGCTCCGCTCGACATAAAGTCAGTAACGTCTACGGATAGATGATCTCCAGTTAAGTCAAGCCCGTTACCTACTGCTAAGTTTGTATTATCACTTATATCAATTGAGCTGAGTGTTGCCAACGATCCTAAGCCTAGTGTAGCTCTGGCTGTCGAAGCATTTGCGTCGTCGATAAGAGTTTTACCGAATGCAGATACGGTCGTTGTGCCAATAGTCAAGTCGCCATCTATCTGCAAGTTTCCGGACTCATCAAGATTTAAAATTTCCGTATTATAAGCATTGACAGTAAACTCATTAGATGAATTATTATTTGAGTCTATAACAAGATTTATATCGCCATAAGATCTAATATTGAGATCACTGGTGGTGCCATTTATATCTCCGCCCTCGACCACGATATCCTTGTGAGCAGTTAAATCTCCTTCAACTCTTAATGTGTCTCCAAGAGTTGCCGCTCCGGAGCCAGAGATGGTCCCTTCGACAGACAAGTTATTGCCTAAGCTTGTTGCGCCTGCAACTTGCAAAGTACTAGAGCCGGAAATAGCAGCAGCAGCCAAGTTTCCTGTGAAAGTTGGGCTCGCTGCAGGCGCTTTCGCATTCAACTGAGTTTGAATAGCACTGGTAACACCGTCAACATAATTTAGTTCTGCTGCAGTTGCAGTAACTAATGTGCCGCCGAGCTTGAAGCCATTGGCAGATCCGTCGTGAGTGCTGACATTGACATCTGCGCCGAAAGTGATGTCACCGTCTTGGTCTGCAAGAATTGCATTAACTGGCGTTCCGTCTTGATTATCCATTTTAAGGGCAAAACGGTTGGCATCACCGGTTCCAGTTCCCATGTACTTAATCTGCCATCCGTGGGTATCTGTCTGGCCCTCTCTTGCTCTAAGGATGGTGACATCATTATTATCACACTCCGCAACGAAGGCAGGATTATTATCACTCTCTTTGTTTATGGTAAGGGTATTGCTAGAATTAAAAGTTAAGTTCGCTTCGCCGCTTATTGCAGAAGCCCCCGTTGCGGTTACTACTCTATCGTCTAAACCGTTTGATAGTGTGGCACCACCACCAGCCGAAGGGAGATTAGAAATTAAAACTTTCTTAGTAGAGTTGTCAGTTACATCTTGTAAGACAACATAGTCCGAGGTTGCCGCCGTTGTGCCCAAGGCAGATAGTTCATTTACATCCAGCGACAATACCCCGCTTGATGCTGCGAGGCCATTGCCAGCCATAAACGTAGCGACATCATCAATACTCTCTAACTGTTCGGTAGAACCGTCGGAGTCTAAAACTAAAAACTTATCACCAGAGGCTATTTGTACATCTGAAAACTCGCTTATGTCTACATTTAAAGTTGCAGCTCCAGAGTTCGCTCCACCAGATAAGCCAGTACCCGCAATAACAGAAGTTATGTCAGCGTCGATGGTGCTTGTAAGGTTTGAAACGGTTACTTTTTTTGTAGAGTTGTCGGTGATGTCCTGCACCACGATGAAGTCACCGCTAGCAGGCGCTGTGCCCAACGCTGTTAGCTCGCTAGCATCGAGGGCTAGCGATACCTCACCCGCAGTCCCACCCCCGGAGAGGCCGACTCCGGCGCTCACAGAGGTAATGTCACCATCACCTCCACCGGTATGAAAGTCAAATATCTCTGTCTCGACACCTTTGATGACTTGAAAAACTTTAAGATTGTCATCGTCGCCCACACGAATATCGAAATATGTTCCCTTGCTTCGGGCTTTATTCAATATTTTGAGGGTTTCGGACCAAAGGTTGCTTAGTTTGTTTGAAGGCATAAAAAACTCCGTCCCAATAAATAGTGAGGAACGGAGCATTTGTTGCTTATCGGCAGCGAAGCGCCGAATTTTTTGCGATTTTTTTTGCGCTAAATTTTTTCTAGAGGCTTAAATTGTATTTTTTGCTCAAATAAGCCTTAATTTCTTCCGGGCTTGAGGCTGTCATGATAGGTCGCTCCTCATTGTGAAGCATATAAAGCTCCCTACCGTCCTTTGTTCCCATAGTAACGTGCAAATTTAGGCCATTTCTCTTAATAGAGAACACTTCTCTTACTTCATCCCACATATCTAACTCCAAAATAAACTTATTCATCCACTTTTTGTTCCGTTACGTCCAGAGTACCAGCGAAATTCGCCCTTTCAGAGACTTTTGCAGTACCATCCATAAGACTTTCGAGGTCATAACCTAAATTTTCGAGCGTATCTCGCATAATTTCTGCTTTTTTCTTAGCTTTGCGTTTAATTCGCTCTTCTCTTTTGGTAAACTTCTTCATCATTTTGCCCATTATTGTCTCCTATTGTTGTAAGTATGGGGAAACGAGGTCTATCTCCTCGTCAAAAAACTCTTCTTTGCGTCCATCCGGTAAAAGTACGAGATATAATGGAACATATTCGAACGGTTCATCAGGACTATTATATATTTCAGGGTGCTCGCGGTACAATTCAATATCATAATATCTCTCACTATAAAAAGGAGACTCCAGCTCGTGACATACATTCAAGACAATGCCAACGTGATGGTACATATCCTTATTAACGAAAGCAGGCTCCCTTATCTTAACTAAGTCTCCCTTCATGTACTTCGGTTCCTTCTTCTTGACACCCATAGCACACTATTGTAGCACAGATACTCACAAAAGTCAAATATTATTTAATAAGAGATACTTTATCTTCCACATACCATGAGTTACCACCCGCCATCTTGATGAAACCAATAGTAGGCTCAACGTAGTACCATATATCCTCATGGGCTGAGACTCCCCTTACTTCTCCCTCGAAAAGCAACTCACCATCTTTTACAAGTACCTTGTCTCCAATACTAAGCATGTACCTAACCCTCCTATGAAACTCTCTTAGAGAAGCTTCTGTTAGCTTACACAAATATGCTAAGCATTAGTACATAGTATTAGATATATGCTATTGAAAAAACTCAAAAAATAACAAGCAGAATTTTAGCAGCCTTCCCATGACTCCAAATCATCGTCGTTGTAGGCCATCTCATAAGTATCTGTCTCTTCATTGTACCTAAGAGGCGATAGGTTGTTGTGTCCCATCCACATAGAGCGACAACTAAGCTGCTTTACCGCACTTAACATGTCGTCTTTCTCTATCTGTTCTGCTATATCGTGTATTAGGCCCTCGTCTATCCAAGGTTTTATCTTATAATACACCTGATCTAAGTTTACACTGGTCCATGACAATGAAGGATCTTCTTTTATCTCTAGTATTTCCGCTGCATAGCAATAGTCTTTAACAATCTGGCTAGTCGGCCAACGGTTGACCAACACAATATCACCTATCCTATACATTCCCTTCATCCTTCTCATTAGGTTCCCCATCCCAATTTTCCATGTATTGGTAAATAGGTGCCAACTTGACTAACCTCTGAGGATGCCAATCAACTTTTCCTGATGCGTTGTTTGGAATGACCTTGTAGAACACCTCTTTGTCGTGTGCCCTCTCTGCGACATCTGCGACAATGCCCTTAAAACCCATTGATGGTGCGCGTTGCATTACTACAACCTCTGTACCGATGCCTATTATCATGCTATTTGTCATACTGGCTCCACTCTTCGTTGAATACCCATCGTCTTACGCCCGTCTTGTTGCTCATCATAAGTGCATGGTCAAAGTACAAGTCCAATACGAGCCACGATGTCTCATCCATTCTTCTTATTAGTAAGTCACCTATTTTCATGCTGTCTCCTTAATTCTCAAAAATTGGGCCGTGTGTTACGAACGCCCTTAGCTTGCTTTATACCCCCCTAGTAGGTAGTAGTACCCACTCTCCGGGTACCCCCCCGGTGGGGGGTAGGGGTAGGGGGGTGTGCCCTTGCTTAGAACACCTCGTCACGCTTGCCCATTTGATATGTCAATGGCCTAAACCAATGGCGACCCTTGCATAGGTTAGGGTGCTGCCTCCTGCATGCATCAAGTGGCTTCTCCTTGGTATCTTCTAAGTGTACCTTAACATGCACCGCTTGTGTCATGTCAGGATACACGCTGCCATACTTAGTGTTATACTTATACGGCGCAAGGATAGCAGTGAACTCACACAGCATTGCCTTGATCGCACCGCGCTTTAACTTCTTACTCTTTGTACTTTTTCTAGCCATGTGATCTCCTAAATGAAATACTTACCTACTATTATACCAAGAATGAACCAGCATGTCAAGTCTGCTAGGTGTGCTACTAATAGTTTTCTGTTATGTCTCTCGCATACTTTGAGCCACTGATATGTATGATCGTTCATTATGCTTGCTCCCTTACATATGTCATCACCCATCGTGATGCATAGTTGTTATATTCTTCTTTGTTTATGTTTATTTTTAATCTACCCGCCAACTTTAGTCCACGCTTCCATGCGTCTAGCTCCTCCGCGATAACTTCACATCGGTATGCATTGCGGCGCTTGTTGACCTTGCTATCCTTGAAGCGATAGGCAGCGAGGGTAGGGAAACTTTCCTTGTAACCTTTGCTGTTGTACGCAATCGCATGACCACATTCGTGAAGCAGGGAATAGACTTGGTTCTTCTTGCTCTTGATCTTAGAGTTATAGACAATATGTTTCTCCTCATGTAGATAGGCATCAATGCCATAGCTCTTGTATACCTCGAAGCCACGTCTATGTGCCCATGCTTCCAGTTTAGCTAATGCTGTAGTATATTCTTTCTTGTTCATACTTAACAAATACCTTCTTTTATGTTATAATTATTATAGTTTTGTTCCCGGCAAAACAGGTTGCTCAGTCTCAGCATCGTATATGATCACGGGGAGGTCTTGTGATCGAAGCTTGAGCTGAAGTGCTTGCCTAGCATCTTCCAATTCACTGAAGATGGCTACTGTAGTGTGCCCAAAGTGTGGGCTGATGGTCCTTAACTCATAGCGAGAGAAGGTTACGTTAGGATGTTTTTGTGAATATAGTTTGTTAGTCATGTTATCGTTCTCCCGCCACAGTATTCATGCGGCTTTCAGGTGCTAAAAAGGTTTGCCATTCACGGCCATGAAGCTCGGACAGGTCCATAGGCGCACCACGATCATCATAGCGGTTACACATACGCTTGAAGGCGTTGATGTGCTTGCTTGTGGTTGTGGAATATCTTTCTGCGGTTTCGTGTACGGTTGCGTCACGGTAGTTGACAACTAACACAGGCACACCATAGGAGAAATAAACATCCTTGTCCCAAGTGAGGTCCAGTTCTTCATCTGGAATTTGCACAATAACGCGAGTTTGGTTCTTACCTAAGTTTTCTAATTTCATATTTACTCCTCTTCATATCCGTCAAACCAGCCATCGCCGGAGGTTGCAGGGTCTTTACAGTGGGCTTGTGCTTGTTCGAGAGTTAAACCTCGCTTGATAACACGGTTATTGCCTTTAAAACGAAACCTAATAATCTTATATGTCATATTATCGCACCTCTTCTTTAACTTCAAGTGAATTGTATTCAGGGCTACGTTCGCGAGTAAAGAAATAATACTCGTTGTCAAAGCTCCCGAAATACAGGGCATGCTCAGGCTGAGGCTCGCGAGCGTCGGGGTAAGCCTGAGTTTCATTTACCATGCTAGCAAGATCACCAATGGTGTGCTTTGCCTCATGGTGTGTCCACATAAGGCGAGCAATGGCTAGTTCCATGATCTCGCTCTTGGTCAAACACTTGTTGACCATGTATTCGGCCACGGCTTGGCTCACCTTGGTTTGATTGACTTTTGTATTGGGGATAGTGAGGTATTTGTTTTCCATGCTTATTTCCTTTTCGGTTTCGCTGTTTAATATGGGTTAATTATACACTTCTGAGCGAGGATTGCAAGAACTTTCTTTCCTTATATTCCGGGCACTTACGGATAAAGCGACAATTGAGTGTTTTCGGGGGGTTGCGCGGGAATGCTGGGACTTACGTGGATCTCCATTGAGGGCAGATCTGCATCGCCATGTCGCACTAGCATTAAAAAGACACCCACAACTAGAGTAGGTTTAGTCATGGGTGCCTCAAAGATAAGGGGGTTTGATCCTAGCCCCTATCATATGTTGTTAAGGCTCGCCGAGCGTAGGAGGGGAACAGCGACATGCCTAACTTAAACATTATATCATGACGACGAGGGTATGTTAAGTGGTGACGACGTTATTTGTTACTCTTTTTTAACGCAGTGCGTATATACTATGTAACGTGCGTGTGCTAGATACATGGCATAGTTCACCACCATTTACCACTTTATTCCACAGAATACCACTAAAGTAGCAACCCCTACCACAGGGCATGCAAAGCTATCACCCATCTTTTAGCTACTCATCATCATCTTCTTTATCGGCATCGAGCTCCGCAGCAAGCATCTCTTTAAAGTGTTTAAGCATAGTCTCAGTACCAACAATGGGCATGCCTTGTATAGACTCAGTTACCATCTTCTGCTCATAGTCTCTTATCCTATACTCAAGGTATTCTATCTTCTTTTCTTTCTCTTCTCTATTAGTCATCTTCTTCTACTTTCTTTAATTTAAACTCTTGTAGACCATAATGCTCAGGGTTACTCAGTATGTCCCTACACTTGTCTTTCCATATAAGCTTCTGTATGTATACTTGTACCCATTGCCTATTCTCATAGGAACCTCTTTGGTCTGGTTCTAGACCTAGCTTCCTTCTCTTATCCTCTGGTACTGAGTTGTACCTTGTACTATACTCTGCTTCTACTTCTTTTACTATTTCATTCCAGCTTTTTATCATGATACTTACTCCTACCCAAGTATAATGTTGTCTGTGTTCTTCATGTACTTTACATGTACTAATTCTATTTTATTATTTACTAATACCCTATAGCATTTATTCTTTATATCCCTCGGGTCATTCCATTCTTCTCCCGCCCATTCTAGGACGATGCCCACTGTGCCATGTAGTCGCATCTTGCTGAATACTCCAAGCTCTTCGTACAGGCTGTCTCTTGGTGTGGTATCCCTAATGGAAACCAAGTCACCCTTCTTAAACGTGTTCTCTTGCATTGGTGTTCTCTCTTATAGGTTTATAAGCTTAAAGTATAAGTTCATTCTTCTTATAAACTGACTATGTTTCTTTGTCCATCCGCCAAACCTTACACCAACGTGGTCCGGGTCGCAATGAAGGTATCCGTTCTCGGTGCATATGGCGACATGGACGAGCTCGTGGACAAAGCTTGTGTTATGTAATTTGATGTTCTTTGCCCCTCTCGTTGACACCCATATCCTTGCACCATTTCCCAACGTCAACCCATGCAGTGGAGTCTCCCTCAAGAAACGCCCTTTCGAGTCGTATACGTTTTGCGCGACAAGCTTCCTTGAGCTAAACTCTATCTCAAGAGAGCGCAAGTCGTCTAAGAGTTGTTGCCTTGTCTCGTCCGTGTGGCAGAAGCCCTCGTCCACCCAAAAGGAATAGAACAAAGATAGACCCATTGCCAAGTCAAACTTGTCAACAGGGAAGAAGCAAGAGTCTTGCTCTAGCGTTGCATTACCGAAGCCAACGATAGTAGACTTGGCTGTCCTGAGACACTTTCTATCATCTTCGAAGGTGTGAATGAAGCCTGTCTTGACATAGTTGCTCCACTCACTGTGGTAAAAGCCATACTGGTCTGCTTGCGGCGTGTAGGCCGAGGCAAGGAATAGTATGGTTGCTGCAATGTATGCTTTCATCATCTTCCTCATCTTTCCATGATGATAAAGGCTAGCATGGCCAAGTAGATAACTGTAAAGATGGCGTCTGTGCTCCTCTTAAACAAATAATATGTATAAAGCTTTAAGCCCGTCAATGTTAGCATGGCAAAGATGAATAGTTGCGTGTGCCCTGTGAACAAGGTTAACAACATAGCAATGATGGCCATGAGTTGTAGGCGGTTTATTAGTGTTTCGTTTATTTTCATATGTACTCCTGTTACTTTACTGCCCGAAAAACATAGTCGGTTATCCACTTCGAGCAGGTTGGCCCTTCCTTGACAGCTATCTTCAAGAGGCTACGGTAGTAGCTTTCAAGACTCTCATGATGCCATATGGACTTGCCTGTTCTATTCTTTTCACGCGAACATGAGCGGTGAAACTCTATCTTCTCTTGCAAGAAGGATATATGTTCCTCGTAACCCTCACGCAATAGGGCTGTTCGCTCATCATATGATAAGGTATCTTCCATTTTATCTTCGCTATCTGACATATTATGCCTCTGTTTGGAAAAAATTTGGGGCGAAAAGCTTTTTAGTCTGAGGACAAAAGCTCCCTTGCCTCCAACATAATCTTTTCTGCCGCGATGAGAGCCACGACATACCCGGCGAGTGCTGTCTCGATGAGTGCCGTTAACATGCCATCATCCTCATTTTATTTTGACGTCTGGCTGCAGCCTCAATAACATTAAGACCGGCAGAGATAGCTACGTTATCTCCCATCGGGTCGCGCAATTGAGCCTCAAGGCGAGCGTCAATGTAATCGGAGAGAGTGAAGCCAAGGTTTGTGAACATGTATTTCTCATCCTTCAGGCCTGAATAGTATTTATCGTGGTAGGTAAAATACTCCAAAAGGCTATCCCCTTGTTGTAATAGTTTTAACTTTTTTCTTTCCTGCTGACTTTTTACGGGCAGCTTCTTTTTCTTAAAAGGCATTTATACTCCTCTCAGTGTTAATAAAGAACAACAACACCAGTGGCGTGTAATACTGTAATGATGCCGAAGGCCGTTGCAGCTCCTCGCAAATACCATCGACTCAAGTCTGACAACGTGGCAAATAGCGCCATTGCCACTTTCTTTGTATCAATTTCTACGTTCATAACTTTGTACCATTCCTTTCGCAAACAAGATCAGTGTCGTGCTTTTTCTCGACAACACTTGTTGACATATAGTTAATTATGCCCTGCAAGGCATTAATTGAGGTTTTCATCTTCTTTTTGTGGTTATCATCAGCAGTGGTAAAGTGCTCAGAGCCTATTTCTTCGTGCATCTGTTTCAGAATTTCCTTAATCTGATCTTGATATTTTATTAATGTCCTAAACATTGCTGGCTCTCCTGAGTGGGTCTTGATATTAGTTCTAAGTCTTGGTATGGAACACACTTAACTGTCCCTATCTCGTCCTCGATGAAGGTGTCTAGCACATACACTAGGACAACTGCCTTGCCTCTCTTCTCCTCAACATCCTTTACTATACCCAATGGAATAGATTTTGGATACTTCGCATAACCAACAAGATCATTCTTTTCAAATTTATTAAACATATTCTGTCCATTCTATCACACTTTGGTAACATTGTAAAGCATTATTCTTCTCTTACTTTTTCTCTGCAAATGTTACGGTTCTTTTCTTTCTTCTTGTCCTTGAATATTTGGTTCTTATGATCGTTCAACTTGGGGACAAGAGGGTTTCTTGGTAGTCTTTCTTTGCTTTTTGTCATGATCATACCCCGAAAGAACTTCCACAACCACACTTCTTCTTGGCGTTTGGATTTATAAACTGAAAGCCGCTGGCCATAAAGCTCGTTCCGTAGTCAAGCGTAGTCCCTTCTAGCACCACCGCACTGTAACCATCAACAACAACCTTTAAACCAGATACCTCTGTGATGTGATCGTGATCGAAACTCTCGGTGTCTATCTCCAGCTTGTATTGAAGCCCGGAACAGCCGCCGCCCTGAATGGCTGCTCTAAGGAATGAACCTTCTTTGCCCTCTACTTCGATAGCTTCCTTGGCCTTCTCTATTGCGGCCTCAGTTAATGTCAGTGGGAAATTACTCACGCTCTTTCTTCCTCATTGCTGTTAAAAACAATTCTGCATGTGTTCGATATTTAAAGTCTGCTATGCTAGAATTATATATGTCTCCTGCAGAATCTGTCAACACTCGGTATACCGTATATCCACCGGGGCCAAATGTTGTGTTGTACCCAAAAGTACCTGGCTTGTTTCCAACGTCATATTTCATAACAAATACCTCATGGCGAATGCGTCAATATATAAACAAGAAGATTACAACCTGCTATCAAAAGAGTTATGTATAAAAAGATCGCGGCGTGTCCGTCCATACATATAATTAGTACACTTCTTGGAATTCAAGAGTATCGTCCAAGTCAAGCTCTGGCGGCTCGTCACCCGGATCGATGGTTGCGTCAGCCGACAGAACCGCTGCACCATACTTCTTTGCTGCAGCAACCTTTGCTGCTCTGACAACTTCATTAACAGCATAGTTCCTGTCCACTTCCACAACGATGTTGCAAAACTCGGGAAACCATTCGTCTCCCACGTTGTTCACAACTCCCGTCCTGCTTGCCCAAGTAATGTTTCTCAGAGTCACAACGTACTCTTTCTCCAGGGGCATATCAAATACATCAATTTTACTTGTCACGATCATACTCCATAGTTTTGCAAATACAAATATAAAACAACATTCCAACTATTATCCATTCCATACTAAACCTCTATTCCGTATAACATCAATATAAAATAATAAATGAACACCAAGAACTCATACATCCTTCGATTCTCCACCTTCTTCTGCGACAGGCTCAACCTCGGTGATGTAAGACGTCAAGTACTCAGTCATTATCGTCTTTCCTGGTTGCACTTGCCAACACACTCTAACACCTTCTGGCATCTCTTCGTAACTGTCTCCTCCCCAGCCGCCCATTGAAATACCAGTCTTAATAACAATCCCAATCCACTTGTCCGTGTGAGGCCCATACCAATATTCCATGTCACTCATGTTCGCCGGGCCAGGGGCACTCTGCCTCTCAGACAGGCTCATCTCGTAAAAGCGGCGCTTGAAGCGAACCAAGTCTCCCACTTTAGGCTTGTACTCCATCATGAGCCCCATCGGTTCTCATCACTAATAAGCTTCCACCAGTCTGACCTCTTGGTCACACCACGAATGTGCTTATGACGGATAAAGAACCGTCGGTACATGCCTTTTCGACCCTCGGTAGGGAGGAAGGTGCAGTGGTTCTCAGGAACCAACACTAAGCAGCCCCTTGGGGTTGCTGCAAAGCTATTGTCGTTAACGACCTCCGCCAAAATATGAGGATCAACCTCCCTCTCACCCGCTTTACGGATGAACTTAGGCTTAGTGCCATGTACGTCTACGAGCTTAATGCACTCGATAGACGAGCCGTCAGGACGCATATCGCCCATGATCTTTTCTACCATATCTCTAGCTAAGAAGTCTGCTGCTCTCATAATATCCTCCTATGACTCAATGGTGGTTTCGTAATAAGCATCATCATCATCTGTGATGCGAATGGTACATTGGGAATGCTCCGATGCTACCTCCCTGGCAAGTGATAGTGCCTCTTCTTCTGAGGCGATATCCTCTTTCAAAACTTCCCAAGATGGGTCATCAGATAGTCGCCCATTGGTGGATGCCCAAGGGCAATACTTGATACCTACTTTATATGCCATGACATCTCCTTAAAGAGTCTGTTGTCGCTTGTCGCCTTCGACTCGCTTTTTGATAACCTTTTTGTACGCATATTCCATTATTTTAAAAAACTGTTCTTCAGTTACATTTAAAGACTTGCATACTAATTCTAATTCTTCTTGGTCTGTCATTTTATTCTCCTGCAGCTACTTCAATGTAGCCCTGATTGATGAGCATTTCTGCGTGTCTCTGATAGCTTCCCTGTAGTGAGTTCAGGATGTTGAGGTCAACGAGTTCCTGGAAAAGGTCTACGACCTCTCCTTCGTCTAGTCGCCCTTCTTCATACGCCATGATCTTGTCCACAATGCTATGATATTTTCTCAAGTTCATTATATCACTTCCCCTTCTTTATGTCAAATTTATTATCTATCCGGCATTTTCCGTAGTACATGATCCCTATCCAAATAGAGAACAAGATACCATCAGTATACGTCAATTCGTGCCATACGTCAAGGAAATTCATTAGTTGATCTTCTTTTTGTCAATGGCGAACTCGCCAAAAGCAGTGTATTCATTGCTCCTTTGAGGCAACATTGGGCTTGAAGCCTTTGCCAAGTCTTGGTATACATCGAATTCAAACCTCTCATCTCGCATGGGACTGAAGGCTCTCAAGAGGTATTTAATGAAGTCATACTTGAGATCGATATACTCTGACTTCAACTTGTATGCGTCTTCTGGGCTCATTCTATCTTGTGCTGCGAGCAACTTGTGCTCAAAGCGGTTAAGAGTTTCGTTTAATTCTACTTCCATTTTGTTTTTCATATTATCTCCTATTGAATTTTGTTTAATTTTCTAACGTCAAACCATGTTTTCATGCTCACCCGATGGGCTCCGCTATCATTAAGCCAAAAGACTTGTGCAACGCGCTCCACTTGGTCTGAACTTAGCTCTTTCATCTCGCGCACGATACCCATTAAAGGCGGGTATCCGTACTTCTCCTGCTTTGCTGATAAGCCATCGTGAGTCACTGTATCGCCTACTTTGATCATTTTAATACTCCCCCACATCTGCGTCAAAGCACCATTTTTCAATCTTAGCCTCTTCAAAGAGATCATCTTGGCAGGACTGGCAAAGGCCAGAAATTTCAAACTCCTTAGCATCCGCATTAGTGCGGAATTTGGTCACAGGCATGCCGCAACCAATGGGTGCGGATACGCAAACCTCATCAAGAATGGCTTGCTCGCGGTTAACGCCGAACGTGGCCTTGAGATGGTTGTCAATACGGGGGCTTTTAATAGTTGGAATAAGCATAGTGTCTCCTTTTAGTCTCGATAACAGCCATAGTCCCAAGCATCTGGGCTAGACTTTTCAATCTTGTGGTCATAAGTAACGCGAGCGAGCTGCAGAATGCGGTCGCGGCTTTCATCATCGAGTTCCCCCAAGTCAGAAAGAAAGCTCAAAAAGTCAATATCTGCAAAAGAGTTCACAGACTTTTTGAGGTGTTGTTCGGTTGCGCTCATGCGCTCTTCAAGATATAATTCGTGTGCTGTTTTCATTCGAGTCTCCTATAAAGAAAATACTGCTGATACTTCGTTGTTAATTGCTTCTACATAATGCATGCCAGGTAGCTCGTTAGACACTTGTCCCCACTCAGTAAGACGGCTAACAGAAGGCATACCATTGGTATGGTATATAATAACCTCAGCGGAGGGTGCCCACTCGCCGGGGTCTTCGCTTGCAGGGCAAATGCACTGTGGATTGACCGTCATGCAGAATACTTTTTCAATTGCTTTTGTTACTTGATGTTCCATATCTTACTCTCCTTCTGTTAATAGTGTTTCTTCAACTTCATCAACCGGAATCCAGCCGAACCATCGAGGGTATTTTGCCTGCTTGGGATCTCTCTCTAGGCTGCAAAATGCCTGACACTTGCGGCCCTTGAACCCAAAGACGTTTTCTGAAAACTCGTCTCCACGGTTGCCAATTGGCCCTTCTTCCTCTGAGAAGGGGATGATAGTATGCTCCCTGAAGCGGTTCTTTGTTCGCTTGGTTGCGTTTTTGCTAGGCTTAAACATTATTGTTGCTCCTGTTCCAAAAGGTCGTCGTAACAACCACCATGTTGATCAAAAATTTGGTCTTTCAATTGCTCAAGTGTATACTCGGTGTAAAATTGCTGATGAAGTGTTTCTATTGCCATCGTAACAAGGGTATCCATATCCATATCATCAACTAAGCGGGTCGCATAGTTTTCTGCTAAAGTGTTGTGTGTCATTTTGTCGCTTGAGTTATTAACCATTGATAATATCCTTCGAGTTAAAGAGTTTAGATGGGCATTCGCTCATAACAATTGTTTGAATGCGAGGCTTTGTGATACCAAAGTTCTTAACAAGCTCATCGCGGGTGGCGTGTGCCTGTGTTGATGAGTTAATTCGAGTACACAAAAGCGACTCTTCAATACCATCGGGGATAATACCCCAAATTGCATATTCTACTTCACTGGTTATATCTTTATCGTTCATTATTGTTGTTCCTGTTCTACTGCCATTCGTGCTGCTGTTTTCAAAATACTTACCAAACCCGCTTGTGTTGGGAAGTCTTCAACCATGTCCCATTCAAATTTATTGGGCAAGAAGCCATTAACGCTTGCGGTTGCGGCTGCATTGTCCCACTTCTGCAGCGAGATATGATTGAAGTGTCCGTCATTGCGAGTATCGGACAACCACTTAGTGGTAAATACATCTTTTACAAATTCAACCAAAGCAGGTTTAACCAATTGACGATAGTATGTCTGATGATCTATCGAGCTTCTAAGATAGTCGCTTCTGGTATAAATGAATGGTTTTAAGATATTCGGCATAATAAACTCCTATTGGCTTTCGGTGAATTGGTCATAAGATGCAGACTTTTCTGATGCTTTGTAACCATTGTTATATCCATGCTCAAATGCGGCGCGGTTTGTATCAAATATTCTTTTATAATAAGAACCATTAATATCCTTATATACGCCCAAGACCTTCGAACGATCTCCAACGGTTGTTACATACGTTTTGAACTCTTTCATCATTTTTGTTTCCTTTGCCTCTTTAAGATGTACCCATTATACCAAGCCTGACAGAAATAGCAAGGCTTTTTTCATCTTTTTTTCTCTTTAATTCCGGCAACTTACGCAAAAAGCGACAATCAGGTACTTACGCGCATTTGCTTGACTTGTGGCCACTTTCAGGTACTTACGTGGATCTGCTTTTGGGGGTAGATCCATCGGCATGTCGCACATACAAAAAAACCCCCTAAAAACAGGGGGTTACGTAAGTACTTGTATTCATTGAAGTTTTCTCTTCCAGTGTTCTATGGTCTTGACCTTCTTGCCCACCGGACAGATCTCGTATGTTCCACCGTTAAAGGCCGTCATAACAAAACGTATGCCCTTAACATTCACAAGGATCTTCCTCTCCCACATATCAACATCTTCCACCACCGCTATGCGACAATGGAAAGCGTGAACAAATGCATCAATATACTTTTCCACCTGTGGCAGTGTCGGAACCTTTGCTACTATCGGCAAAGATACAATAGCAAAGGAAAAGACACACCCCAGAAAAAAGCTTAGCACATTGCCTCGGCTCACACATCCCCAGCCTTTGCTGATGCGGCGTACTCATTGAACCTTTCGATGATCTGCTCAAAAGTTGCCTTGTCTTTTAAAGAAAAGCTGGTTGTCACAAAACGAATGTCCACATTCTCTGTGTCAATCGCTGTGTTTCCTTCTTCATCTTCTTTCAGAACTTGCTTGGGTAGGTAGAATTCGTTTACTCCCTCTGGTTTTAAAACAATAACATAGTCTTCACTATCGTTGATGTTATATTTGTCTTCCATTTCGATATTGCCCTTCATTGCTTCTTCTTTTTTTGTCATTCGACTTCCTTTCGTTTTTATCTTAATTGTAATAGGCAAAAGAGTCAGAACTCTTTCGCTTTCTTAGGCGAGTTTCTTTCTCCACAACGACGAGTGCTTTGCGAACTTCGGTCAGAGAAGCTGATGGCATCTCTTGTCTCTCAAGGATGTCGTTTACCTCTTCTCTTATCTGTCTTGCTGTTTTGAAGTGTATGTACGACAGAACGTCGATCACACACAATTCTATTTCTTTTCTCTCTGCTTTGGTCATAGGGCCTCCTCCCATTATCCAAGAACTTTGACTAAAAATGTAACGTCGATATAATTGCTTATTAATACTTTATCACATAAAGAAGAAACTTTAATATATTTTCTTTGCATGGTGCCATAATCTATGGTTTTTATCTTTTCTTCTAGTATTATGACGACGGAGCCATCAACTAAAGAGACGAGCTCACCTCTCTTGTATCGAGCTTCCACAATTAACCTGAAATTTCCTGCAGCTCTTGTGGCTGGAAGTATAAAACCTTCTGAGTATTTCCCCTGGAGATTGGGACAGAAACGGCAACTACGTCACCCTCGCAGAATGTCTCTATTGACACAACGCTCCCCTGTAAACCAATCAGCTCATCGCTAATGCCAAGTAGATCTTCTTTAATTAAAACAATAGAACCTATTTTCAAAACTGCTCTCCTCTTTCGTTAATCATTTCATAGTACTTAACTATCCACTTCAATGTCCTCATGAATGCTGCCCTCTTCTTTTTCAAATCCTTTGCCTCGTCTTTGTCAACACAATGATACGTCCTCACTGTTGACTCTATGCATGCGAACAGGCTATAGAGATAGCAGTTCACAAGGAGGGATGACTTATCTGGCTCATTCTGCCAGCCTTCGTCATCGTCAGCGGAGAGAATTTTCCAAAGGTTCCCCTCGTTCCCTACCTCTAACGGTTTTAAGTGTGTCGCCATGTTTGTACCCTCCGGAAGATATTTCCATAAAACATTCTCGATGCTCAACACATTTACGAATGTCGCGGCCACAAAGCCAAGCTACTCGATAAGTGTTCTTTTCTCTTCCTGGCCCGACAACGACTCCCACTCCGTAGGAAACATTCCAAGGCTTTACTCCGAGAACAAGAGCTCCGTCCATATACTAAATACCCAGAACCTTCTCATTCCCGCATTTAAAATTTGTATAAGACATAACTCTTTTCGGAGCGATCCAAAGACGCTTGCACATACTTCGGCCTGGAGTCGGGGCTCCAAGGTCTGTAACGACGATATGAGCATCATAATTGTGCTCATTCACATACTTTGTCGGTGCATCAAAACATGTACCTCCAGTCAATACTCTCTCTCGTTTTACGCTATGTCCCTTCTTTACTCTGACAATCTTATCCTCGTGGACCCTTGTATCGAAAGGTATAAGATCAAAGTCAACAATGCTGCTCAGTACACTAATCTCAGAAAAGAATTCGGCCAACATCTTATCGTCAACCGAGCCGGACTGATCTAGGCTCAGGGCTATCTTTGCAACTCTTCTAACTTTCTTGGCTGGAAAGACGTATGGAAACCTCTTGTTTATTTTTCTAACTGTGCTGTTCTTTTCCATTCTTTGGGAAGTCTTACAGAAATACCTGAGTACTTTTTGCCAACTAACTCTTGCTCCAACATATTTGTCGATAAGTTTGTTTTTCATCTCCGCTGTAACGGTTCCCCACCTGTTTGTCTTTGAACAGTCGCTAACTGCTTTCGAGATAGCATCCTCTAGATTGCTGTTTGCTATCTCAGAGCCTACAGAGGCTTTTGCATCGCCCGGTGTATCACCAGTCGCCGGTGCCCACTCCTCGTGGCTGTCGAGCTCTGAGACACCATCAACATCCTCGTCGGACATCTGGGAAAGTATGGCCTGATAATACCACTCTGAGGTTTTTCCAGCAGGCATGTTCTCAAAAGGACCTTTTCCTGGGAAGCATGCAATATCTGGTAGCTCGCCCTCCAGGTGACTGTTGATGGCAAGATCTGCAGCGATGTTCCAAACCTTATGGTTTGTTCTCTTTTCTGCAGTGACGTGGTTAAAGATAAGATGATAGAACTCGTGCTTTAGAACGCCCAAGATCTCTCTAGCTGGTAATGAATTTATAAACTCTTCATTGTAGAGAAGTTGAAAGCGGCTCGTCGATTCGTTGAAGCGAACTCCGCAAGTGGGCACACTGCTGTCACTTATCTTATCTATCTGTAGAGAAATGTATGAGAAAAACGGCTCGTCCCTCAATAGGGCAGACAAGTGCTTTCTCATATCAAACTTTCTTTTACTCATCTTTCTGGTCCTCGACAAAGCTCAAAATGTCAACGATATATTCACGAATAACAGTACCATCCGCTGTTTTAGATTTGTGAAATGCCACAATGTTTTTAAGTTCCCCCGAACCGATGATCGACCAAAGCTTGGCAGCGGCCTCGGAAGGAACCTTGACAAAGTATTCACACACGTTTGCAAGCACCTCTTCTTCGATCTCTTCAGGGCCGATGAAAAGAGCTGAATTCTCCTCATCTAATTTCTCGATAAGATCGCAATGCTCTGATAGGGTGAAGTCCTCCACCAAGTCCAGCTTACCATCATAAAACACATCCTCGATAGAGACTTTTCTTTCGCAGTTTTTCAGATAGTCAGCAAAGGACACAGATGCCTGCATGCCAACAAAAGAGCATGAGATGTTGTAAATGGACTCTAGAACGAATTCATCCTTATTGTGCATGTATTGTTGAATGAGCTCACCTACCGTGGTGCTTAGTCGATCCCAAGATCTTCGACTAGGATATACGGTGCCGGGAGAGTGCTCCTCTGCAAACTCTAAGAACTTTGGCTCTCTGTCCAGGAAGTCAATAATTTCCGAGACAACTTTTCCTTTGGCCCAAGCCTTCCAATCTTCATGCGAAGGGTCAACATCAAAGACCGACCACCTGTCTAACTCTGCAGGGTCCATCTCTCCCACTTGGTATGAAGAGCTTTCCTGAGCTCCTCCGTTAATGGCTGCGAAGATGATGGTGTCCGGGTGTAGCGTCCAGCCTGCCAGCTTTCTGCTGTCCGTTAACTCAAAAATACCCTGTCGGACTTCGAGGACCGCACGATCAATTTCGTCGAAGAAAAGCACAACAGGCTCAGTGCATGCTTGCACTAGCCATGAAAACGGTCTAAACCTTGATGCCTTCTGGCCATTGACATCGTAAGACTCCTGGCTCGGGATACCAAGTAAGTCACCCTCTGTCATCTGAGAAGCTCGGCGCTCTACAACTGGAAGCTCGACGGTATTCGCGAACTGGTATATAACCTGGCTTTTTCCAATCCCATGCTTCCCTCTAAGAAGCACAGGCAACCTAGCACTGGTTACTAACGGAAGGCATCTATTCAACGAAGAAAAAGAAATGCTCATTTTTTATCCTTTTGTGTTTTAGTTAATAGTTGTTGTACTTGCGGCTTGATGAGATCATCTCATCAGTCCTCTTTATGAAGGCTCTTGCTATATCATACCACTGTTGTTCGGTAATGTCAATAGCTAGATCAATGTTTTTTTGATTTTCTTGTATTGGCTCTCCGGATGGAGAAATAACCTCAACATTACTAGACAGTTCTATAAACTTATATCCGCTGGCCAGCTCTGCATGCAAGCTTTCGAGCAACGTTCCGAGAACCTGCATCGCGCTTCTCTCTCCCTTTGACAGCTCTTCAATAGCGTTGATGTCGTGAGCCTCAAGTTGTCGATACAAAGCTGCAACCTGCCTCTGAGAGTAAAGGGTGCATGCATGAAGAAATGGTGTGTTTATCTTTATGATTTCCCTCTCTCGAAAGTCACACTTATGATATGCAGTAGAGTAGGCATTGTGAGTCTTTGTCTTTTTTTTGGGAGGAGCAAAAGGTAGAGAGCTAAGTTCTATAAACTTGTCTCTTGCATACACTCCCTTTAGCATCTTCCTAAAAGATTTGTCACTCATTCCCCTGGGCTTTTGTCTCTTCATATCCGCACTCAATTCGTGCTTATAGTTGTGCACTGCCCACAAATTGTAATACATCTTTTCTGCCATCCTTCGAAGAATAGGAAAGGCGTTGGTGAACGAAGGACCAAACAAGCCAGAGTTTGCGAGAGGGAGAGCAGTGACAGCGAAAGTATTCGTGCTGCCAGTCTTGGATGAGTCATACAAGCTGCTACCTAAAGTTCCTGGAGTAAAGCTTCTACTTGGTTCGTAGACATATTCATTGCTTGTCTTCGAATAAAAATAGTGGGGTTTATTTTTTATCTTCAAGATAGACATGTGGCCAACACCATTCTTATTGAGTTCCTCGAATAGACCTCTAAAGAAAAGCTTAGCACACTCCCGAACAAGGGGAATGTGCTTTGCTTTGTGTGGACACTTTCGAATATCGTGAGTCGGCTCTTTGCAGTACGAGCATTTTCTCATATTCTAACCTACTTCTTTTTCTTGGTAGATGTCTTTGTCTTCTTGGCGGGTGTTTTTGGTTTTGGCTTTGCTTTAGGTTGGGCCTTCTTTGTCGGCGGGGCCACAGCCTTAGTCGCTCTATCCTTCAAGGATTTCACTTCTTGTTTTGCTTCGTCCAATTTTGACTTTAAGTACAGCACTTCGTTTTCAAGGGAAACCTTGTCATACAAAGCTGCTCGAAGTCTTGCTTGTGCTTCTTCGTACTTCTTTTCCATGTCTATCAATGCTGCATTAACTTTCTTTTGCAGATCGGGGGACAAGAGTCTTGAAGTGTTTTGTGCCACACTTTTCATGGCTTCTCTTAAACTAGGCATAATATTCCTCTCCTTATGTGAGATCGTGTTTTCAATATTATATCAAATTTATTGTGGAATGTAAAGTTATTTTTACTAGAAGCAGACGTCTTGGAAAATATCCTTTAAAATTTCAGTATATCGAGAGCCGCTTGGTGGGTGAATATCAATTGTTCTATCCGGATCTCCGTATGCTGCAGCCATCCAGGATGACAAATAATTGATCGCATCAATAAAAAAGATCTCTACTGCATCGCCCGGCTCGCATCCGGCTATACCACATGGGGAGGCCAGCGCAGATATATCTTGAGGCTGATTTCCCCAAGTTGTTTGTGGCCCCTCATCGCTAATGCTGATCACATACGGAAAAGCATCACTTCTCCAAGGAATAGCCAGGGGGTTTACGGGGTCTACGGCTGCAGCAACGACATCAGATGTTCTCTCCCATCCGCCTCCATGACAACCCAAGCTTGCAATGATGCTGGTAAGTGATGCGGCATCAACCATCCCGGCCTGAGTCATTACGACTGCATTGCCATAGGAATTTGAATGATGCTGGCTTGGGTGCATTATTAACCCGAAACGATGGTCTGTTTCTTCAAAGTCAGCAACATATGATGCAATGCCTTCTGCTAGAGCTTCGATGTAGGGACACATGGAGCCTGAAGTGTCAATGACAAATACCATGTCCACTTTGTCATGTGCATTCAAGTCTTCGTCTATCTCTCCGTCACAGTCATTGTCTATCTGATCGCACACCTCTTCTTCTGGCAGTATCTCCCCTACGCAGTTACCCCAAGCACCTACTTCGCAGGTGGTGGTGCCCAGACGACACTGGCCAATGCCATGCAAGTTTGGATTGTTGCCGCACATGGAAACTATCCCGTCGATGTTGCCGTCACAGTCGTTATCCCAGTTGTCGCAAATCTCCGGCTCGATGCCTTGGTAAACACATGTTCCCCAAACTCCAAACTCATCACAGACCTGCATACCAAAGCCACAGTTGAGGAGGTTGCCCTCAGTGTCGTAAATGTCTTCTCTGCACACCTGTATTTCGTCCTTTATACAAAGGCACCCCTCGTCAATTTCTCCGTCGCAGTCGTTATCAATCTCATCACAAAGCTCTGTTGTGGGTTGTGGGGCGTCACAGAAAGCCCATCGACCGAGGAGGCACTTTTCCATACCTGGGCCACAAATAGACTCGCATGGTTGAAATAAGTTCTCGTCCGTCGCTCCGTCACAGTCATCGTCGAGGTTGTTGCACGTTTCATTCATTGGCATGACAGCATCAAAACATTTAAGATCTCCTTCAACACAATATTCCAAGCCATAGGCGCAAATACCGACATCGCTGAAACCGCATACCCTCTGGTTCAGTGAACTAAGTTCAACAGGGTCGTCGTCAACAATACCGTTACAGTCATTATCAACTCCGTCGCACCTTTCCTGCTCATCTAACACTTGCCCCTCACAGTTCGTCATTTGCCCGTCAGTGCATCTCATGATGCCAGTGGCACACGGAGTGGTATCGGAGAAGATAACGTCTTCAGAGCCCGTCCAGCACTCCACAGGGGGTATCTCATCTATCTCACCGTTGCAGTTATCATCATAACCATTGCAAACCTCAGTTCTCATTGGTCTAATGTCTGGATTTGTGTCATCGCAGTCTTGTGCATTCAAGCACGACTCTAATGAGTTGAAGCCATCGCCGTCCTTGTCTTCTGACAGGCCATCGTCGATAAGGCCATTGCAGTCATCGTCCTTTTCGTTACACTCTTCGTCTTGTGGTCCGAGGTATTCTTCGCAAGTAACTGAGTAGTCTCTATTATCGCACACCGTTGTGCCAAAAGAACACTCGCCCAACTCAGTCAGGCCTTGAAGGTCAATGCCTATCAAGACTTCTCCGTCTGTGCCGGTGGCACAAGGTTCTGGTGGTGGGCAAAAGCGTGTCAGTTGTTCATCGCACTGTGGGCATGCAGCTAACACCAAAAGCATTATGGCGCTAACCGAAAAAAACCTAGACATTTTTTTTCTCATAATATAAATATGATCAAAAACTATTATAAATCACTTTTCCAAGGCTTACAAGCGGTTTTTTTTGCTATTCCTGGCCTAGTTTGTCCAAGATCTCCACTTTAAGTGTGCATTCATCCATATCATTTAAGTACCTTACCACAGTTTTGAAAGAAGCTTCAACAAAAATATTACCATCAATATCACAATAGTGACAGCTCAGGCCTCGCTTCCCTCGACAAGTCATACAGGCACACTTCACATAAAGCTTTTTATCTGCCAAGTGCTGTCCCTCTGAATTCTCGGTATGTCATATAGTAAATATGAGTACAAAAGACAAAGGGCTCTTAAAAAAATTGTAAAGTTTTTTTATCGTCGTCGGTGAAGGTTCTGTCATCATCAACAAGGGTAATGTCGAAGTCTTCAGGGATGGTCTGATCAGGGTCGAGCTTCATGTGGTCCAGCCTTTTCATAAAAACTTCATTGATAAATTGTTCAGGTAATTTGTTCGACATATTATAACTATATCAGAAAAGTAGAAAAGTTATGTGTCAGGTGTGTGAAATGTGTATCAAAGCTCTCTTTTTATGTGTCTTTCCTCACATACCACCAGAGCTTGCCTCTTTCCGACCAAAACTATGCTGTACTTCTTCGAGCCTTTTGCGAAGGATGAGATATATTGGTAGTTGTTTTTTATGACAATGGCCAAGTGACCCCTCATGTCCTGCCTAACAGTGGCTGCAGAGCGCAACATGATAAGAGAGCCGATGGAATACTTTGGTTCTCTGGTAATTTCATGATATGCCTTGTTTGCATACTTGTTGTCGCACATCTTTTCATATGCTGTACGAGAAGGTACGAACTTGTCATCAGTTAGAATGCGAGTAGACATGGAGGCATAGTATCCTCCTGGGCCGAAGAAATATTGGTTGGCAATCACGAGAGCCTTTTCTCTGTGTTCCTTTCTGTACTCTTCTTTCCACTTGTTATGTTCTTCTATCACTTCAGGCTTTGTAAAACTTTCTATCTTTTCGAAAGCTCGGTGCTGGCGGTAGGTGAGTCTCCCGTATGTATGGTAACTATTAGCGAGGGACTGCAAAAAGTCTATAATACTTTGGTCTTCTGGGTCATTCTCTTGTTTAAAACGAATGGCTTCTTCAATTCTTTCGTCTAAAGTGATCTCTTGTATTTCCATGATGCCTCCCGGTTGGGACATTATAACACGAAGTTGAACGGAATGTCAAGCACTCTTGGTGAAAGCATACTTATACAAGCGAGTAAGAAAAACTTCTCGCCCTCCCTCGTTCTTTAGCTGATTTACTTCACACGATGGAACTGGGGACCGTAGATGCATGGTCCCCTTCATCACTGAGCCTCGACTCTTAACACCAACAGACATGCCGCACGAGGGCGAGTTTGCAATACCAATGAAACCAACTGCATCCGGATGCCTGGAGAATATCTCTTCCGACTTTGACATCATAGATGGATAGACATTCTCTCCTCCCATCTTTCCGTGAACCTCGTCGCCAATTTGCATCAGTCTTATATTCTGGCGAGGGGTACCAAAAAGTTCGTGTTCTGGGCAAACAGGTACAAGTGTTATACCATTCTCTTTCGCCCACTCTTGAACGTCTGGTCTGTGTTTGTCGGCACCATTCCACCTGACCTTGTTGCCCAGAACACATGAACTTATTAGTACTTTCATCGGCTATCCGTTATGCTGGCACACTCGGCAGGACTCGAACCTGCAACCCTCGGCTTAGAAGGCCGATGCTCTATCCAGTTGAGCTACGAGTGCTTAAAAAAAAGGGGGTTCCGGAGTCGAACCGGAATGAGCAGCATCGGCATGCCATTAGCCACCGTCGTGACCATTGCCTTGCCCCCCACAAGTTTCACTACGGAACCACATAACTGCTCAACGAGAGAAGAAACAGTCCCGTAACAAAAAGGGTTGAGAACACTATTATTATAACATCTAGAGCTTTCACGAGTTGCAGTCCTTATACTGAAGCTCCCACTCACAATCCTGTGAACCATAAGCACAGTAGTCGTATCTGCAGGTACCTCCGTCAGACTCGTCAAATGTCCAAGAACAACAAACGCCATAAGAATTGGACGTGCACTCGTCGGGAGCTTCCTCAAAGGGATACTCGTGAGAACACTGAGGTGGTTCTGGGTCTGGTGCTGCGACCCATTCTGGCATTGGCTCCACGCAAGCGATTGCGCCAAATGCTATAAGTAAAATACTTTTCATATTTCCTCCGAATAAACTGTTTTTTATATTATAACGTATCTTAAAAGCTGTGTCAATACTTTATTTGCTTTTTATTGTGTAGTATACGTTCATCACTCTCTTGACGTAGGAATATCTCATCTTTTTAAAGCAGATATATCCTGCATTATATGCACATAGGGCTAGTTCTCGATCTCCCTTTGCGCGATCCAGCCACCAGCGGAGGGCCTTTGTGCCGACCTTGATGTTCGTCTTAGGATCTTTTAACTCTTCACAAGTATAAAGAGAGCCATCCTTCTTTGGATTCCACTTTGGTATCACCTGCATCAAGCCACAAGCGCCTGCTTCTGACACTGCTTTCGGATACCAACTGCTCTCAACCTGGATGATTGCAGCAACGAGCTCTGGCTCCAGGTTGCTCTGCTTTGCATGTTCGATAATTGTTGGGGTATATTCTTGTATTTTCTTTTCTGATATTGTAGTGTGCGACACAAGAAACGCTATAATAGCCGCACTAGACAAATTTGATACTAAACTCACGCTTCACCATCTTTCTCCGTTATATAAAGACCACTTGCTCTGGCAACCATGTCCATTCCTGCCCTCTCTGCTGTCTTTTTGAGGCTATCGAGCTGGTCATGGCTTAGGCCTATATCCAACATTTTTCTGTGAATGAGTTGGTGGATCATTTCAACAGCAGCATATATGTAAATATACCCCTCAATGTTTGTGGTGTGACCCTTTTTCATCATTTGGCTTAAAAATTCGGTATAAATCTCTTCAACCTTATCAATGTCGAAATGAACTTTGTTAGACATCTTTCTTTTTTCTCGTGCTTTTCTTTTTTGCTTTTGGTTGAGAAGCCTGAGCCTTCAAAGAGTTTTCCGCATCTATCACTCTCTTCTCAAGTTCTTTTATAGTATCTTCTCTGGCCTTTATAAGAGAGTTAAACTCTTTAGTTCTTTCATCAATGAGTGTCTGGGCCTGCTCTTTTATTGCTATTGTTTGCTCTTCGATCATTTCGCTTGCTTTCATCTTCAACTCTTCGTCCTTTAATTTCTGAGCCACGTCTGCGTAACTCTTTAGATAGTCCAGAAGAGATTCTATCTTGTCGTATACTTGGTTTAAATCCTCTACGCAACCTTCTACTACGATGCGGCCCACGTTGATTTGCTTTATATCATCGACTATCTCAACGTCTTCAATTTTCTTGCTTATCTTCGCAAGGAGCTCCGCAATTTCTTGCTTATTCTTTTTAAGCTCATAAGGGATCTTCTTAACGTCGATATCATAACTCATTCTTACTTTCATCTCTTTTCTCCTATTGAATAGTATCAAAAAACTCTTTAATAAAGAAAGTCACGAGGCTTACCATGCCGGTAACGAGCATCCAGGTCATTTTGGTGGAAGTTGATTTCCACTGCTCTAAGTCTCTTATTCGAGCATATATTCCCTGATCTGGACCGTATATAGATTCTTTTACTTTTTGAAGGGCCATGTTGCTCTCTTCTTGTTTTTCTTTTAATTCGTCTATCTTGATATTCAGGACATCCAGCTTGCCAAAAATCTTGGCTAAGACTGTTCCTATATTGAGCTCGTCGCCATGCATGGTACATTCCTCCGACTACTATAAGTAGTTTGCGGAGCTAGGACTTATCATCTACAATAGCATATTTCGTGTTCAACAAAGTTGATGCAGCGGAGGATGCATTGAGTAGGGCATTTTTTGTCACCTTTACTGGATCTAGCACCCCGCGCTCAACGAGATCTTCATACTTCTGTGTAGAGAAATTATAGCCATAGCTGTGTTCTTCCTTGTTATTAACATTCTCTATAATAACATCCGCACTAACGCCGGAGTTCTTTGCCATCTGTTTAATGGGATGTGAGCAAGCCCTGGCGACGATATCAAGGCCACAACGCTGCTCTGGACTATCAAAAGCAACACTCTTCAGGAGGGCACTTCCTCTCAACAGAGCTACTCCGCCGCCTGGAATAACGCCTTCTTCTTGAGCTGACTTCACTGCTTCCAGCGAGTCCTCTATTCTGTGCTTCTTTTCTATCATTTCAATCTCAGTTGGTGCACCGACATTAATAATGGCCACGCCTGCAGCCAAGCGGCTGAGTCGTTCTTGCAATGTATGACACAAGTTAATGTCTTCTGTACTTTCAATCTCTGAAGATATTTCTGCAATCTTCTTTTCTATAACTTCTGGATCTCCAGCGCCGCCAATAAAAGTGGTTTCAAACTTGCTGGACTCTACATGTTTTGCTGTGCCGAAGTGCTCAAGCTTCACCTCTCTCAAGGAAACCCCAGTCTCTCTGGAGATGAGGGTGGCTCCTGTTGAGGCACACAAGTCTTTTATAATGTTTCTTCTCTCTTCTCCGTATCTCGGAGCTTTGACTGCGGCAACCTTCATGGTGCCTCTGATAGAATTCATAATAAGGGCTGCTAATGCCTGTCCTTCGATGTTATCAGCAACAACAACGAAAGGTCTTTTGTCCCTAGCAGCGATCTCCAAGGCTGGGAGTACATCATCTACTGCATCAATCACTTCGTCTGTCACTAACACCAATGCATTATCATATTTGAGAAGACCTCGACGCTCGTCAGTAGCGAAAGAAGCGGCAACGATGCCACTATCAAAACGAAAACCCTCAACAACCTCAAGATGTGTATCATTTGTTCTTCCTTCCCGAATAGAAATGGAGCCATCAACTCCAATAAGCTCAATGGCCTTGCCAATAAGTTCACCAATGGTCTTGTCGCCATTGGCTGAAATGGTGGCAATGTTGACAATATCGTCCAGACTCTCAACAGGCTTTGCCTCTTGGGTCAGTCCTTCGCAAACAATCTCCACAGCTTTATCAATACCACGCTTAATTTCAGCGGGTGAATAGCCAGAGGCAATATACTTCTGGGCTTCTACCATGATAGCTCTCGTAAGGATGGTTGCAGTGGTAGTTCCGTCTCCGGCGACTGCATTTGTTTGGCGAGATGACTGCTTTACAATTTGTGCACCAAGGTTTTCAAACGGGTCTTCAAAGTCTACAAATTCTGCGACAGTAACCCCGTCTTTGGTAATGATAGGTTGGCCGTCGCTGCCCTGTAGGATGACGTTCTGGCCTCTTGGTCCCAATGTGCTGGCTACGTTGTCTGCCAACTTGTTAATACCTTCTAGAATTTTATCTCTCAAGCTCTGGCTGTCGTCATATACTTTCATTCGTTATTACCTTTCATTAGCAAGTGGAGCGGGAGACGAGATTCGAACTCGCGACGTCAACCTTGGCAAGGTTGCACTCTACCACTGAGTTACTCCCGCAAAAAAAGCAGGACAAAGTGTCCTGCTTCTATTATAAACATATTTTTGAGAAAGTAAAGTCTTTTTCCTAAATTTCTTCGCCTGGGATCTCTTTCCCTGTGCCGCGAGTTCCGCCTGCTTCGTAAGATTTAACTTCTGTTTCGATCTTCTTTGCAACGTTGGCAGCGTTCTCTCTGGCTTTTTGCCCCTTGGCAATTGCCTTGTTTCTAGATGCATCCCCTTCAGGAGCAAAGAAGTATCCATTAACATTCTCCGACAGAGACTGGACCTCTTCGAAAATTCCAGCTAAACTTTTCTCCAAAACATCAATATACCTCTCGGCCATTTTAAAAAGAGCATCGCCTGAATAGGGGAGCGTACCAATTGTCTCGTGGTCAATGCCCCTTATACCTGGAAGCTGTGCTGTTGAGATGTTCCATTGTGTTCCGCCAGCGCCTTCGGTGAGGAGCTTTGTTTGTTCCTGGTGGTATTTCCAACTGGTTCTGTTCTCCTCCACGGTGTAATAGGTTTTGTCTTCCTGAACTATTTCTTCCTTTTTGTCCATCAAGGCGTTAAAGAGATCGGAGAACTTATTTATTTGCCCATTGTCGTAGTCTGCCTTAACTGGCCTCAAGTAACTTTTTTCGAATTTCCTCGTCATTTTGCCAAGGTTCTTCTGTAGTGGCTTTTCCCAATCTTTTAGCCCATCATAGGCAGTATTATAGAAGAGGGTTATATCCCGAACCAGCTTTAGTGTGCGAGAGTCCAGCATCTCCTCTTTGTCTCCAATGCCTCTCCACAGATTCAAAAGTGGTTTTTCTACTCCCAGCTTTCGGCTAAAGTATATATCAAATTTTTCCGATCTTTCTGGTGCACCCCATCGGGTTGGATCATTAAATGCAATATCAACGTTGCCAAAGTCGCGACCAGTTCCATCATCTTCAACATCGGCTTTGGTCTGCTCCTTGTCGCTTCTGGTGTATCCCTTTGTCATTTTCAAGAGAGCGTATGCACCTTCTTCATCCTTCGCTTCAATTGCTTTTTTGATCCTATTTATCATACCCTCGGCACTTCTTGCGAGTCTACCAGTCTTAGGGGCAAAGAGCTTGGCACCCGATGCAGAGAGTTTGCCCTCCTCAACATAGGCAATTGCGTTAATGAAGTTGTCCTTTCGAAGATCAAAAGACTCCAAAGACATTTCTTTTCCGTCCTTACGGGCGATCACATACAGCATTCCATTTGGCCAGTCTGTCCACAGGGCATCTACTAGGTTTGTATAACTCCCCTCGATGTCCGTTCCTTGACCAAGGAGTTTAAGGCTAACTGCTTTTTCACCCCCCGCTGCATTGATAGTGGTGAATGCAACCAAATCCTCAATAGGTAGGTTTCCCTTTTCCGATCTTTCAGATCTTTGCTCGCCTTGAAAAAGTGCTGCCAAGAAGCCCTCGAAAACGAAACCTGCTGAAGCCTCGTTAAAACTTCTAATAACTGAAGTGAGTGACTCAAGAGCAATAAGGCCGGCCAAGATCTCTCTAACGCCGCCACGAGAACCAATAGTGCCTGTGGGGTTGTAAATAACCCTGTTAAAGTTTTTCAGCCGATCTGCCACTGTTGCTCCGCCACGAGACAAAGCTTTGAAGATACTATTAATCTGCTTTCTTTCCATAGACTTTGGGTCGCCCCAAGCTTCGGTGGGAGTATACTTTGGGAGCGATAAAATAAACTGCTTTACCGCCTTTTTGCTCACCTTCTCCTTGGCTTCATTTTTGAGTTCTTCCGGCTCTTTTCTCCTGAACTTTGACTCCTTGGTGGAGTTCCACGTTTCATCAATAAGGGAGGGCATTTCGTCTATGATGCCTTCGATAAGCTCTTGAAGACCTGGGGTCGTTTCAGCGGTCTTTGTTTTCTTTTTGTTATCGTAATAATTTTTAATGTTCTTATCCCAACTCATAGTTGTTCCTCACTTACTTCTTGAATAGTTTTGAAAAGTCGAACCCCAAAGGGTCTGTTTTGTTTGATGAAATATGATAATGCCCAAGCACTCCCTTAAACTTCTGAGGGTCTTTGATTGTGCCCTTCCATGACGGAGTGATGATGGGAAGGCTGTAGTATCCACACAATGTCTGGACCAACGCCCTCAATGCCTCTTCTTGAATCGGATAAAAACCTAGACGGTCTGGGGCTTGTCTGCGATGTACTTTGTCTGCTTTCCATATTGGTCTTGGGTTTTCTTTGTTTTGGTATTTTAGGAATACAGGGTTTGCGACTTCAACACCGACACTCTGGGTGTTTACGCCACGGGCATGCCAAGCAATATCATTGGCATCCATTAGCTGTATTATTGTGCCGTCCGTATCAATGCAAAAATGCACTGAAAGGCCACGGTTTGTAATTACTCGGTGGCACATCTCTGAATCTAGGCAGCCATCCCAATGTACAACAACACTTCTAACTCCTCTGTGGGAGTTTCTTTTTTTCATGTTGTCTTCTGGTAGTCCCCACTCTGGGTTTGTCTTGTAAGTTACGACCTTATCCCACTCTATGGATATTTCTTTGTCGTCAATGATAATAGAAGATTTCATTTCTTGTTCTCCGAGCACTTCACTTGGTGTAGTATATAGTGCTTCAGAGCTTCTAATCGTTATTTTTGGTCTTTTTCTTGCGGGACTTATAATGCTTAGGAGGGTCCGTAGGAATGTAAACAATGTTTCCATCTTGCCACCTTATTTCTACTTTATCATCAAGAAACCTGTTGAGGTTCTTGAAGTGTCGGAGAATTTCACTCTCGGACATTTTCTTTCCTAGTCTGTTAGCGAGACAATGGCGGAGTACTGAATTTATTAGAAATGCTTTCTCGGCATGGTAGACTCCCATCTTAACATAGCAAAACCTTCTGTCTTCCATGAGCTTGTCAAGGAAGCTTTCTACCAGTTCAGTTTCATAGTTATCAGACTTCATCTCCATCGTGTTCCCTGCTATCATCTTTCTCCTGAAGCCTCTTGGCTTCTATAAGTAAATAGTAGGCATTAACGTTATTCATGGCTTCTTCCCATGTTCTGTGAGTAAATTCTCTACGAACGTGCTCCGGGAAGTTCTCAGAGATGATCTCGATTACCTTCTTCCTCCACTCGTTCAAGTCTCCACTGTCCTCGTTTTCATATAGCTTTAGAATCTCTTTGCTGTCGCCACGTTGAATACAACGGTCGCGCAGACTTGTTAGCCTGGCTGTCACTCTCGTGTCAACCTCTCTTGCAAGATTGAGGGATTCCATCTCAAGTATGACGCCTATCTTGGCGAAATACAACCCTATTCGTGATAGACTCTGCAACCAACTTAAAGTATATCCGATGAACAAACACAAGGCACATAATACAAATGTCATTTTAACTCCATAAAAAAAGCTCGCAATACTAACCATTGTAGCACTACGAGCTCAAAAAATTAAGGGAGCTTTTTTTATTTCTTAGAAGCCTTCGCCTCTTCTTTGAGAGCGGCGATAACTTTAGCAACAATGTTTTCCATCATTGGGTCTGCTTCTTCTTTTACTTCTTCGGTGTCTTCTTCGACCTTCTCTTCCTCTAGGGGAAGTTCTTCGTCTCCAGGCTCACCTTCAGGAGCGTCCATGTCGTCAGGCATTTCCTCTTCTGGTTGTGCGTCTCCGAGAAGTTTTTGTAAAACAGCGGAAGCTTGTGATAGTGCTGCGATGTCTGCATCTGAAAGCTCGACAGTTTCGGACTCTTCGTCACCCATGTCGTCAACTACTTCTTCGTCATCCACAACTGGGTCTTCCATGGCAGGCTCTTCTTCGCCCATCTCGTATCCTTCGTCAGTGGTGTCTTCTTCGTTTACTTTCTCTTCGCTTTCTTCGACAGTCTCTTCAGATTCAGAAACTTCTTCTTCTTTAAGCTCGACTTCTTCGTCAATAGCTTCGTCTTTGGCTTCAGAAGTTGTCTCTTCTTCTTCCGTAATTTCTTCTTCTTTAATTTCTTCTTCTTCCTTAACGAACTTGTCGGCAACGAAGTTTTCAGAAAGGCTGTCAATGTTAGCAAGCGTCATAAAGCGACGAATAGTGCCTTCATTTAAAAGTTTTTCTTTTTTGTTAGTCATTTCAAAGATCTCCCTTTTTGAGTTTTGTGGCCCACAGGGGGCAAAATACACCTATAAATAGTGTTCAAAGTTAGTAAAAGTACTAAAAGTAATAATTTATTCTTCTGAAAATGCCTTATACATCTTTTGTATGGCGGTATTTTGTATTTGCAGTATTCTCACGTTGCTCAAGCCCCCTAGTCGAGATGCTGTTTCACTGAGCGTTAGTTTTTCGTTATTTTGAACCGATGCGTAAGCACAATTATAGTCCTTTTTGTATTTAATCCACCCTCGGCATGTCTTATTCGGACACGCAGTATCGTATCTGTAGCACATGCGGGTACATTCTGGCACCTCAAAGTTGTCTATTAGCTTACTGTCGTTCGCCACCAACTCTTCGACAATGTTAAATTTATATTTCATCTAAGTCCTCCTCCTCGTTGTCAATAAAATCATATATCTTTTCTAGCTCCTCTTCTGTCAAGCCATGCATAAACTTTCTGTGAATTTCTTTTCCCACTTCTCTCTCTTCGAGGGAGATCTTGCGATATTTAGGATAGTTCTGAATGTTCTTTATTTCCTTCATCTCTGCAACTATCTCCACTAGCCTTGGGTCGTCATCAATATAACTCTGAACCAACGTTCTCATGAACGTGCCAAAACCAACACCATCGAAGACCAGTTTGTTCTTGAGCTTTACATACATCTCGTCGAAAGACTGGAAGTATAACTTCTTTGGCATTTTAATGCGGCCATACTCTGGCTTCTTGTCAGTCATCACTTCCATCCGTTATCCAAGATATGTGGCCGGCTCTCTGTTGTTCCAGCCCCTGTCTGTTGAACAAACTCAGCTGTCGTTTGTAGCTCTTTAATGTTCTTTGCCCCAGAATAAGACAGGCCACTTGCCACACCAGAAGCAAAATCTTTTATAATTTTTTCCACAGGCCCCTTGCATGGTACTCGATGCGACACACCCTCAACGACAGAAGTTTGGCCTCGCCAGTCTTTTTGTGCCTTTTCCGATGCCATGCCGCGCAACTCCTTATATGACTTGCCCTTCCTATCCTTTTTACGCTTCCCAGGAGCCTCGTCAGTCCCCGCTAGCAGCGAGCCTACCATCACAACGTCGGCACCTGCCGCAAGAGCTTTAACGGCGTCTCCGGAGCTCCTAATGCCACCGTCAGCAACGATGGTAAGTCCAGTGTCTGCTGCAGCACATTCTTGCACCGCTGTAAAGTTTGGCATGCCATGCCCAGTAACAATTCTAGTAGAACAACAACTGCCGCCGCCAATGCCAACCCGAACAGAGTCTGCCCCCCATTCCTGCAGGTCTTCGCATGCAAGAGCGGTAGCAACATTGCCTGCCATGACGTGTACGTTGTTGTGGAAAATAGCCTTCAAGTCTGTGATGGCCTTCTTTACATGGAGGTGATGTCCGTGAGCAGTGTCGATACAAAAGAACTCACATCCAATAGTAAACAAAGCCTCGGCTCGCTCCATGAAGTCTCCGGTAGCACCGATAGCTACGCCGCATTCTGCGTTCGCCTCGCGCACGTCGCCAAACATCGCCACCTGTTCTTCAATGCTGTTATAGCGATGTAAGATACCGATGGCTCCATTTAGATATAGTGCCTTTGCCATGTCAACTCCGCACACGGTATCCATGGGTGCGGCTATCAATGGCACGTCCAACTTGGTGTACTTATCCATCGTGGCAGACACGTCAACCTTTGTGCGAGTCTTTATTTTACTATACTTTGGTACGATTAACACGTCATCGTATGACAAACCCAACTTCATATGCTGTCCTTTAGAAAAAAATTTGGGGCGATTTCGGCGGCGCAAGCGCCTAAGCCTCTAATAATACCCACCGCTCGGAAAACCCGCCTCGGTCGCGGCGCTTCTTGAGGCGCTCGTCGTCGAGGTCGGCCTGAGTATATCCAAGTTCAAACGCGAGGGTGAGGATGACCTCGTGGATATCCGCCAACTCCTCAATGCTCGGATCTGTCAAGAACTCTGCCACTTCTTCGACAAGCTTATTTCTCAAACAATAAAAATACTCTCTATCGCTTTTCGCTTTTTTAAGAAAAAAATCACCTCCCTCTTTTTGCAATATGTCGGGAATGCCATCCCGAACAAGTTTATTGTACTTTTTCATTGGGCACCACCGTCAGTGCTACCAAGAGCTCCTTCACCACGCTCTGAGATGGTGATAGGGTACCAATCATATGGCTCTGCATTTGTCTCCAGGGCTCGGAAGTGGACCACGGGAATCATCACTGCTTGTGCAATCTTGGTTCCTGGCTCTACAACTTGCGTCTTTTTGCCAATGTTGTGGATATTAACAAAGACCTCTCCGTCGTAGCCACTGTCAACAACGCATGCACCGACAACAAGGCTTCTCTTAGAAGCAACGCTACTACGGTTCTTGATCTCCAGCATATAGCCATGAGGGACACCAAAGCGATAGCCAGTCTGCAGTAACACACTGTCTCCAGGCTCGATAGTAACTGCATCGCGCTCAGGGTGAGGAAGCAAGCCCTCATACCCAGGGTTGAAATACAAGTCTAAGCCTGCGTCGCTTGGGTTTGAACGAGTTGGTGGTTTAATGTTCTCTCGAACTCTTTTCATTTCAATAATCATTTTAACTCCTTTTCGATAACAATGACGAACTCAACGTTCTTCTTTTTCTTGGCCTTCTCAGCCTTGTCTCCGCCTGCACCAATTCTGGACATGACGTGACGATCATGAATCTTTGAATGGACTTTGTAACTCTTGTACTGCTCGCAAAGACCAATCATTTCCTCGTAAGAGATAAGACCTTCGTCGCTATAAGAGAATACACAATACTGAACTGGCAGTCTGTCTACCAGCTTCTTGGTTGCATCCAATGCTCCCTTTGCGGAATACCAAGGACTGGCCATATTCATATCTCTCTTCTCTCCGGACTTAACCCTGTCAATGCGTCTATTTGTTTTTAGCCCGACCTCTGGCTTGTCCCACTTAGTAATGCTATCCCATATGTGATAGTAAGTGGAGTAATCAGCCGCAGTGTATGGCGGGTCAATGTACGCAATTGATGCTTCTGGATATTCCAACAGCAAGGCATCGCCAGTGAGGTGTTCTCCGGTTGGCCCTGGGACAGTTTGCAACATCTTGAACCTCATATCTTCGCTGGAGCGGGTACTCTTCCACTCTTTCAAGTATGCTTGCTGCAGGCCAACAGTGTTGTCAACCTTATCAAGAGCAAATATAATGCAAGCAATAAGATAGTGCTTATCAACGTCTGAGATGTCTAGTGACTCAACATAGTCTCTGGCTGCATCTGCTCTCATACCGTTCTTCTTTTTCCATACCCGGACAACATTATCGTTGCCGTCCTTCGACAAGACGTCACAGTAGTTATCTGTTAGCCAGCCTGCAGTGGGCTCGATCTTGTTCATGATGTCGATGTGCTCTTCGAGATGGCTCATGTTACCATTGTTGCAAATGAAAGCCTTGCTGTATGCTTCGGTAGCCCAAGCCATGTCGCTGGTCGTTACCTTGTAGCCAAGCTTCTTGAAAGTCTGAGCTACTCTGGTCGTGCCTGCGAACACATCTATTAATGTTTTATCTTTTACCTCTAGTCCCTCAATAACTTCTGCAATGAGGGGCATGATCTTGTTCTTTGAGCCGAGGTATCGAACTCCGTATGTTGTGTAATCAGTCATTGTTTCTCCTGTTGCAGACGTAACTCTGCATCTGTATATCCGTCACCAACCGCCTGTGTACCACCGCCGCGCTTGGTCTGTGGTTTAAAGTTGATATTATCGCATATCTTCTTCTTGTTGTCAAGGCTAATATCATTTATCACGCAAACAGAAATGCCTTGCTCGTGTGGTTTAAAGAACATTAGGGTATCAAAGCCATCAATGAGTTTGTATTTTCTCATTATCTCAAAGCCGACGGCTTGCTTCCTCTCGTGAATTTTCTCTTTCATGGGAAGTTTTACAGTCTCTGCATAACACCCAATGATACGCTGTTCCGCTGCATCGTCAAGCTCGTAAACACACTCCAGCATCTTTTCTACCAACGAGATGTCATCAGTCTCGAATTGAGCTGCAGAGCCCCTCACCTTTCTTCGGCCTGGGTAGTATTCATCGAGATAGGCGTCGAGGGCTCGGAGAGATGCATCTGATGTTCCCTTCAATGTTGCGTTGCCTGCCTTCACTTCGATGTGACGGTTTTTGTCTTCGGTGGAAACGCTAACATCTTCATCCCCAATGGAGGGGACTGCACCTTTCAGGATCATTAAGGAGAGAAGCTCTGCCTTTCCCTTCCCTTTGTTTGATATCTCTAGCATTGTATATCGAAACTTTTTGAAAGTTTCGTTCTCCCGCAAGATATGGCCCTTGGGAAAAATGTCGAGTATTTCGAATCTCTCAACTGCTCCGGTTGGCAGGTCTGCCAGATTTTCCTCGTCAAGCAGTGCCCTTAGCATTTCAAACCCGTCGTAAGTCTTGCAATGGATGGCAAAGGCGGTGTTGTAGATCGCATCCTCAATCTTGGCCTGCAGGCTTTCTGAGCCTGACAGGGCTACCATCTTGTCCACCAGTGGCTTAGCTGCTGCGTACCAGGCGTTTGAGTGCTCTTCTAAGAAGTTCTTTTGTTCTGTGTTTAATAACATACTCTACTCCTACTCTTTGTCTTTCTTCTCGTTAATCTTGTCAATAGTATAAAGGACTCCGAATGTTATCCCCGTTACGATCACAAAGTTTATTGCTGTGACTACCATAAGGTCGCCTAAGAATGCAAAACTCATACTCTCTCCTATCCCAACATCTTAAACTGATGTCGGATGCTTCTGCAAGAAAAACCCCATTGTTCGTCATACTGCAGTCTAGCCATGTAAGGGTGATTAATAGTAATCGAATCCTTACCCTCTTTTATACCCCAACACTTGATACTTGTCAAGACATTATTTTCATCAATTACTTCTACGATCCAATAAGTCTTGTCATTCTTGGTCTTTCTCGACGTCACTTTGCGTGGAATGAACCACACAGCACCTAACTCTGGATCGTATTCTGAGATGGGTGGAACGTATCTTTCTCTCAACCTGCGGATAACCGAGTCGTTGACAACCAAATGCATGGGAAAGATCCCTGTCAAGTTTACCAAGTTCTCGATCCTCTCCTCATTAGAGAAGTCCAAGCCTTCGCCTTCGGACAAGAGAAAGTCTTCGGCCTTCAGCAAGTTTTCCTCAAGGTTCTTCTCCTTGCGAGGTCTATCGAAAGCGACACAGAACCAGAAATGGCGATCTCCCTTGAAGCGGTCATCCATTAGAGGCTTCAATGCACCAGAGCGACACAGCACGTCGAGGGCCTTCTTGTTTAATTTACTGTAGGTAATCTTCTCATTGAAAAGAAAGTCTTCAACATCCTTAAACGGACGGGCTCCCTCTATCTGCTCAATGGCCGTGAGTCCCAAGCCCTTAATTGATGTAAGGGGCTGAATGAGCGTAGAGCCATCCTCGGAGATTTCCCACACCCTACCGGAGTTGTTGATATCCAAACTTCGAATAGCAAAGCCCTGGCTCTTGGCAGTGTTGATAGCTGCCTCTTTTCTGTTCTCGGGCTCTTTATCCAAGAATGCTGCAGTCCACTCTGCTGGATAGTAGTTCAACAACCAAGCACACTGATAGGATAGAGTCGCATATGAAACTGCGTGACTGGCGTTGAAGCCATAGCCAGAGAAGAATTCCATCTTCTTCCAGATGATCTCTGCGTCTTCAAGGCGCATGCCTTTATCGGTGCAACCCTCAAGAAACTTCTTCTCGATCTTGTCCAACTCCTTCTTGCCTTTGCCGGTGCCTTTCTTTGTCAGCAACTTTCTAAGTAAGTTACCTTCATCAAGAGAGACATTCTTTCCCATCTTGTGAGCGATCAATGCCAACTGTTCTTGAAAAATAATGAAACCATAAGTCTCTTCGAGAATCTCCTTCAACAGTGGGTGGCCATACTCTACCTCATCAGGGTTCAGTTTCGCTGCAACGTAAAGCTTATCTACATTTGCAGACAATGGACCCGGACGGAAGATAGAGGTAATGGCGGAAAGGTCCATTAGCGACTCTGGCTTTGCTTGTTTACAAAACTTCTGAGCTCCATCATTAGTGAATTGGAATACTCCTGTCCACTTTCCTTCATGAAAGATGTTCTTCCAGACCTCTTGGTTATCAAAGTCGATAGCTCCAGGGTGAAGCTTCTCGTTGTAAAAGTTCTGGACGTCTTCAAAGGTTGGGTTCTCAACCTTCATATGTCTCTTTAAGATATGTCGGATAGCTCCCTCGACCATACGGAGACTGGCTAGTCCAAGAATATCAAATTTAATAAAGCCCATGGGCTCCAAGTGTCTGACGTTCTGTCCTTCGGACCACGGAGTCTGCCTTACCCCACCAGAGGCGATGATGGGCATGTACTTCGTAAGCTGCTCACCAACGAGACAACCACCAGCGTGACGCGAGGCAGAGCGCACTTGGCCATACAGATTTAAAACATGAGTCTTCACGTCGGGATACTTCTCAAGAAAGTTCCTCAGACTATCGCTATACTGCATGACCTCCTCAAAGGTCGGAACATATACACCCGCAGTCTGCCCCTTGGCAGCCTTAGCTTTTGGAGTAGCCTCACGCATCATCTTGCTGGTCACTGTGTTGACCTCAATAAAGGGAATGCCGTATAACTTCGAAATGTCTTTGATAAGCGAGCGCAACTGCAATGTGTTCCAGTTGGTAATTGGGACAACGGTGTCCTCGCCCCACTCTTCAATAAGCATCTCCTTTGCTTCCATTGGTTCGGAGCAGTCATAATCGATATCGGGATAGTCAGTAGCATCTTTGCGTAGAAACCTCTCAAACTGGAGCTTGTACTTGATGGGGTCAATTTGTGTAATGTCCAAAACATAAGACACCAGTGACCCTGCAGCAGAACCACGTCCTGCGCCGACAAGCTGTTTAGATGATACTCTATCAGAAATAGCTTTCATTGTCAAGAAGTATTTACTAAAGCCGCGATCTGAGATGACCTCTAGCTCTCCCTTTAGTCTATTGACATATTCCATATTCTTTGCCATGCCCTTCTTCTTTAGGGCCTCGATACATTGAGAGATGAGAGCGCGGTCTGCGGTCTGGCCTTTTGGTACCACAAAGTCAGGCAAACGAACAGTGTTATCCGGGAAGAAGGCTTTTATCTTCTCGTGAGCAATCTGGTGTGTTCTTTCGATGCTCCCCAACACCAACTTATCGTCATACTCGACACCACACTTCTCAGAGTATCTCTTGTAGGACTCCCACATCTCATCACCGTTCTTGGGGTATAACTCATAAGACATGTCACTCAGGCTCTCTGGGAGTTCCGAGTCCATGCCCTTTCCTTTGGAAATCCACCCAAGCTTCTTATAAAGCTCTCGATCTTTCCATAGGTCTGGCGATGGGTAGTGACTATCCGCAGTAGAGATGAGAGGAACATTCATCTCGCCGCACACCTGAATAACATACTTGTTAATTTCATGCTGTTCGGGAATGGCGTTCCACTGCAGCTCACCGTACCAGTTGTCACCAAATATTTCGACCATGCGTCGAGTTGTCTCGCGCATAGCATCGAGGACAGCCTCTTCGCTCTCTTCGCGGTTCTCCCAGAAATCTCCAGCGTAAATACCACCCATGCAAGCAGAGGCGGCAATGATGCCCTCGGAGTTCTCAGCAAGGAGTTCATAGTCAACGCGAGGGTATCGAAAGAAGTTCTCTGGGGAATATGACTTTGATATCATCTTGAATAAGTTCGTGAGGCCCGTCTGGTTCTGTGCCAACAGCACAAGGTGCCGGCGCTTGTTGATATGACTCTTGATAAGGGATTTGGAAGCATCTTCGTCCTCGACTGTCGTGCCACTCGCGTCTTCTTTGCTCTTCGTCTTCTTTCCGGCGTCATACTCATCCTTTACCTTGCGCCACTCCTCGACACTCGGAACAAAATAAGCCTCAACGCCGTAAATGGGCTTGAACTCACGACCCTCTGCCTGCATCTTCTTGCCATGAAGAACTTGGTATGCTAGGCCGTTCATGTTGCCATGGTCAGTGAGAGCAAGGGCATCGCTACCATTTCCATACGCGAAGTTCATGTGATCCTGTGGGTATCCAAGGCCATCGAAAGGACTACCAGCAACCGAATGTGCATGAAGGCCAACGAACTTAATTTTACTTTTCTTTCTTTCCATATAAAAACTCCTCTGCTAAACACATATCATGTATGCTGATATAGTGTGTTCCTGACTTTGTATAAACCTTACAAAAAGTGTATGATGCATGCTCATTCTCGCTCATGACAATACCGGAAGTTATCTTGCCGATGAATGTCTTCTCTCTCGAACCTGTCAAATGGAAGGATGTTGAATTATACTCACCTTCTTGGTTGACAAAGAACACCACGAGATCTCCTCTTTTCAATTGATCCCTCCTCAGCTCTCTATTATACTCCATTTTTTTCCAGGAATCAAGTCTTTTGAGCGCATATCTATATCTTTTTTTGAAGAAATAAAATTTTCGTAACTTTCCCAAGACGTTATGTCTTGGTGCCACTCTACCTCGACCTTGTTGTGGTCTATTTCCTGGAAGATGTCAAATACATCTTGGAGCCTTTCTTTTCCGTCTATCCTAATTCTTCTTCTCGCCTTGTTAAAGACAAGTTTGTTTATAGTAAAAGACAAGTTGTTAGATGTAAGCAACGACTCCTGACCGCACGATACTATAGTTGGCTTGTCTCTATCCAGAAAGACCTTTTTGTTTTCAATGATGCCTGAAATATCACAAGCCTTATAAGGAGAGCACACATAGTAGTTGTCTGGGGTTATCCACTTGCTTAGTCCCTTTGCTATCCGGAATGCCATGAAAGAACCATGAATAGCTCCCCACGGGTAGGTGAGTCGGCCAATGTTCTGGTCCCTTGGCTTGATGGGGACATAATATATCGGTACCTTCGGAACATTGCTGGTTGAAACCTTATATTCATAAGTGTTATAGTCATAAGCCCACTCACCAATGTGGTCTTTGACGAACGCGATATCTCTGTACTGAGAAACTATCCACACCGTGTCACAACCTGCAGCCAAACATTCGTTGATAGCGTTTTGTAGAAGTGTGTATCCGTTCTTCAACATTAGCATGCAATCATGCAATGGCGTGTCGAAGTACGTTCCTCTTTTGCAGATAGGGATTATTCCCGCTAAATGGCTTGAGTGGCTCATCTAATAGATTATACTCTATTTCGGACAATTTATTAAACGTTTCGCGGAAGTGAATATTCTCAATGTCCGAATACTTGTTCATTCCCGCTCTCTTGATAACTCTCTGTCTATGGTCTATCTTTATTGATATTCTTTTTGCGTTACCCGTCTTTTTGCACAAGCCATTCTTCGAGCCAAGAACCCCGTTACTAGAAAGAACGTCGAACAAACTTAGGCGCACAATTGGTTCCGAATACTCCGTGTCCGTTAGTTGTTCTTTTGTCATTCTAGACACAGAGCAATAGAATGTCTCCCTGTGAATAGAGAAGGTGAATAACTCTCTCATAAAGTCTTGGTCTTGAGTTAGGTTCACTAAAGTAGAGGGCTGGACGTTCTTGATGTGGAATATGTCGTAAACTTCCCTCTCTTCGTTTGGCTCATCTAAGTAGAGCTCTAGGCCGCTTACATTTTCGTCACTATAGAGCCACAAGTTTGCATACTCAAAGTATCTCCTCACCCCTCGTGCACGAGCCTCTATTTTGTTTTCCTCTGGCAACACTGTTACGGTGGACATTATATCGCCGAAGGGAACAAGGCCCTTGAGAGACAGGCAGGCGTACAGCTTATCCCATTCTTCTCGCTCTTCGGAAAAGGTAAACGGGGGCTCGCCATTCATGAAGAGTGGTACGCCGTGGTGGAAAGAGTGTCTCAAGGCTCCTATACAATTTCCTATAACAATGTCTATCAAGTTTCTATCTGCTTCCTGCGATACATCCCACAACACAAGAGATTACCTCTCCTACCTTATAGGATAATATGCTGCAATAATACGTCGCATACACCAAGAACTCATATATAAGCTCAGAGTTTTGCGTTGCCAGTACGAACATCGAAGATGGCACAACAACAACAAGGATGGGACTTAAAACCATACGGCGAAAACGCCTGGATTGTTTTTTCAGTTTCTCGTTTATTATCATATATTGTATTGGATAGCAAACGTTCCACGGGGTACCTCCTTGAAAATAGCCTTTTATGAGTCGGGCTATTTAACCTCGCACAGAACATAGTTCGCTTGTAGTAAATAGTGTTCTTCACCTTTTACTTCTACTTTGCGAACCATATTCGCCTCTGCAACAACCAGAGAACCCTCTTGGATCTCTTCTGCAACAGAGGGGTGAACTGCTAAGACTTTTGCAACAACAAAGTCTTTAATAATCTGATAATCATCCGGAAGGAGGATACCTGTCTCCTCAGTTTCATCTTCCAGAATCTCTATCAAAAGGTTTCTGTTTTTTGGGTATACCTTCATCGGATACTCCTTCCGACTGTCTCATAGAAGTCCCGAAGCTGCTCCAAGTCAACCTCGTCTTTAAACATTCTATATGCTTTCATAGCGAGCTTGATGTCTTCCTTCTCAAGCCACCCATTCTCAACATAGTTCTGCTTGAGAGCCTTCTTCTGCTCCTTGAAAGGCTCAATACACTCTTCGATACTGGCGATTGACTTAATGTAGTTGGCCACATGCTCCTCTGTAGAGAGTTTTTCTTCTTTTTCAATTTCACGCAAACTTTTGCTAGCAACACGATATTCTGTCATTTTATCTCCTTCAAAATAATAAAAGAGCCTTTCGGCTCTCTTAGTATAACACACATAAATGAAAAGTCAAGTGTCTTTTTACTTTATTTCGCATGCACCGCCAGCGCAAGCTAGCTCACCGGACAAATTGGTGTTGTCGTCGTCTTCAACCACAAAGCGCAAGTCAACGGAAGATAGAGTCTCCATCATTGCTGCGTATGTATTTGCATCACAGTCCTCGAAAGGAGCTTGGACGTATGTTCCGCCGTCATATGGCAGAATTGAAAGACCATTAAAGTGTCCTCTGTTTTCCCACATCCACTCGCCAACGATATCCCACTCATGTTCCCTAACTGATACGGTAGCTGAAATATTGTGAGTATTCTGGCCCTTGATGTGGCCTGGTCTGATCCATTTTTTGTTAAACCACTTCACTCTCTCAAGCAAGTCAATTGCAAGCTCATGACGAAGAATTGCGTCTTCTGGCGCTTTTTGAGGAATACTGATCACTGCAGTGTCGTGTGGTCGGAAATATTCGTCTTCTACCAACTCTGGGTGCCACTGGCTTAAATACCCATAAATAGATTCGTTCTTGCCCACTCGAATACGTCGAACATAGTAGTCATTGTGCCAAGCGTGAATACCCGAACTACAACCTAGAGCCAGTGACGAGGTGCCTGCTGGCTTAATGGTAGTTACGCGAGCTGCTGGCTTAATGCCGATTAGTTTCGCTATTCTTCTATTTTCTTCTTTTGCGGCTGCTGCGGCTGCCTTCATGTCGTACTTCTGTGCAACGCCTGAGCCGATGCCAGTAAGACCGACGCCCAACAAGGCATCTTTCTCGGTCGTCTTTCTCCACACCGAGCGAAGATAGTGAAAGTCCGTATATCCAGCCTGCAATGTGCCAATCAGGGCTGCAGCGCGGGTTCTTTCTTCCAGGTCTTCCTGGCTCTCAATGTTGGAGACATTCACTTCACACAAGTTGCAGAACTGATATGGCCTTAGTGCAATTTCACAACATGGGTTTGTTCCCCAGTCTTTATCGTTTGATAGATAAATGCCCGGTTCTCCACTGTTGGATAATTGAATTTTCTTCCATAAATCCATAAAAAATTCTTTATCTATCTGGTGGCGAAGCAACACTGCACTATTGTTTGCTCTGCCTCTCTGTGGATTCTTTTCCCACCAATTACCAAATTTACAGGAGATCATTTCTTCATCGTCGGCAGAAAATAGCGATATAAGAGCAGCACGACGAATGCCACCAGCAAGAACCGCATCAGCGATATGGCAAACGACGTCATGTACTTGAATAGAGGAAAGCTGCTCACCGTCTGGTACCTCGTTAAGAATTGACTTTATCTGCCTAATACATATCTTCAATGGCTCTGGTCCGGGTGCTTTTCCGCCAGATGTCACAAGTCTGGCACCTTTTGGTCTAATATCAGAGAAATCAAAGTTTATCTCTGCACCACCTGTGAAATAAGACTTCATCAGGGCCTTTACTGCATCTGCCCAGCCCTCAATGGAATCCCCAATTAAAAAACGCTTCTTTTTGTCGTGTCTAGGCTTGCGAATTTCAGGAAGTTTTTCGACATGGTGTCTCTGGACCGAATATCCGACGCCTGTGCCTCCGAGCAGGAGAAATAGCGCCTCTGAGAAGGAACGCCAATCGTCCATCGGCATGAAAGCACAATTGTAAATTCTGTTTGGACTAATTTCGATAGGCTTGCCACCGAATTGCAAAGAACGCATAGAAGGGAGTACTTTCTTAGCATGAACCAGTTTATATGCCCTTTCGATCTCAAAAGAAAGTTCTGGGTATTTCTTCATGTGCATTTCTTTGTTCCTGTTCACTATTTCTTCCCACGTTTCTCGACGCTTCTTGTCGTGGTCATAGCGAGCATATTTCATAAATACGGTGATATCGCTCAATATCCTTGTAGCTACTTCGGACTCTTTATTTTTTGTCTCTGTTGATACTTCTGGTTCAGTGGGCATTTTTGGACTCCTTCTTGTTCGCGTCGTTAAACTGTTTATATTTCTCTTTCATTGCCTTGGTATAATCTTGCTTCTTTTCTCTCTCGACAGATTCGATGGTCATCCCGTCATTAGGGAACACCTTCATATCTACCGAGCTAGTGTCAATGAACATGGGATAGGCTATACCATCAGGGCCGTTGCGGTTTTTAGCAACATACATAGTTCCCTTGTTCGCTTGCTTGTCTTCTGCTGTTCTCGATATAGTGCAGATAAAGTCAGCAATAAAGCACTTATTAAAGGCTTCACTAATCTGTTCAGGTTGCACTATTTGTGCATTATATCCCGCTCTATTTGTCTGTGAGGCCGTCCATACAGGACATTCATACTGTTGAGACATCGCACGAAGATCTTCGTAAATTCCACCTAGTTCGTTCCTAAGTTCTCTTTGGGCTGAAACTGGTTTCAATAGATCTGCGTAGTCAACAATTATCATGTCTATCTTGATGTCTCGCTTTCTTAATTTTTCCAGATGATTCCGCAAAGTTTGAGTAGATGCGGTCTTCGTCGGGTATTCTTTAACTATGAGATTGCCAAGGGAAAGGGAACTAATTTTTTCATAAATTTCATCTTTTAATCCATAGTGTGCGTTCAAAGTGAAGCCGGTAATACAACAATCATATCTCTTCGCAACGACAGTATCTGCTAGCTCCAAAGTATAGTGAATCACGTTTAATCCGCTCTTGGCGGCCTGTGCGCCAAGGTGCACCAGTGCCATGGACTTTCCAGCACCAGTCGGAGCGATAACAACGCCCAGTTCGCCCTTGCCCAGGCCAGCGCCCGTGATCTGATCTACTTCTTTCCACCCTGTCGTGACCGGAGATCTCTCTCTTAGTACGAACCTCTTTTCAAAATCCTTCATAAAGTCGTGGCCGAAGTTGTTGTCCGTCCCCAGTTTGCATGCGTCTTCAATAGATTTGAGGACTTTATCAAAGTCTTCCGTGTCCAAAAGGTCAACAGAATGAAGAAGTGCTTTTTTGATGCTCTGAGTTCTGCAAAAGTTTAAGGATCTATCCTTAATATACTTATGATCTTTGTGTTCCTCTTCTCTGCCGGCAATGAGCCTAGCAAACAACATTCTCACTTGTTTCTTTAATATCTCGCTATGGTCATCTAGCTCACCCCTGAGAATTGTCTCAAAAGCCGAGTCAGTGGGGTGAGACTCGTACTTTTGCTTATACGAGTAAACCTTTTCGACAAAAACCTGCAAATGTTTGTACTCAAAAAAGCTGTTCTGCAGAACCTCCCCTATCTGGTCAGAGAATGGCCTATCCTCATAAATAAGGATGGCCAACTTTTCTTGAAAAGACTTTGAGAAACCATAAGCTGAAAAGCTAGGTTTATTATTTTTTTCTTCAGTCATTTTTGCCTACCATGGAAATTTTGTTGAGGGCGATGAACAAGTCTGTCCAATCTGTAGAGGATATCCCGTCTTTGTGCATGCACTTGACGATTTCAGTCCTATTAACACCCTTGTGGTAATTCTCCAAGGTAGATTTAACTTGCTTGAGCCCAACATAGGAGATGTTTGAGTTATCAAGCTGCATCATCCTGTAGTTTGTCAAGAAAGTCTGCTTTTGTTCTACGACCTTACCAAAAAATGCTGTCTTACCTTCTGCAACTTTGTCCATACAATAATCTAACACATGTTCGGTAGAGTGTGAAACATCTTCGGATAAAAAAGGCAATCTTTTTGCAACTGTCTTCAATCCAACACCCGGTATGCCTGGTAGATTATCAGACTTATCCCCTGCCATAGCCCGAGCAAGGGCGATATTAAGAGGATGTATTTTATATTCATCGCAAACAGTTACTGTGTTTATTATCTGATAGTCCTGTTTTGGCAAAGGCCGATAAAGAACTGTCTCGCTATCACAACATTGCAAAAAGTCTCTATCTGATGATATGATTACTTTTTGTTGTCCCGCAAAGACATCCGACTTGGCAACGTAAGAAATTATGTCATCTGCCTCTACGTTGTTTAGCATCAATTGACACACAGGCATCTCGTTGAGGTACTGTACAAGCCTAGTTTGCTGCCATATTTTATTTTTTACCTCTTGTTGCTCGTCAAGAAGCCGGATGTTCCTATTAAGTCGAACAGGCTTTCTGCCCTGCTTGTATCCCCTGTTTATCCGCTTCCTCTTGATAGAGCCGCCTGGACCGTCCCAAACAACCACAATATCTGTGGGGCTCAAGATCCTGCAGTACTTCTGCAAGGACATAAGGAAACCCTTGAGGCCGCCGATGGGCTCACCGTTTGGACTAATAGTCGGATTAATGACGTATGATCTCAAGTAAGTATTGAGGCCGTCAATTATGATGACTCGCTTCTTCAAGTTATCTGGCCCGTGTCCAATCCGTGGTAATGCTTTTGTGTTCTTTTCCAATTTTGACGACGACGTGTACATCTCCGAGCTCCTCTCGTACTACTTCTGCTACTCTAGTAACTGTTGCTATATTGTGTTTAGACATGTCAAGTTCATACTTGTACTCTCCGACTTCGGCGGATAAATGAGTATTTTCAAGCAATTCATCAACCAAACTCTTCCACTTCGTCGAAACATCCTTATCGCTACTCTTATCTTTCGTAAGAGCGTCCTTTGTTATGTTTCTCAATTTACTTCTATTTCTTGGGCGCATTGGCCACCTCCTTTTTTTTCTGGTAGGCAAGGCAGGAGTTGAACCTGCGACTTCCCGCTTATAAGACGGACGTTCTCACCACTGAACTACTTGCCCTAATAAAAGATTACTTCTTCTGGCTTAATAGATGTTCTTCTATTACCGTACTCTTCCTTGTCAAAGACAAAAACACACAGGTTTTGGCCTCGCTGTCCCTCGACGATGCCAAGGTGGGTGCCCCGGTCATCTGTCCACTTCACTATTTTAGAGAAGTGCTTGCCTTTTCGATATTTCCCAACAACAAGACTGTAATCTGGCTCTTCGTGGTATCTACTCTTGTTGTATCTCGACACTTTCACTCCTCTGCTCGTATTTCGATATTAAACTCTGGTAACATGTGCGACAGTCGCCGCACTTATATGACTTCTTTACTTTATCCGCGAACTCTTCCTTCGAAGAGGACTCGCTACGCATCCGATCAATGTCTTCCTCTGTTCTATAACTGCAAAGACATAGTATCATAAGCAACCTCCCATGTCAAGACACAAAAGCATGTTCCAAAACTTCGCCAATCTCTTTGACAAAGACGAATTCTACCTCTTCTTTAACAATGTCCGGGACATCAATTAAATCCTTCTCGTTCTTCGCTGGCATGAGGATCTTTTTAATACCTCCGCGATGTGCAGCCAGAACCTTCTCTTTGATACCCCCCACAGGCAGCACAAGCCCCCGTAAGGTTATTTCTCCAGTCATTGCGACCTCGTGGTTAACTTTCTTGCCAGTAAGCAGAGAAACGAGCGCAGTGGTTATCGTGATGCCTGCAGATGGGCCGTCTTTTGGGGTTGCACCTGCTGGGAAGTGGACATGAAAATCTTCCTCTTCCATGAACCTGCCCTCGTCGTCTCCAAGGCCCCACTCTTTAGCGCGTGAACGAACAAGACTTAGTGCTGTGTTGGCAGACTCTGACATCACTTCTCCGAGCTTACCAGTTAAGGATAATTTTCCTTTCCCTGGCATTTTTGTAGTTTCGATAAAAAGCAGGTCGCCTCCGACTGCAGTCCATGCAAGTCCGGTTGCAACGCCAGTCTTAGAAGTTCTTTCTGCCACTTCGTTCTCAAACTTCTGAGGACCAAGGACTTCTTCAAGCTTATCAGAGGTGATAGCCACCTTCTCTTCTAATTCTTTTGCAATTTGAACTGCTATATAACGAGAGACTGCTGCCATTTGTCTTTTTAGGCCTCGGACTCCTGCCTCTCTGGTGTGTTTTTCAATAATCTCTTGAATAACCTCATCGGACATTTCAACCGAGTCTTCCTCGACGCCATGCTTCTCTACTTCCTGCTTGATCAGGTGCCTCTTTGCAATCTGCAACTTCTCTTCGTGGGTATATCCACTTAGCTCGATAATTTCCATCCTATCGCGCAAAGGCAGAGGGACGCCGGAAATACTATTTGCAGTTGCAATGAACAAAACAGAAGATAGATCAAAGTCCATCTCCAGATAGTGATCACTAAAGGTATCATTTTGCTCTGGGTCTAAAACCTCCAACATAGCAGATGATGGATCTCCCCTGTAGTCTGAGGACATTTTGTCAATCTCATCTAAGAGGAATACTGGGTTATTTACCCCCACCTTCTTTAGGCCTTGTAAAATTCTACCTGGTAATGCGCCAACGTAGGTTCTTCTATGTCCCCTAATCTCCGACTCATCTTTGACACCACCGAGAGAGATTCTATGGAACTTTCTCCCCAAGGCTGTCGCGATAGACTTGCCTAGAGATGTTTTACCAACTCCCGGAGGCCCTAACAAGCAAAGGATTGGACCCTTCATATCATCTTTGAGCTTTCTCACTGCGAGATATTCAATGATGCGCTTCTTGACTTTATCTAGCCCGTAATGATCATCATCCAAAATGTCTTGGGCTTCTTCCAGATCATTTGAGTCAATGGTGCTAGCTGACCATGGCATATCTAAAATAGTTTCCACATAAGTTCTGGCTACATTATATTCAGCCTGGCTCGGCTGAATGTTCTTTAGTTTTTCAATCTCTTTATCAAAAGTCTTTTGAGCTTCGTCTGGTAGGTTTGCCTTTCTTGCTCTTTCTATAAAACCTGAAACAAGATCGTCACCTTCTTCGTACTCGTTAAGTTCTTCTTTGATGACTTTCATTTGTTGACGCAAGTAGTACTCTCTCTGGGTCTTACTCATCTCTCCTCTTACTTGGGAGTTTATCTTTTCCGAGATCTTTAACACTTCTGCTTGTTTTTCGAGCAGCGAAATGACCAAAGAGAGTCTCGCAGTTAGATTGACGGCCTCAAGAACTTCCTGCTTTTCGTCAATAGTAGCCTCTATATTGGCAGTAATTAAGTCGGCTAAATGGCCAGGGGTATCTATGGATTCCAACAACTGCTTGGCCATCATCGGGATGTCAGGCAATAGGTCCATGACCTCAGAGGCCAAGCTTTGTAGGTGATCCATGAGGTCCATGACAACCTCGTCAACCTCTTGGTCTTCCACCATCTCCACTTTTGCAACAAAGTATGGCTCTGTTTCTTCAAACTTCTTTACGGAAAAACGAGACACACCCTCAACAACAATGTTGTACCCAAAAGTGTCTGTTTTTGCAACTTTTATAATCTTCGCAAGAGTTCCAACACGATAAACGTCTTTTGCAGTGGGATCACTTACCTCTGGCTTGTGTTGGCTTACGATACCGATATACTTGTTCTCTCGTACTGCGTCCTCGATGAGCTTGACTGTCTTCTCTCTTCCAACAGTCAGTGGCATAATAGCACCGGGGAAGAAAACACTGTTCCTCAAAGGAACAATGGGCAGTGAAATTGTATTCTCGTTTTCTTTTGTTGTCATTTTCATTTCCTCTTATTAATTGGCTCTAGAATCTTCTATGCTAATAATACTTAGATACCTTATTATATCAAAAGGCCCCTCTAGTGTCAATACAATATTGTATTCACTTAAACTATACTCATTTTCGAGCTCTTTGCTGTATTCAAATGCATCACTTGTGTTTTCAAAGATCTTTGAATGTACGACAGAAAAGGGTTCCTTCTGCACAACGACGACTGATGATGTTTTTTCATCAGACCACCTCATCTAAGTTTTCGCTGCCGGAAGATTCTGATTCAATATCGTAAAACTTGCTGGCATCTCCTTCTCTTTTATCAAACTTTTGTATAATCTCCTCATCAAAGATTTCCATAACCGCCTGCCTAAAGGCTGCATTTTCCATTTTCTTTTCGAAGGTCTTCTTTTGAAACTTTTCCGCTTTTCCGTCGGGCATCTTCAAGGAATACCAAGCTCCCGAGCGATCTACTGCAGAGGTTGTCTCTATTGCTGTGAAGATACTCTCCTCGTCTAATATTTTAACATCTGCGCCGCCCCATAAGATCTTGAAGCGACACTCGCGACCCTCAGTTCCGAATCTAGACTTTTTAAGCTTTACTTTGACTTCAGACCCTGCCTTGAAGCCCTTTTCATCAAGAAAATAGGAAGCTTTTGACTTCGGTGCTGTCAAATAAACGCGCAAAGAAGATGCGTAATGCATGGACTTGCCGCCAGGAGTTACATACGGGTTAATCATCGCGGAAACGTGATCGCCTGGACGTGGAATGTTTGTCTTTAGTTGGTTTGTTACCAAGAATGTGTTTCCTGTTTCCGATAGGGGAACGACCAGCTTCATCATGGCCTTTGAGAGAATTCTTGCCTTCAGTGCCATTGTCTCTTGTGGATTAAAGCCCCCTTCTACATCAGTAGAGGTTGGCGTGTTAGCCAAGGAGTCCCAAATAAATAAAGTTCTTCTTGCACCATTGGCGATAATTGAGTCAATTGCCTCAAGCATCTGTTCGACGCTATATGTCGTAATGTAAAGAAACTTGTCCTCTTGACATCCGATCTTTAAGAGAAAGTCTTCGTCGATGGCAGCCTCTGAGTCGAAGTATACAACGTCAATGCCCATCTTATTTGCATTTGCTGCGATCATGGCAGCGAGATAGGACTTTCCTGAACCTTCCAGGCCTGCAATCTCTGTTATCTTTCCGACGGGGATACCGCCCTTTTTGCCGCGACAGATGATTCCATCCAGCCATGTACTTCCAGTCGGAATCCACTCTTTGACATTCGTTGGGTTCTCGCCGCTGTTTAGCTGCCTTGCGACAGTCATTCCTGCCTGCTTATTAAGGATATCTTTAATGTTGTTGAGGGATATCTTTCCAATTGACTTATTCTTTTTCGCCATTAAAGGCTCCTTTTAAAAAATGCGGGGGGACGAGCCCCCCGCTTGGTTACTATTCAAACAGCTCGCTGAAAGCTTCGTCAACAGACTTGCTCCCAGTTGATGTGGCTGCTGCCGCTGCTGCTCCCGCAACAACAACCTCATCCTTTCCCGGTGCATCCTCAGATGAGGAGTCAGAGGGGTTGAGGTGATCATCTAGTAAAACTTGAACCTCTGCAGTGGTCTTCTGCTCGAACATCCCAGTGAGTTCTGGAATCTTTGCCAACAAAGTTTCGCACTCGTCCTCAGAAGCGTCTACACACACAGGCGTTGTTTTGCGCTTTGGTGTGATGTTCGTTTGTGGAAAGGATGCCCCTGCAGGCTTACCGTATGCAAGATCCAGGTCAGTACCAGAGTCTGCATCAGTAATATCTCCGTAGTCCGGGTTCAACACAAGATTCAAGAGTGTTTCGTACACTTTCTTGCCATATCCCCACACTTTTGGGCCTTCCATCTCTTCGCCACGAACAAGGACTGCTGAGAAAAAACGCTGACGAGCCGTCAGGTCTTTAGCCATCTTGACGCTACCCTCATCGCCTTCGCGATACAACGACTTAGCAAAGTCGCACACAGGGCACTGTTCTCCCAAGTTCTTGCTCGGACACAGAAAGCCAGAGTTCTTGCCTACATTATAGTGGAAGAAGTAAGACGGAAAAGGATCTCCGTCGGCGGCTGGCAGGATGCGAATTGTTTGCTTCCCGTCTTGTGGACGCCAAAAGTTGCTACCGCCTGAGCCGTTGCCACGACTTTGCAGGGTGCCTAGTTTTTCTCTCATTTTATTTAAATCAATACCCATTATATTTTCTCCTTGTTAAAGACATAAGGCAAATGTCCCATTATGCCTGGTTGGTTAAAAGTTTTTCCTCTACGTCGAGTTGTTTCAAGTTTCCGATGGCCTTTTCAAAGTTAAAAACTCTAAAGCCGCTAGTATCGAGATCCCAAACTAATTCTGATCCCTCTCGGATGCTCGACTTTCCGCTGCCCTTTATTTTATCATCTAAAAAGGCTTTTGGTAAGTCCTCGAACTTAATAAATGTCATTTCTCTCAAAGTTCCATCTTTCTTTACAAATTTACCCTTATACGCTTTCATGCTCATTTTCTCTCCTGTATAACTGAGGTTGTTAAGACGCACACAACATGTGGCTCCTCGTAGTCTGTGGGGAACACATCATAACTACTTGACGCTTCTCCAGATAGTTTATTCACTTGTTCTCGTATCTTCTTCAACAGTTCATTGTCTGTTCTTAGTTCCTCCTCCTTCATACCATAATAATACTTCTTATTTACTATTATGTTAAGATCAAAAAAAGCTTTTTCTAAAGAATCTTTGTAAGAGACAAGGCCAATGGTCTTGATCTTCTCGTGGTCTTTTGGGGTGTTATCTGTGCCGACAATAGACTCGGTTTTAGAAAAATAATTTATTAAATTTACCGAAGATGCCACTGCAGATGCGATTGTATGATCATAATCAATTGGAGATATGTTTCCCAATGCCTCTTCCATCTTGACCTTGCTTATAAGAAAGATATCCGCAAAAACACCGGAACGTGCATATTCCTGCAAGACATGAAAAACAACCCTCTCGTTGCGCTCTGCATCCCCGCCCATATGCTCATAATCGGGCTGAAGATAGAACACTGTGGTCTTTTTGTTGTCCATATCAGAGAGCACTTTCAAAGATGCTGCAGATATAAGTTCTGAGCCGTCTACAAAGAAGAAACTCTCTCCTCTGACTTGTTTAAAAAAGTAAGCAAGCGAGGGGCACTTCTCTTCGTACTTCTCTGCTGTCTTTTGCTTCGGAATTGACCGAGTGTTCTTAGACTTTGCTAGTTTCTCTCCTATTTTATAGGGCTTATAATTGCTATCTAGCTCACTAAGACTGTCAACAATAAGACAGCCTGTTTTTCCCAGTCCAACTACATTTATCATATTTGTATTTCCTTCATATCTCCGAAATTCTTTCCGGCCTTTACTTTGCAAGGGTACTCGCCAAGTTCCGTGTTGGAAAATGTATTTACAATATCAATAAACAGGTCCATATCTTCCCTTGATAGATCTATAATGACAGAATCGTGCAAACACATCTTAACATAACTTTTTCTATTTGTCAACAACTTTTCTACTTTTAAAAGTTGCCTCATGACCATTTCTGCCGCAGTTCCCTGAATTATATGGTTTACTGCTCGAAAATCATCCGTCTGTATTCTTTTTCCGAAGTGAGTTTTTGCTATTTCGCTTTTTGGGTCGAAGAACTTTTCTTTCACGACGTTCACGTTGTACAGCTTTTCTAATTCGCCAATTTCGGAGTTCCTGTCGCCATACATGTAAGCAATAACAGATCTCTTTGCTCGTTGCCTGTCCACGTTTAAGAAAGTCGAGTTCCATTCGTGCAAATCTCCCTGGGGTTGTTCTTTTCCTGAAAGAGATAAAAACACCCTAAGCTCGGCGGCGTTAAAATCAAGTTCGGCGATAAGATCGTTATCTGGTGTAATTAGGCTGCGAAAGTCTGCATCGAGCGTTAAAGCAGGAAAAGATCTCTTTTTATTGTTATATTGCGTCGCCAACTCAAAGAACTCATCAAACAAAGCCCCTTCGAGATCAGAAACACTATCTGTTGTTAGCCGACCAGTTTTTGTTCTCAGAAAATTGTACTTTATCTTATTGGAGTACGTCTTGTGAAAAGTTTGCAAAAACTTTCGAACCTTTGGTGTGCTTGCCGATGAAAGAAGGTTTTTTGTATTGGTCTTTATTTCTTTAGAAGACAGATCATTAAAGAATTCCAGCATCCTGCATTGATGGTGAAAGTTCTCAAGCTTGTCGTATGTCTTGAATACATGCTCCACTATCTTGTTCTGAACGAGAAAATACTTCTTTATATCGGATAATGGAACCATGTCATAGAAACAGTGTTCTGAGAGGTTTATTTTTGCTGCATTAAAGCTTCTTCGGAATGCTAGGAGTCTCTCTCTTCTTTTAAGGAACTCTCCGCGCAAATGTTTGGGGCATGCCTCTTCCAGTGTTTTTCCGCCACATAAAACCTTAGCGTACTCATATGAGTCGCCCTTCACAGAGGAAGTGGGGGACCATGTTCTGAAGTATTCTTCTTTGAGCTCTTCTTGGTGAATTTCTCCGTCGTAGAAAAAGCCAAAACACTCTTCTCTGCTATCCAAAATTGAAAAATACAATCTACACCCTTAAAGATTTCATCAAAGAAGCAGGGATCACTTCTGCTTCATCAAGTACCTCATTAGTATAAACCAAAGCCTTCTGAATGTCAAGGTTTGCTTCCAAAGAAACTACACTTTTTATTAATGTGTCCATCTGCTCTTGGGTGAATGAGAGATTATTCTCGTTTATCTTTGTGAAAACATACAACTTTATCCAAAATGGGTATCCTCTCTCGTCTTCCGCAAAAAACAGGTCTGTCTTGCCTAGAGTGGCTACTTTCTGTCTTTCTCGAACTAAAGAAACTACTTTTTTATCACATATCTTCTTTTGAGTGTAGGTCGGATAGTCATTTACCAATTTTGTATAAATATATGAATAGGCCTCGATAAGAGCGAGGAAATCAGACGTCTCTGTCCTGTTAAAATATGTGTTAAAAAAGCTGTCAATGTTTGGGACGTTTTCTTCTTTCATTTTGCTCATCATATGCTCCGACTTTAAATTGGCATACATTCTCCACGGAACATTCTTGTCAAGCATGAAGCCATACGCACTGCAGTGGCGAACAAATGAGGAGTAGTTTATGTCACTCAAGTACTTCCTTATCTTGATGTCGTCGTTCCCACAATC